TCAAGTATAGCATTTAAACTCAGATAAATCAACAACATCTTTATAGTCATCTAGGATATTCCTAAATACATGATATTTTATTTTTCCATCAATAAACAATGCTTCTATTAGTTTCAATGCGGCGAATATTTTATTATATTCATTTTTATCAATTTCTTTTTCCATATTTTATGTCCTTTATAAAAAAGGGTAACTATTTCAGTTACCCAAATTTAATATTATTTTGTTGTGCTTCCGAAACCGCCAGTTCTGATACCATCTGCATCATCATCTTCTGTGATACCGTATTCTACAAAAATTCCCTGCATGAACCCTTTACCACTCTCGATTTCTATGGTCTTTCCTTCGTTAGTGTCATTTGTAATTTTCGCCATAATATGTCCTTCGTTATCAGCACCGAAATAATCACTATCAATGATGCCTACTGTATTGTTGAGCTGCATACGATATTTAAAGCCCAGTCCACTTCTCGGATAACATTTTAATACCCAATCATTGTCGATACGGCAACGAATACCAGTAGGAATCTTTACAGTCTGTCCAGGGGCAATTTTAATTTTAACTGGTGCAAAGAAATCATATCCTGCCGAACCAATAGTTCCACGTTTCGGCAACTTAATTGAGTCGTAGATTTTGCGAACTCCTGTTCCAAAACCGCTTTCATCTAAAACAACTCCAAAATCTGTAATTATTACATTTTTATTAAAACAATCAAAGAAATCTTTCTTAAACTGTTCGTATGAAACCTTGTGAAATTTTGCTACAACTTTTGCCATTTGTATTTATCCTTTCTTATTCCATAATACTGTTCTATTATCATTTATGCTTTTTTGTACATCTATAATTCGTTGGTTTTTACTTCCACGAAATTGCAATCTTAAATCTTTTTCTTCTATTTTAAATTCTCCATCGACTAAGACATCACATAATTCTAATATCTTTAAATATGTAGGATTTCGAATTATCGCTTCATATGTATATCCTGTATATATCCAAAGTTGCTTGTCTGGATATAAAGATTTGAATTTTTTGCATAAATAATATGTAAACTCCACGTTATCAAGTGGATCTCCACCAGATAATGTGAACCTCGAAATTGACGGTTTTGATAATATGCCAAATAAGTAATCAAATGTATCTTGTGTAAATGGGAATCCCCCACATTTATTCCATGTTGATTGATTGTGACATCCTTTGCAATGGTGGGAGCAACCTTGCACAAACAAAGTTACTCCTACACCATTACCATTATTTACGTCAAACTTATCAATTCCGGCATATCTGAAGTCGGTTTGTTCACCGTTAATGAGGTTCATTCCTCTTAACTTTTTCCTCCAGATTATTATTAAAGTGTTTCACTCTGAAATCAACTTCCTGCTGTTTGCCCTCGTTGAATGCTTCAGTATAGTCCCCAGTAAGATATCCGGTCACACGTCTTAATCTTCTGATCTTTTTACATCCGCACATAGGACACGCTTCTCCGATTTCATCTGTATACCCACAATTAGTACACATATCATTCGGAACATTTACTGCGAAGTACGGAATATCTTTATCCATTGCATAGTTGACAATTTCTTCAAGTGCATCAATATTGTTTTTAATGCTTGACGCAAGCTCTACATATGTAATACAACCAGCAGAACTATATCCAGTAAGTTGCGATTCAATGTCAATTTTTTCAAATGGACTCATTTCTTCCCATACTGGCACATGCATTGAGTTTGTGAAGAATTTTTTATCAGAGACATTTGGAATTTCTCCGTACTTTTCTTTGAATTTAGTCATAGCAGTGAAACATAAGTTTTCTGCCGGGGTGTAATAAACACCGAAGTTTAGACTATATTCTTTTTTGTACTCAGCACATCTGTCTTTGAATAACTGTTCAATTCTTTTTGCCAGCATCATACCTTTTTCTGTTGTATGATTACAACCAACAAGAATCTGTAAAGTCTCAGCAAGACCAAGCTGCCCGATAGCAAGTGTCCCATGTTTCATGGCGGATTCGATGTTCTTACCATCGTAACCCTCCATAGTGTAATTCTCATACATGAATTTTGCAGAATCCGGGGATTGTTTGCATATCCATAAATATCTCTCGATCAACATTTCTTTTGCTTCGTTGATTTGTTTATCAAGTAAAAGCATAAAATTCGAGATTAAATTAGATTCCTTTTCATTCTGTGTCATACCATCATTATCAGGAATTTCTAAAGCCTCTTTTACTTCCATTGCGAGTGTCGGCATAATAATTGTTACTGGACAAATATTGCCTCGTCCATCTTTCATCTGCCCGAATCCATTTATATCTTCTCCGTTTGCTGTTCTGCATCCCATCGTGGAGAAATATGTTTTAGGATCATTTTTGTCATATCCTTTATTTCCAGACCAATCACAATTTGCATAGTTTGGATAAAGCCTCTGAGCTGTTGATCGAAGTGCTAATCTGTATAAGTCATAGTTCGGATCTCCTGGCTTTCTATTTACGCCTTTCATTAATTGGAAAATACCACAAGGGAAAATACTTGTTTTGTGCAATTTTCCAATTCCTGATATTGATACGTCTAATAATGCTTTAATTACCATTCTTCCTTCTGGTTCTGTACATGTACCATAGTTAATAGAAGTAAATGGTAACTGATTCCCAGATCTTGACTGCAAAGTATTGAGATTGTGATATAAAGCTTCAACTGCTTGCTTTGTTTCGAGGATTGTATCATACATCGCTGATTGATAAAGTAGCGGATCAAGTTTTTCTTTATTTGCAAAAAAGAAATCTTCTTCTTTTAATCCCGTTTCTTCATAAAATCTTTCTTTGTTTTTGTCAATCCAATCTTCAAATCGGTTTCGTATAATTCCACTTTCATCTTCATAACTGTCAAATAACATCCCCATAAGGTCTATTTGAGAAAATGCTGCTGTATTTTTTAAATATGCTACAATGTAGTGTTTTCTGAAAGATTTTTTTACATATGGCATTAACGTCCAGTCAATATGCGTTGCAGAAACGCCACCAAACTGCTGTAAAGATTGTAACTGGAATATTACTGCGATTAATTGTCCAGCAGTATTTACAGACTGAGCAGGACGAACATCTGTCTGTCTTGTATTAAATCCATTTGCAAGTAATTTGTCGAATGGTATGCTTAAACAGTTATGCATACCTGCTGCGTAACTATCAAGGTCGTGGATGTATATTCTATTGTTCAAATGATTTGTCCTTGACATTTCCGACATATATTCATCTAAAGCAATTTGCTTCATCACTTCACTGTTAACTGCGCCCACACGTCCACCGAATGACTTTCCATCAACATTTGCATTCTGTCTATCGTCATTCTGCGAATTTAAAGTATTTCTTGCTTTTATTCGAATAGGGCTTTTCATTTCCCTTATCCTTGATCTGTCGTTTCTATAAATGATATATTTTCTAGCAACGTCCATATCAAATTGTGCGATTTTTTCTTCAACAAGATCCTGAATTTCTTCCACTCCAAGATCTCTCTGAATTTCACTAATACTTGTGGAAATACGTTCTGCTATTTCTTTAGCACGTTCTGTTTCCTCACCATCTACTTCATAGAATGCCTTTAATACTGCATTCTGAATTTTTTCGGGTTTAAAAACCTCTGATCTACCATCTCTCTTGTAAACCAATCAATCTTCCTCCAGTTTACTTATTAATTCGTATATTTCTTCCCATCCATGAACACGGAAAGTTTTTGTGCCATCTTCTCGAACATCTCTATTCCAAGGTTTATCGAATATAATGTTATATTTAACTGGTGCATTTTTAGAGTGTTCAAAAACGAAATTATCCAAACAATCGTCAATAAGCACATCACCATGAATAAGACGTTTATCGCGGCTTATAATCAACATACTGCTGTCATATCCAGAAAAGATACACTTCAACCATTCATCTTTTGCTTTCACATGGTCTGGATAGGTTGATGTAACGAAATAAAAATCTGACGTTTCCATCAGTTTTTCAATTATTTCCTTTGCTTTTGGTTGAGCGTTTAACGATGCAAGAAATTCATTAGTACAAAATTCTGCAAAGATATTTTTACATTCTGGCTTTAAGAAATCCTGTATATACCAACTTGTAATATCTTCAATTGTTAAATTATCATTGTATTTTTTATTGTACTCAATCAGAATCTTTTGTATTAAGTTGTTCACCACTTCATCAATGTCGCATAATATTGTCATTTGTTTATTTCTTTTTTCTTTCCTATACTTTTGATATGCATAATTTATATATTTAGCAATAGCCTCTGCGTTAAAAGTGTAACTGAAATTTTCAACAATATAATTTGCTTCATCTTCGATACCGTCAAATTGACCAACATCACTTGCATCTCTTCTTTTTGCCTCTTCGATATTGTCACCTCGCTGCAATATCTTTATAAGTCGTTCTTTTCTTGGAACTTTGATGTATACGCAAAATACATCTATGCCCGGCTTATTTTTAAGTTGCCGCATTCCATGAGGCGTTAATACTGCTACCTTATCATTTGTGCAATCTTCTACGGCAGTTCCATAAAACCAACCATTATACTCCCCTATTTCTGCAAAAAATCCCATTTTACGTTTTTCTGCAAAATCTTCCATTGATATAAAGTGATAATCTACTCCATCCTCTTCTCCATCTCTAGGAAGTCTTGTTGTATATGAAACTATTTTTTTATAGCCATACAATGCACATAAACATTTCTCAGTAGTAGATTTTCCGCTTGCGCTTTCACCTACAATTACTAACATTTAGTTTCTCCTTTTATATGTAACAAACTGATATATTGGATAATCGTATAATGAATAAGTTTCATCGTCCATTTCCATTACTTCAGTTATTTTCCATTCATTTCTGAGCTTATCCAGATTAGTAAAAAATGTATCAGCAGTATATCTACTATATATTTTTGTTGCGTATACAGTATCGCAATACGGCAGCAGTAATTTATATATTTCACCGCCACCAATAATAAATACCTTTTCTTCTTTGGTTGTAGATTTAATAATCTGAATAGCTTCTTCTAAAGTTATAACATGAGAATTTTCACCAACCGAAAAAGAATTTCTACTTATTATATAGTTTATTCTATTTGGAAGTGGCTTTATTGGTAAGCTATCCCATGTTTTTCTTCCCATTATAACTATCGAATCTTTTGTTTTTTCTCGAAAGAATTTTTTATCTTCCGGGATATCGACTAGCAAATTCCCACCACATCCGATACCCCAGTTAATATCAACCGCTACTATCGCTGCTACCATACTTTCTCCTAAATCCCTAATTCAAGTGATATTTGTGGAGATACCGGATTGTAGTCAACAATAGTAAAATCATCAATATCCATATTATAGAAATCCTTTTTATCTGGGTTTAAAATTAGTCGTGGCATAATACCCGCATCTTTCACAGATTCCACTCTTGAAAGTAGTTCTTTTGCCTGTTCAACGTGTCGATCATAAATTTGTTCGTTGGCAACAAAATGAGTAAAGATTCCAGGCTCATATCCAGTATGTCTTGCTACCATCATAAGTAAAGCTGCATACTGAACTTCATTAATTCCTCCTGCTCCACTTGCAGCAAGTAAATCTCCGGATCTCTGATTTAAAAACATATTCAGCTTGTTTCCAGTGACACCCCAAATTGTTTCGTATGCACAAGGTTTCAATCCTTTTGGACGGTCTTTGAACTCTTCCTCCTGCCATAAGTTACAAATATGATATCTTCCATATGGATCATTTTTAATATCGTCCAGAACACGTTTTCTAAACATATCATATCTATCAACAGTATGACCATATCTGTATGAAATAGTTCCATCCCCAACGTCCCAGTCGTTCCAGTAATGAACTCCCATTTCATTTAAAACAGATAAATCATTTGACTGTTTCTGGAAAATCCACAGAATTTCTTTAATCGCACTTTTCCATGCAATTTTTCTTAATGTGAGAATCGGGAACTCACCTTTGCTCAGATCATACTGTCTCATTTGATGCAGTATAAACTTTGTATGTGCTGGAGTTCCATCTGCATATTTTGGTCGTGGGTTTTCATCAAGATATCCATTACGCAAAATATCTTCAATTTCCTTAACCATATAAATGTCAGCTTTAGTCATTTAATCCTCCACAATAAATCTTTTAATCATATCTTTAATTTCTTCGCATTCATCTGCATTATCTGAATGTATTTTAAGACAAAGTGTTCTTGTTAAATCAATGCTAAAAATACCCATAATTGATTTTGCATCAATAATATATCTTCCAACAATTAAATCCATATCTGAAGGAATTTTGTTTGTAATTTTTACAAATTCTTTTACCTTTTCAACAGAATCAAGTTTTATATTAAATTCGTTCATTATTCATCTTCCCATTCTTTCTCTCTTATCCCGTTTGCTTTTTTAGCACACTCATCCGAACAATATATACCACCAGAATTATCAGTTGTATAATATTCGCCCTCATAAAGTTCTTCACCACAAATTTCACAAATTGATTTAACTTTATGAATGGCGTTCGGGCATCTCGGATGACACGGTATTTGTCTACATATTTCGCAAATTGCAATCACCTTTTATAGTAGAAATATTTTATTTCTTTTATCTTATGAAAAACTCAAAAATCTTCATTCCGAAGATAATTGCCTGATTTTTCATATTCTTACTTCCTTTGCTTTTCCCATCCCAAAATAAAATGAGAACTCCGAAAGCATCATCAGATGTAGCATATTCCGCCATTTGCCTATTCCTATTATGCCCCGCCAAAGCATTGTATCTTCCATGAGAATTTTCCATTATTTTGCATGGAACGGCATTCAAGTTTTTCCATTCTGCCGGAAACTCAATGAGTTTTAAGCCATAATTGTTAGCAAATTTTACTGCTAGACTATCTGCTCCGCTAGCCATTCCACTTATGATTTCTATATTCTCTGGATTGATTTTATAGGATTTTTCCGATCTTCTGACTGTGAGTATATTATATTCCGGATAAGTTTTATTTAGCTCGAACAATTTTCTTATTACTATCTCTTCAAGTGTTTTGTAGTCATTAAAGAATCTTGATCCTGCTATAACAATCCTTACCATATTTCCTCACTTTCTTTGTTCTCATTTATTATATCACATTTTATTTATTTGTCAATATTTATTTCGTTTTTCTTACTGGCAATATTTTTCAAACACATTATTATAATGTTTGTTTTTTGTAAGTTTGCGAATAATACACATTGCAAGTCCTGTTTCTTTGTTAAATGTATCGCCTGCGTGACATTTTGTTACAGTTTTTGTACCGTCTTTCCAGAATACAATAGTTGCCGGATCATTAAACACAACATGGTCAATTTCCTTATCCAGGTCAACGCTATTCTCCCATTTTTTTGTTTCGTTGGCTGCATCTCCGAAGATTTCATCCAGCAGATCAACAATTCCCATTACTACTCCAACTGCTACTTCATTTTCATTTTCTACTTTCTTCTCACATTTACACATAATTTCGTTCTCCTTTTTATTTAACTTTATTGAAAATCATTTTTTCACTTACAAATCCGGAAGCCCCTTTATGACCTCCACCGCCGTATCTTTCGGCAATTTTTGAGCAATCAATATCTGGTTTATCGGAATAGATAGAGTATTTATATTTTTCTCCATCAAACACCCAAATAGCCACAATAGGATAATCTTTGATAAGATCTCCAAAAATGAGACTGTTGCATCTTCTGTTTACAACCAGACATTTTACACCATCTATGCGAGATTCATATGCATACGCTTTACGGTACTGTTCATATTCTTTCTCGACATATTTGCTAATCGCCTTTCCAGATTCAATCATCTTATCAAGAAGATCATTTAAAGCTGAATATTCTGCTCTGAATAACTGATTCCAGATAATATCCAGTGCTTCATAATCAGTTGCTTCGAGTGCGTATTTGAAGAATAATGTATCTTCTAATTTAAACTGCCAACAATCGAAATCACTGATATATTTGAGAAACATAGGAATATCATCAAACTCACAGTCAAACAGATACATATATGTAAGAGCCGCCCCACTAATTCCTTCTTTTCGGATTCCCTTAATATTTTCATATTCAGGATATGTTTTAATAATTTCCATGCTTGAACTGTGGTGATCGCACCAAATGAGGTTACAATGTTTCTTTTCCAAAATTTCTTTTAGCTTATCTACAGAATTTACAGAAAAGGATAAATCTACAAAATACACTGTTTCACCATCTTCGATCAGTTCTGTTGGAATTGGTGTTGAATAGTCATACATAATGTAATCGGCTTTATTGTAATTACCAGTTTTTCTTGCTACAATAGCTCCAGCAGCTTTTCCATCAATATCATTGTGATGAAAACATTTCATTATTTTTTATCCTCCACTTCATCAAGTACAGATGACATACAGCACTTAGTATGTGCATTGTTAAGCGAATCTACACTAACGCCTCTTGCAAAAGACATAGTTTTTGATGTAGCATTAAATACTTTCTGTGTTCCAATCTTACTTGCTGTATATCTTTTTGATAGCATTTTATCAATTCCAAGATTATCGCTTACTCTATCAACGTCGATATTTGCACCAAGAAATGTGAAAACCCAACTATATTTTTCACGTTGATGTTTAATCATATTTCTTACAGTTTCCCAGTTAAACTCTTTACTGCTATTTTCTGCGCCATCTGTAACGATAGTAAAAATAACTTTCTCAGGACGTTCCTCTTCTGGCATTGATGCTAATTTCTGACCAACATGATTAACTGTTCTTCCAACTGCATCAAGCATAGCAGTCATTCCAGATGGCATATATTCATTAGTAGTCATATTTTCTACTTCTTTAATATTTACGCCATCGTGAATCATGTTATATCTGTGATCGAAAAGAACAGTCGTAACAAGAGCGTCGCCCTCTTCTTTTTTCTGGTCGGCAATCATTGCATTGTAACCGCCAATTGTTTCCATTGTAAGCGGCGACATAGAACCACTCATATCAAGTACAAAGACCATCTGTGTTAATCCTTTTTTCATTTTTTGCTTTCTCCTTTAAATTTAAGTGTTGTTTTATTTTTATAAGCAATATTAGTAACTATACTCATACATTGCTTACAAGTACATTTTTTAATATCATCTGTTAATAGAATAGGTGATATACACCAACTACTACACAATGGAACTTTCATACTCATATGTTCCTTGTTATTAAGGCTTATCACTTCTTTTTCAAGATGAATCGGAGCGTTTACTGCCATTGCAAGCATCGGTAATTCTGTTAATACTGTTATCCTTGGTTTTTTAACTATAGTTCCAATCATTCATCAGTTCACATATCCTTTCATTTTGTCAAGAGCTTCTTTATCAGACATATAAAACGGATCTTCACCAAGAACATTTACAATAAGCTGTCCAAATCTCAATTCAGGATTCTTATTCCATGCTTTTTCAAGTTCTGAAAATATCTCATTCTGAGTTACAGTCTCAGCTTTTTCAACTACAATATCTGGTTCTTTTTCTAAAAGAGAACCCACTGTTTTATATTCAAAACACGGCATTAACTGCAGCTTAAACAGATTCTTTTTATGCATTGTATCAATTTTCTGTTTAAGTTCTTCGGAATCAATTTCTCCAGTTCTGATATAACGATCAAGTACATCGTATGTAAATCCAAGATTGTCCTCATCTGTTTTACCACAAAGTCCATCTGTCGGTACTTTATCAACCAACTCAGAAGGTAAACCAAGTTCTCTTCCGATAGCTTTTACTTCTGTTACAGTGAGTCTTGATAATGGCGAAAAATCTCCTGCTGCATCACCATATCTTGTAGCATATCCAACCCAATCTTCAGATAAGTTACAAGTGTTTGCAACCCTGCCATTTACAGTCTGAGAAACAGCGTAGAGTACAGCCATTCTAATTCGTGCCGGAAGATTAGTAGAACTCTGTGCGCTCCAGTGTCCTCCAGTATTATCTTTTACCTGATGCTTAATATTTCTGCACACATTGAAAATATCAACAGTAAAGTTTACAATTCCAAGATGATCGCAAAGCATTTTGGAATAATCAATGTCTGGCTGATTTCCCTGTGGCATAAGTACACCAATTACTCTGTCTTTTCCTAATGCTTCGACACATAATGCAGCTACTACAGAGGAATCTTTGCCTCCAGAGATTCCCACAACTGCATTACAGTCCTTTCCGTTTTTATAGAAAAAGTCCTGAATCCATTTTACAATTTCATTTTTTACTTTCTTTGCATCAAATTCCATGTTTTACTTCTCCCTTCTTTATTTTCTTGATAAGTCTCTGTAAATGCTCATACACCAGTGGCAGACCGCCTCTATCGTCTATATACACATTTGCATAGGTTTTTCTTCCAGTAACTTCGATAGAACTGTCACAGTTTATACCTTTATACTTGATTTCGTAAGTAGCAAGATAATTTTCAATCATTGGGTATTTATCTTCACCATTACCAGTAAAAATAACTACCTCTGAATAATCTTCCCATTCTTTTAACAATGCCATTACATCGGTATATGTTCTTCCGACATTATGAAAGTCATATAGTGTATCATCGAAATCCACACAGAAAATAAGTTTTCCATATTTCTTAAATTCATCTTCGAGACGCTGATAGCAATTCTCAGGATCTAAGTAAAAGTCCATTAGAATTTACCTCCATGAAGAATATCTCTGATTTCTGCAAGGCTCTGTTCCTTGATAAGCTGCCCGTCTTTAAATACTGGCTGTAAGAGGTTCACTTTTGCATCTTCCCCAGAAACATGAGCTTCTTCCCATGTTCTTCCATCTATATAAATGAGTTTGTCATCTGAACCTTTTACAACTACACAACAACCTTTTTGAGATTTTTTAAATCCACCATCTTTCGGATTCTTGAAAATTTGGAATGGCTTGTCATCAATCTCACAGTAAGTTGCTTTAATGCAAGAACTGAATGTGTCTCTGGTAAATGGTTTTAAGATACCATCCTCTTCGATGCACTGGAATGAGAATGATCCAACACCTAATGCTACATTGGAACAAGCAAAGCCATTTTCCATGAGGATTTTATAAATCTGCTCACATCTCTGTACTGTTATGGAATCACCATAAATAGCCTTTACATGAGGATTAAGCACTTTATATCCTTTACTGTTGGTCGTTCCGCCAAATTCTTCCCACAGTTTGAATACTGTTTTTGTAACCACTTCTACACAGTCGCCAGAATCGCCACGCATAAGCATACAACCGTTATGTGCCAAGATTTCAGGCTTTAACTGTGGAAGAATATTGTCAATTACGTTCCAATAATCATATGAATCCAAAACAGCAGAGAAACTTGTGTTTGGATAAATTTCGGTAAGCAATCTCCGAAGAAGAGTGATTTCGTCACCGTCAACTGCGAAATTGCTGCACATTACTGAATGTTCTGTGCTAGGGCTTCCAAATGCAACCGGCTCTTTTGTACAATCACATTTATAGTTCTTTTCCAGATAAGGAATTGTCGGTACTGTGGCGGTATTAAGAAATGATAAGCACCATCCTGCACCAGCTTTAATTGCTGAGTCTGTGCATTCTTCGCCTCTGAAATCAAAAGCACCTAATGCTTTCGCTCTGGATGTTTCATCATCACAAGTAAGATCATAATAATAATTTACAATCTGTCGATATGTATATCCAACTGTTGCAGCAATCATAGGATGCCAACTTTCTGCTGAAATAAGGCTTTCGAGACTTTGCGGCAACCAAGCGAAATCTTTATGAGTGTTTGTAATTCCGAACATAGGGACATGCATTGGCACAATAGTTCCCTCCGGAAGTGCCACAATTTCAATCGGAAGATAGCCTAATTTGCGAAGCTGTTCAATCTTCTCAATTTTGTAAGCATTTTCTCCAAGAGAAGCATCCATAATTCTCTTATATTCTCCGATTACTTCAGCAAATGGTCTATTGAAGAACCACTCATTAAAGTAATCAATCAGATAAGTTTTGATAAATCCCTGCAATCCAAACATTACTACACTGTCCCATCTGTTTACTCTGCTCATTCGTGGAGTAAAATATGAAACAGATTTTGTGATTTTTTCTGGCAGCATTTCAGCATGAACTGCCTTATAGAAATCAATTAATAACATAGGATTTGTGTTAATCATTTTAATACCTCAACTTTCTCTTCATCCAAACTGTAGATGGAATCTGTTGTAAAAATCTTTTTGATAAGCCCGTTATCTTTTAAAAGTTCACCATCTTTAATGGTGTTCTCGCAATGAGTTACATAGAGGTAGATATCATTCGCACCGTATTCTTTTAATTTCAATGCTGAGTAATAGAATGTGCCACCTTTTGAGCAGATATCATCAATAATAAGGACATCTTTTCCAGGAATATAAATTCCATTTGTGATAATGTCTAATCCTAGAATTTCACCCGTTCGCCAGTCGCGTGTTTTTGATCCATAGCAAAATGGGCGTTTAAGTGCATTTCCGTATCTTTTTGCTGCACCATTATCCGGGAAGTACAAAATCATATCTCCGTTCTTGTCGATTTTATCTAAGACTGTTAATACCATTTCGCATGTGGAGATTCCACTTTTTACATTGTCAAGTAAAGCCATAGACACGTCGCTATGCGGATCATTGACATAAACACTATCAAACTTCAAAGAGTTGATAAACTCACAAAAATATTTAAGAGTAAATACTTCATCTGAATTTTTAACTCTATCCATTCTCGCATTTGGGATGTATGGCAAAATAAGCGTCTTTTTCTTTACGTCACCTAAATGCTTTGTGATATATAAGAGCGTTGCCAGTTCTTCATCACCCTCGTATTTCCATTCAATAGTGTATTCTTCCTCTTCTAAGAGTTCCAAAGGAACACGAAGACACTGTGTTTTGTCCGGAAAATGTCCTGCTTTAATTTCAGTACCGCATAACTTAATCATTCCAAATCTCCTTATAATTTATTTCTCTCTGCTGTACAATGTTATCTCTTGTAAAAATGATTTCAAAATCTGAAACCTCTTTTGTATTGATAAGTTCAAATTCGTACACTTTATATCCAAGTTTTTGAAGTTCGAGTACGTCATTGACACTAAACCAATGTTTTAATGTTTCTTTTGATGGTGCTGCCGAAAACCATTGCTTTCCATCTTCTCTGTATAAAGCACTGTCTTCCATTGGTAAATTTCTGCTCAGTCCCTCTGAAAGTTGGTCAAATACAGGATTCCATGTACCATCGAAATTTCGCCACAATCCATGTTTTTCAGACTGATCTTCTACTCTATATCCGTATACCATTTTATTCTCCCTCTACTACATTGATCTGGCAACTTTTCATTACTTCCAGAGCTGCTTTATGCTTTTCTGGTGTAACTCCTGCACAGCAGTTTGCGTGTACTGTAATTTCCGTATTTGGATATAACATTCGTAGAACCAGAGCGTTTGACACTACACAAATATCTGTACAAACTCCCATTAACTCAATTTCTTCCACTTCGTCATTTCTAAATACCATATTGAACATTTTGTCCCACGCCTGATATCCAAAGGTATACTTTCTTAAATAGAAACCTGCAATATTTCTAAGTTCTGGGATAATCTGCCATCCATCTGAGTTATCAATGCAATGTTTTACTGGAAGATATTTTCCTTCAAATGTTTCCATATAATCTTCATCATGTGTATCTCTTGTAAAAAATGCGGTATATCCTTCCGCTATAAGTTTTTCTGCACGTTCTTTTACATTGTCCACAATAGCAACTGCTTCTTTTGAACCAAGTGCGCCACGGATGAAATCATTTTGCATATCCACAATAATCAATGCTTTTGCCATTTTATATTTCCTCCTGTTTTTATTTTTCTCTATTCATTATTTCTTTTACTTTGCTTTGTGTATCATAATTCAGCATTTTAATTGCATGTTTTACATCGTTTAAAGCCTTATGCCTAAATGTGTTTTTCTGTTGGTCGTTCATACATCTTTCTATTCTATTACCCACAATTTCTAAAAGATCTGTATTGCTAAATATATCAATATCAATCATTCTCATATAGATTTCCTCATATTAACTTAACAGGTATATACTCTTTTTTCGCATTCCGGACATGTAGAATAAAAATGGGACATATCAAATCTTGGATCTATTTCATATTCATCTGTTTTATATACACATCTACAATAACCACAACAGAATTTTTTTATCGGCTTCTTTTTCATATAACCGCTTGATAATATTTTAATCATATTGCCCTCAATAAAAACCAGATTTTATTTAGATTTTTATACTATATATAGTGCATTTATAAGTCATTAACACTATATATGCTATACTCTAAGTTTTCATTTTTCCACTGTATCTTATTTTCATAATAATCAATGTCATCTCCTTTTATTATATTTTATAGTACATAATTGACTCCATTCTCAGCCTCACCCATTGCCTTTACGTATGGCGATATTCCAACCACAGCAATATCTCAAGTATAATGCTGATAGTCTTTTCAGCTTGTCTATCGGAGAACAGGGGGATTCGTGTTTCCCATCGTAGTTTACTAAGGTATTTCATTGTCTGCACCCAACCGGAAAACCTACGGGCTTTTTGTAGTGTACTTCTACTCACAAACTATTTCTTTAACGTCCAACAGCACTGCTGCCACCTTAGATCCCGACTGCCAATTAAGCCGTGTCATGTTATCTCATACGGACGAATATGTGTTAATACATTTATTTCTTTTATCTCTAATGTGCTGCTTCATCAGCTATATGAAGTAACATTATCTTTCTGTATAGCTCTTCACCCCATAAGTTTCTATATTTCTTTTCCATCTTTTTATTATTATCTTTTTCCCAGAAATACGGAAACATATGCCACTGAATGAGTGCCAGAATTTCAAGCATATCATTTGTTGAAAAGTTATTCAAATACTTGATTGCATCGTATGCACTTACTAAATGATGCTGATAATAATGCGCCACATCAGTAGGATTTCCATTGCTATCTTTGTACTCTTTTGTGAATTTCTTTCCAATATCATGTAGTAATGCTGCCATATGCAAGTTTATGTCTGCTTTATTACCAAACTCAATAGTATTTAAGTAACAAGCAAGGCAGTGATTCCCAATTGATAATGTATGATGCGGATTATCATGATTGATACTGAAAAGACCATTTTCCCCATAGAATAAATTAGTTAATTCATACTGTTCATGTACTTTACTTTGTGTATCAATAATAATCTCGTCCCATCCCTCATAATACTGTGGAATATAAATGTTTTTATACATTCTTTCGATTGCATACTCCGGTACAAATCTTCCACCATTTTCAGCTCGCTTTTTATTGTTTTCCAAACACATTTCAAACGGTGTATGTACGAAATAACAAACTTTACGACAATTAATTTTATTCAGCTCATTCAAGAACGCCATTCGCTTTTTGTAGCTGATATTACAAGCATCGTAAATTACAGCTTGACTTTTATTGTAAAGCAATTCGTCTTTTACTCTTTGGTGAAGGACTTTAAATACTTCTTCGTTACATTCCTGGTTATCTTCAGAACCAGTGATTTCTTTTCTGATTTCGTCCGATGAGATTATCGGGCAAACACAAATACGACTCAATCCATGAGCTTTCGTAGTTTTTCCAGATCCAGGTAATCCCACCATCATAATAAGCGTTGGCTGCATTATTCAATCTCGCTTTCTTCAAAAATAGCTTTGTAGTCTGAAACTCCCATTTCTTTTAACTTTTTATATGCCGGGCATTTCTCACTACCATACTTGATATAATTGTTTTCAATACCAAGATATTTGTTTTTTACATATCTTTTATATTTCTTCGGGACATTGCTTTCCGCCCAAATCATAAAGGATTTCTTATCACTTTTTGGTGCTTTGTCAAAATACTTCTGCACTTCTGCTTCCATATTTTTCACATAATCCAGAACAATTTTTTCAACAATGAATACCCTTTCTCTGTATGCTGCTGGCACTTTACTGATTAAATCGTCTATTTTGTTTTCCGCAACACTTTCAATGATAAGATTGATGGAAGAAATTTTTGATAAGACTCTATGAATTTGAACATAATCATCACCCTTGACTTTAATCATATGTCCGTCAATATTTACTACAAATCCCTCTTGTTCATCAGATTTAATAGTTTTAACATCTTCAAGGATTTCTTCAAATGTTTTATCATAAATCTCAGTCATCGGAACTCCATAACGTGTGGCAAAATCAGATACTTCTTTATATGAAAATTGTCTGCCCGTTTTTACATCTCTGATTCCAATTAAATACAAACCTTCTTGATCTTTTGTATATTTAACAACATGTGCATCTGCCAGTGAAATGTATTCATAAATAAACGTTAAATCATCATTTGATTCAGCCATACATTTATTTCTTTCATCTAGCATTTTAAGACCATCTGCCAACCTCCATGATTTCTCCTGGCATAAAGCTTGGCTTCCAGTCATAAAGATCTTACCATTATACCAACGAACACATTGCATACTACCATCAAGCTTATTTGTAATTTCAATTGTCTTTGCATTTTTAATTTCTTCTGTTACTACTGCAATATCATTTTCCGGACATTCGTTTAAGTTTCTGAACTTTCTAAACGGGGCAATTACAATCTCTTCGGCTTTCAGATTGATGACTATGCTTCTACATTCAAGGAAGAATCCATCATCTACATTCCATAAATCATTTGCTGTAATCTCATATTGACCATCTCCGGCACTACTGAATTTACCATACCGTATTAACACAAATTCGTTATGCTGGTTGACTTCGAGATATTTGATTTTCTCTGCTGCTGCATTATCTCCCAGTTTAATAATCCAATGTTCAAGTGAAGAAATTTCTTTTTCTTCTGCAATATATGTTTTGTATTCAGGTTCACCAAATTTTTCAGTATATCTTCTTTTGATATCCATTACGAATCTGAATACCGGATTCCATTCATACATTAAGTTCCTTTCTTGGTTTATTATACCACTTTTATTATAAATGTCAACGTTTATTTCTTTTATCTTAGTTATTTTTATAATGCTTTATTATGAAATCTAGTGTACGTGGCGTATAATCCATATACGGCAACATACAACCAACATTAAAAGCATTTTTCATCTCTGGCTGTTCAAGGATATTATGAGTCACATTCCCATCTTCATTTATATTTGAATGAACATGTCCATATAAATGATAACTTCCTCTATGCGATTGATCCCATACTGCAATTGGATAGTGGCACAAAACAACAATTCTTCCTTTATCGTCTACTCTTTTTAAATCATAAATTCCCTGGAACAGTTTTTTGCAGTACCCATTCTTAACCCAGCTATCATGATTTCCAACAATAAGAAATCTGTTTTTACAGTTAATACTTTTTATAAGCTCTGAAGTCTTATCAGGTTTATACCACGATACGTCTCCTAAAAGATATAATTCATCTTGTGGAGTTACCACCTGATTTATATTCTGAATTATTTTCTTATCCATTTCATCTAGTGTCTTAAATGGTCTATGATCGAAACGGCTCATAGCATTATAATGACCAAGATGCAAGTCTGATATATAATATTTACTCATATTATTGCTTCCTCTTATAATTACCAAATATCAATAATCTCATATCCCTTTTACTGGTTCATCAAAATTTCCGTCATTTTCGTCAATGACATCATCCCAGTCACCATTTTTTATTTTATTAATTGCGTCCTCTTCTGTTTCTGCTCCCACGAACCCTTTTAACACATCATATAAATTAAAAGTTTTCATATTATTCCTTTCTTTTTTAAATCTTTTGCAGATTCATTTAAAAAATAAGATATATATTCTTCGCCATCTGGATCTCTTTCAATCCCACCAGGCATTACTTCGGTAAGTATCTTCATTGGATATAAGTCTAAATCTCCCATTGGATTTTGACGCAACATTTTTCCGACAATTTCTAAAGCATGATACATTACTTTTTCGCGTGGTGAGAAAGAGTCCTTTATACTTTGTGAAATCTTCATCTGGCAATCGCCGATTCATGTTTCACTACTCTATGCGGTATTTTAAGTATTTTTAACATATCTGTAACTCCAGAGCCAAATCCACTTGCATCTAAATAAATATCGTATTTTTTACCAAGTTCAACTACAATCTGTATCGCTACACCAAAACTATCTGCACAATATACTTTCCTAATCCCATTACAAAGAGTGACAACTTGATAACCTCTAACATTACGTTCAATCTCTACATACATAATATATAAAACTTCCATTTCCTTACCTACTCTTCATAAATGATATCAAGCCCATATGCTTTTGCAACTTCATTTTCAAGAATACATCCTCTTGCCCTATCCCATCCTTTACAAAAATAGACCGCATGGCAAAGAGACATGTTCTCGATAGATTTCGCAAGAAAACACACTGGAATTTGCACAACACCACGCTCTTCCATTTTTTCTTTACTATACCATTCATCCGTAAACGGTGTATTTACTACTTCATATCCAGCAGCTTCAAGTGCTTTAATCGCACGATTTCTTGTTTCAATAATTTCTTCGTCTGTCTTTCCTCTCATTGGCTGTGACAGCATTGCTTTTTTCTTATCCAATTTAATAACCCTCCTTCAAAAATCCTAATCTTTTGGCACAATCAGGGCAATAATTATATCTTCCGAAAATGGTTTTCCCGCATTTTCTGCACTCATGTCCTTTTGAAATTGATGTGCCATATGGTGATCCAAGTGCGATATAGCAACGCTTACAAAACGTATAATTATCAGCACAATATCCGCCACATCTTTGACAATATCCCATATGCAATACTCCCTTTATTTTAATATCTTAATTTATAATATGATTTGTATATCATTTGAGCGTACACTTCGGGTGTAATACGTTCCTGTACCACATTACATCTCAACGCCAACCTACTTTGTGTAATTACATCTTGTGTGCGTGAATACCCATTTTCAATTCCTATGATAATTCGATCTTTCCAATCTCCAGGAAATCTATGTATCATTCTTTCAAGGTGTCTGCCAAGTTCGTACAAGCAAATAGGTTGAACACTATTCTCGCTATTTGTAAAATACATTGTAAAGATATCCATACTATTGAGATACTTAAATTCCCACTCAATCTGCTTTTGACTTGCATTTTTATCTGATACATCAAAATGTTTTCTTCTTGGATTGAATATCATTAAATCATCCAAAGAAAAGGCATTCAATTCATCAATTACTTTACTCTGCCAATCGTCGCAATTAGTAATGCCTCCTGCTAGAAACAATTTGATGTTCTTCAAATTGTAAAATTCATTTACAGTCGGTTCGTTTAATGCTTCAAATACTTTCATATTTCTCCTTTACATCTCAAACTATATTTTTAATCAAAATCTAAGATATCTCTTAAAACATCTGCCACTGTTCCAATATCTTTGCATCTCTTACAGTCCAACGCGTCATTGTCTTTCTCAATCCATTTATTCTGCAGTTCTTCAAGAATATTTTTTGCTTCTTTTAGTGTTTCTCTTTCTTTGTTGGAAATATTAAATGAAACATCTTTATAGATACTAATATCTGCCATTATTTTTCTCCCGTAGTCATTCTCTATCTATAAACGACGAAATATGAACGGTAATATAATTACCACTTTTGCGGATTCTGTCTAAAGTCTTAACTGTGTCCTCAACAATAGCAACTTCCTGATCTGATACATTTTCAATTTCTTTAATATGTTTAAGAACAGCGATTTTGTCCTCTTGTTCTCTTACAAAATAGATGTTTTCCGGAAGAATACCATATTTCTCCTGTACAAACTCTCTTTTTCCCGACTCTTCTGCAGCAGTGCATTTAGAACATACATATACCTTTTTAATATCTTTGTGCGAAATAAATCTTCTCATTTTAGGGCTATATGAGATTGCACTATATGGATTAAAGCCATTACTAACCATTTCGTCCCACTCTTCATCCGACATACTATGGCTTAAATATCCAAACTCATACGGTGCTAAAACACCATCTACATCAAAAACTACTGCGATTTCTGGCTTTAATAAATACTGTAAAATATTCATGTTTTTACCTCTTATATTCATGTTTCTACCTCTTTCTTAATTTTTACATATATCTGCAATATGCAGACATAGCTTTTCTGGAATTACGCTACGTTCCACCGCACCCTTTAATCCCTGTGTCCCAGTTTTACTTCCTCTTGGAGCTGGTTGGTGGCAAGGATCGCCATTATGACACATTGGCTTGAATTGCGGATTTGGATGATTAGTCCATATATCTGTTGGCTTCATTCTAATATCTCCATACTGGCAATATGTAATCGTATATCTTGGTAAGTCTTTCATAAATGTCATTTTTCGTAAGCCCCCACGTGGATTCTCGATGAAGAAATACTTTGGTTTTAGCTCACGAATAAGTTCAAGCGTATGTCGTACAAGATCGTCCGAAAGTTTTGCAAAATCACTTACTGGATCTAAATTCCCAGTAATAGGATTTTTCTTCCGATGATGTGAAATCGCTGCTATTGAATAACTTGTGCATGGCGGACTCGCCCAGATTACATCCGGCTTACCAAACTTTTCAATAATATCTTTGGCTGTCACTTCCATAATATCAGCATACCAATCAATGTTTTGATTTAGCCGCCTGGAATCCCACAACCATAGGTATTTGAAAAGGAGACATTATAGAAATGAAGTGTGTAGATTTATTCAGTGGAACACGTAGCATTGCGAAAGCCTTTAACCAACGAGGTTTCGAGACTTTTACAATCGAATTAGACAAACAACATAAAAACATTGTTTTATCCCTATAATTCCTCAAGTTCTTTTTCTAATTTTGCGACAGTTTCAGTTATCCAGTTATTCCAACATTCTCTTGTAGAATCTGATACTCCGCAAGCTAATCCCTGAATCTTCAATACTTTAATATCAAATTCTATTTCTTTTGCTCTTTTTAATTGCTCTTTTGTCATGTTGCCTCCATTATATTGAATACTCTGGATAGAAGTCATATAAATAGTCTCTAAAGCCTATTTCTTCATCTGTAATACTGTGATTTTTCCTGCACTCTAACCAAGCTTTTCCGGCTTTTGTTTCAAGAAATCTTTCATATTTAGGCAGTAGTTTTGCCATATTCTTTTCTTTTTCTGTCATTACGCCATAAAATATCCTTTCCCTAAATTATGTATAAATTCAGACTCTCTCCAAATCATTTCACGCTGTTCCAAACGACCATAACACTCTGACAAGAGTTTTACTTTAAGCACATTTTCTTCAGCAGTAAAATTCGGATCTGTTTTTTGCATGGATTCTACATACGCATTTGTTACATCTTCTGTAGATTCGATCTGTATAATCAGGTGTTTTAATATGTTCATGTGTTAACCTCCGTCCTATGCGTATAATACTTACACTCTTTGACAGCATCGCACATGGCATATTCTGCAACCACTTCCAAACCACGCATTGATTGTATATGTTGGCAAATAGGAGAACCGTCATATCTATGTTCTTGATAAAAACAACTATTGCATATCTTACCCATTACTCTGTTTCACTCCATTTAAGAACTTTCTGACAGGTTGCAGACCGCTGGAAATATCTTTTGCCCTGTTTTCTTCCTGCCGCTTGAATTTTTCAACTTCTCCCACATCATTTTCAGTAGGACGATAATATCCAGATCCATTCTGAATATTTACAATTACCTCTCTTTTTCTGGCAGTATTAATAAGATCACGCATTGTTCTATCAGAACATCCGACTTTCATTGCCAATTCTGCCCTTCCGATAGCGTTCTCCCTTCCAAACGGAATATATTTTACAATATCAACTTCCATTTATATTACCTCGTATATTTATTCTCTACTACTTATTTAAGTAATATGTGTTATACAAGTTTCTCGACAGACTGCCGGTGTTCGGAAATTCTCTTCTCCATAGCTCTGCAATACTTCTCTTCGGACTCCATCGCAATGTAATTCCGGCTTGTATTGATTGCAGCTATACAGGTAGTTCCACTTCCAGCACAGCTATCAAGAACTGTATCACCTTTGTTTGTGTAGGACTTAATAAGCCACTCACATAATTCAACTGGTTTTTCTGTTGGGTGTGTTACAACTGAAGGATGTGGTTTCTGGAATCTTAGAATACTTGTGGGGTGCTTCCATTCTCCTAGTTCTTCTCGATTATCCACAAACTCATATTTTCCATAATTATTGTTGTCACACGCTTTCTTCTTTCCTTTGCTATGATTCATTGCTCCCAGAACTTTTTGAGGATTATACACTGGTGACTTCTTATAAAAGATACATACCTCTTCATGTACTCTCAAAGGCTGTCTATTCGCATTAAGAAATCCAGTGGAAAGTACCTTATCCCACACAAGATTATACTTCCATAATTTTTCCTGACTTTTCATCAGATCAGCCATAAACATTCCATCTGCGAAAATCGCAATACAACCATTAGGTTTAATGATTCTTAAATACTGTTCCCACATTTTATCAAGTGGAATAATTGAGTCCCATTTATTATGTGTTCGCTCATATGGAGGATCTACCAGAATCATGTCAATACTTTCATCTGGAATATCCTTCATAAGCTCTAAGCAATCTCCTTTATATACTTTGTTTAATTCCATTTCTGCTCCTAATGATAGTTTCATCTAGTGGCTTGAAACCACGATGAACACGCACTTTTAAAATTAAGGCAATCACTTAATACAATGTTTTGAAGCCTGAAATACGACAACCATCGCTCCTGAATAAAACTATCATTTTATTAATTATTTATTTCTTTTTTCTTACTCAAAATCTTTCAAAAATGTCTTTTTTAAATACTCTACAAATCTACTATCACATTTTGATTTGCTTTTATTGAGTATCAATTTCTCTACGACTTCCGGAATATCGACTATTGTTCCACTCCATACAACATCTTTTCCATCCTTTGAATAGATTTCCATTGTACCGTCAAATTTTCGCATCACATTGCAGCCGTTATATTCTTTCATAGAATCCAAGCAGAACTCAACATTATAAAAATATAGCATATCAATTTCTATCGAGTCCCACGACTCCCATGTAAATATATCAATACCGCAAAATGTTTCCGTTGGTCTTATTTGTTCCATATTTTCTTTCCTTCTTCAATCTTCGTTCATTTTTCCTTTTCATTCTCTTATATTCTCTTTTTACCTTTTTACGTTCCTTACGAAATTCTCTACTATACTTCATAAGGATATTAAATACAATATAAGTATTAGTTTGCTGCGCTTTCTCTGGTAACGGATCATAGTCATCAACAAGAAGATAATCAAACAAAAAGTCAAGTGCTTTTTCTGAACTCATTGGTGGATTAAAAATCCCGTAATCAGGTTGTTTTCTCAGCCATTCTGTAAATGTTTCTTTCATTTATTTTTTCTTTCTGTAAAATAAATTGTCACAGAGCAGCCATCACTTGTATCTTCCTTTGTATATCTGTCGTATTTGTAATCATTTCCAATACCAATATCTAAATTATCTTCTCCCCACTCAGAACGATACACTGATATTTGAGGATATGATTCTCCGCATCCAGTTAACATAAAAACAGATGCAAGAACGCATCCTGCCAGTAACAAAACTTTCTTTCTCATTATTTATACCTCTAAATATTTTTTTAATAAACTTGCTTGTTCAAGAGCATTACCCCAGTTTATCTCTCTTTTTTCATAATTGTCACAAATTTGCAAATATGCCAGATACATCATTTTTGCTATGACATCTGCATTTAATCTTCCTGTTTGTCCTCCAAATGCTGGTATAACAACTGACTCACACTTATTTTTAATCGCTTCTATAAGCGTAGTTCTCATACACTGGTATATAATTGTTGGATCTTTTATAGCTGACGGAGTTCGCATTGTTGGTGTATGTATTAACAATACATCTGAATTTGGTATTTTAATTGAAATACTTGTTCCAACTGGCTGTTCTCCAAAATATTCTTCAATAATCTTATTTTGAATTGATAGCTGTAAGTCTCTCCCAAAATATTCAGTAATTGCAGCATCATATCCGCCATCCATTAAACCATACGCATTTGCTGGAGAAACTACTGCATCAATACATCTATCATGTTTTTCCATAAAATTTATAAAATTATCGTGAATGAACTCTACTGACATTGTATCTACAAATACTGGATGAAAATAATTTTTCCATGAATTTACCATAGTTTTACTACGATCTAAAAGATATAATTGCATTATTTTTGTTATCCTTTCTAATTAAAAATATAAACTAATAAAAGCAAATAAAATATTCATAGCAAACTCAATAATATAATTGTATTCACATAAGAAAATGTTCAGTTTATACATGATTGATTTTACTTTTTCTTTCATTTCTTCACCCTCCTTATTTTCAAACAAAAAAACACCTGTTTCTTGAAAATTTTACCAATATATGTTAATATTGGTGAAGGTGAACGGTTGGTAGGGCATTATATATTTGTTTTCGCATGGTATATAATGTAGAACTGCCAACCGGAATCCGTTTTTTCAGAACAAGTGTTTGTATATATTATACCAAACAATCGTTCTGGTGTCAACTACTTCTATAAAACACTAATTTTGTCAAAATTCTTTGTTGTGTTTATATGGTCTTGATTTATTAAATTCTGCTTTTTCAATAATAGCTTTTTCTAAATCAATTCCGTAATAATCTGCCATATCAAAACATCTAATTACTGCATCTGCTAATTCTGATGGAACGCCCTCCGGTTTTCCATTTTTCAGAGTAATATGTTTCTGTTGGAGATTTTCCTTTTCTTAATTCTTCAAGCACTTCTGATACTTCGCTATGTATCAATGCGATAAATTCCGCTGCAGGAATTTCACGTTCTCGAAATCCGTGTTTCTTACTATTTTCTCCGACATATTTTATAAACTCTTTTATCTGTAATCCTTTCATTAATAAACCCCTTTCACAACAGTTATTTGGTTTCTTTCTGTATTTCGATTTTTACATATGGGCGTTCTTTATATTCTGGATGTTTGTAAAATAAACTTTCAAAAAAGTCTTTCAGATCATCTAAACTATCAAAAGTATATAAATCAAAATCCTTTTCTTTTTCTGATTTGTGTATTTGAATAGTATACTTTTTACCGTCTTTGTATAAGTAAATCATTAATTCAAAATGACTTTTTCCCATAACATCTTCAACGCTTACACAATACTTTTCAAGTGCTTCTTCAGAAATGAATCTAATCAAATCCCAATGGCAATACACTTTTTGTTTATCCATTATTTTAATCTCCTGTTTTATAATAATTTTTTATCATATTTATTTATTTTTTCTATAATCAAATCATTTGGTAATATATTTTTACAAAAATATGCTGTTGCAAATGGACTCCCCTCTATCGCCAAATTCATATTTTAACAAGGCAAGAGGAAGATAATGGCTAATAATATAGGATATTTAACAAGCAAACTTACACCAGAACATCAGGAAATGTATACCCCATATTATGCTGTTGAACCAATTGTAAAATATATCCCAAAACAATACAAAATCTGGTGTCCTTTTGATAAAGAATGGTCTGCATTCTATCAAACCTTCAAAAATCTTGGCTATAATGTAGTCAAATCACATATAGATGACGGAAAAGACTTCTTTATATATGAGCCGGATGAATACGACATAATAGTTTCTAATCCACCATTCAGTATTAAAGACAAAATACTTGAACGATTATACGAATTAGATAAACCATTTGCCGTATTGCTTCCATTAAACTCATTACAAGGAAAGTCCAGATACAAATTTTTCTCAAAAGGTGTCCAGCTTTTATCATTTGACCAGAGAATAGGTTTTCATAATAGATCAAATATGAATTTCGTCTACATCCAACTTTTCCAATGTCCAACAGCCGCACATGGTTTTTAACCAATCTTCTGCCTGTTCTTTTGATGAATAAATTCCTCTAAGAAGTGATGCGGTTGTCAAATTTAACCATCTGTATCTAAGAGCAACCCCATTTACCGACCACTTATCTACAACCAGCATAATAAGAAGCTCTTCTTTGTCAGTATATAAACGTGGAATTTCTAACTGTTTCACTTTGTATATATCCCCAACATGAATATTATTTACTTTCGTCAAATTTTTCACCTATACTTTCAACTTCCCAGTCTCTATTTCTTGTAGCCCATGTGATTGCTTCTTCTCTTGTAGAAAATACCTTTCCTGAAATCGTCCCGCTTGATAGATTTACCCATCTGTATGTATTATCTATCATTGGAATCTCTGATTTATCATTCACTAAAAAGAACCAAAAGTCATCAGTATCTTCCCAATTTGTCGCATTGTGCTCTGTAACCAAAAAGAGATCCTTAAATTGTTTCCCAAGCATTTCTTTGATATCCGGCAAATCCTCTGAATATAAATTTAGTTCTCCTGTAATTAAGTCAATCTTTTCTATTTCCATAGGTTTAAATGCAATTACCGCCCACTGTGGAATATCTAAAAATTCTGTTGACTCGTCCACGACATTAAAGAAATCCTGTCTGTTGACCATTCTGTGTTCATGTGCTTTTTTAATGATTTCTTTCATAGCTGCATCATTTTCTACTTCAAGTACAATTTTAGTAAAACTACCACTAATCCACTGAGCGAAAAGTTCTTTACCAACTCTCGCATTTGGACTGATTGTATAATCATTGTAAGCCTCATTTGAAATGGCAACATTCCTTTTAAACCATTCGCAAAAGAAAGCAGTAGCCCCATGTGCCACCATAGCCCCAAGTTTTCCGGGACTCATATTTAAGCTTTTGTTTACTACAATAACCTGTTTATACATTCATGTTTCCTTTCCAATACTTTTATAATATTCAGTATTTCTACATTCTTTTTGTTTGTCCTTCAAATTCTGCTCTGCCTTTTCAAGTTCTTCTCTGAGTGTCTGCAATTCTTTCGTAATCGCCGGATTTACCTCTTTTCGCTCTGAGTATCTGAACATTTCGTTGGTTGTGTTAAATACCACTGCCAGAGATCTTGCAAATCGTTCCACATTTTCATAGCTTTTAATCTGCTTTTTCAGTGATTTAACTGTAAGCCATTCTGAGATACAGTAACTATTTATGTATCGGCGTTTCCTTTTGGCGATTTCATTTTTACGCTGTTTCTCTTGCTTTTCTTTTCACAGGAGATCTTCATATTCTTCCATTGCTGCAATACTTGCATAAACAGAAGAAATGTAATCTTCCACATCTTCCTCTCCATCCCATCCAGCACACGGAGGTTCAATAGGAGTCCCACCAGCCCCAGAAGTCCAGCCACCGGGGCAAAGCCCTTCATCTTTTAAAGGACATTCACTGCAATCTTCTATATCTCCAAGTTTCATTATGTATATTCCCTTTATTTCGTTTATCTTATGTAAAAAATCAAAACTCCATTCGCATGATTAAATTTTCAACATCTCTTTTTACTGCTAATTCAGCAGCTTTATGTCTCGCGCCAATATCTCCGATAGTTTCCTGATAATCCGTATTCAGCTTCTCTAATTCATTGATTGCTGCTTTATACTCATTAATCTGTGCGTTATTATCTGCAATAATACTCTGGTACGATTTCTTTTCTTCTTCAGTTTGTTTCTGAGCTTCGGCAAGTTCAGCCTTATGTTCTTCCATCCTTTTTAAAATACCATTAATGAAGGTTTTATTAAATTCTTCATCAAGACCGAGATTTACCTTATAAACAGTAATAACTGTCTTATCCAAGATATCTGTAAGAATAACCCATGTGCCAGAAAGATATACATTTACCGGGCGTTCTTCACGTTGCCCGACTCTTCCGGTATAAATGCGATTTCCAAATTTAATCATCGTGTTTATATCTTCTGTAATTTTATCCTTGTTCAATTGAACGTATGTATTAACGTCAATGGTAGTTTCACGGTTTGCAATTCTTTTTGCATATCTCTCCATTGCATGATTTGTAATTGATAACTGCTCCATTTTTACTACGTTTCCCTTTCTTTCTTATTTGAATCTGCAATTCTAATTGTTTCTTCGCAAAATCCAATGATTTGATTTTTGATAATTTCAAAATTTTCTGATGTCATTTCCTTTAATGTATTTACTACTTTAGTAGCATTTACTTTACATCCGAATATAATACCTCTATCATATCCTTCTTTGACAAGTAGCTTCAGCTCCTTGTCATCAAGTAAAATTTTATCATTTATTCTTTTCATATGTTTATCCTATATTTATTTCTTTTATCTTCTCTTTATATATTATACGTTTTTTCTTACTTTGTCAAGTATTTTTTTGCAAATTATTATTTCTTTTATCTTAGCTTCAAAAAATCCACCCTTGTCAAACAAGGATGGATATTATTATTTTAACTTCCATTTTTCGCATCTGTCTGTAGAGCATGTTTCATAAATACGCCCTGCTTCTTCTAGGAACACAGTACAACAACCGTATTCTTTCTTGCTTATAACATTACACTTTGTTCCTACTTTCCAACCGCTAACAGCTCCGTGACTACCAATTGTCGCGACATATCTCTGGAACAATTTTAATGTTGAAAAGTATTTGCAGTTTTTGCAATGCTCTTCATTATCATTCATCTTCTATTACCACCCAGTCATTTCTTGCAATAAAATCAAATGTATATCCTACATCTTTCGTGTCTCGAATATCCATTTCTGTCCCGTCTTTGCAATGAATCATAATTGTGTTGCGATCATCAGACCAATACCAGTAACCGCCCCACTCAGGTAACTTGATTTTCTTACCTTTACGCAAATATCCGTATGCTTCGTTAAACTCCATACTGTCCCATGCTGGATTACTGCCATTATGCGACAACATGTTTTCAATAGTGTATCTCATTTTCATACAAGCACATGCTTCTGCATTATGAATTTGCACTGCAAGCATCATTCCTTTATCCCATGCTTTTTCTGATAATTCTGTACGAGCTTCTTCTTCCTTTATGACAAACTCTAATAATTTTTCAAGTTTTTCTTTTGCCGAAAGTGCCATAATCTTCCTCCCTAACCAAGCAGCTTGTTTATGTACTCCATTTTCCGTTTTTGCATCTTCGCATTCATTTCATCTCTGAAACATCTAATGCAAATATCGTTATCCATTCCTGTCTGTAGAAGTCTACCATATTTCGCACATCGTTTGAGCAACCTTATATCTCCGCTGCATAGTTTTGACCTTTGAATTTGATCTGGTATTTTTCCAAATTTCGCCGTAGTGCCTTTATAGAAGAATGCCAAATCTTCTTCAAGAATCCTTCCAGTTTGAATAAATCGGAATATCATAGGGATATAATCGTTATCTACACACTTTAAATCAAATCTGCTTTCGTTATCGTAGACTTTCGCATATCCTATATCTTCACCGAGATATTTTAACTGGAATCTTTCTATCCTCATTTTTACGTTGGTTGATATATTATATTTATTTATACATTCTTCCACGAATGGATAGTATATATAAGTCTTTTCTGTATCATCTACAACAATTTCATCATGTGAAAAGAATACAATATCTTTCTCAGGAATACCAACCAACAGAAAGGCAAGCAATTTACACATAAGATATTTCTGATAAGTAACCTGGCGTTTCGGATTACATTCTCCGAAAATTCTCTGTCTCATATATTTACTTTCAATCAGTTCTTTGCGTTCGGTAAATCTTCCAATATATTCCTCCCAGGTTTTTGCCCCATCAAACATTGTATTATCAAAATGATATAATGTGCTGAAATTAGCCTGTTTCATATCAATACTGATGAAATGTTTTCCATCAAATGACGGTTTATAAATTGGCTTTGATGGTAACTGATATTTTTTAGTTACACTGTTAAATCCGGACATATCTATTTCGTTAAATTGCTGGAATGTGGCGTTATTCTTAATGGCAGAAATCGCACTATCCTTTACTTTGTTATAATGCTCATAATAATCCTGTTCTGTTTTAAACTCTGCTATTGAATCAAGAAATTCTTTATATTTTTCTACTGCCCCATATTGTTTGTCTAACAATTCAAGTCTGCTCTGAAAGTAAGGTTCTTCATATAAGTTAATGGGGATTCCGTAAAGCTTACAGAATCGCCATTTAAGTCCATTTGTTATTTCCATTGTTGGCTATCTCCTATTCTAATTCTTCTATGATTTTATCAAATTGTTCAATTGCTTCTGATGAGAAATCATTTTCATAAAAATCACGCCACTGCTGCAATTTCTCTTTTACGGAAAAATCTCTGCCCCAGGATTCTTCGGCAAGTTCTTTCATCCTTTCCTCAGTTGTACCTGATACAATTTGTGCAATTTCATATGGAACAAATACTGGCTTTCCACCAAGCTTTTTAACCTTATCATAGTCTGACTGATTTCCTACCGGAATTGCGGAATGATTGTTTTCATCGAAGTCAGAAATAATCATATCCTTAACTTTACGTCCTTTTTCGGTATAGGTTTGATATTGGATATTACATATATCATAGAATGATCCGTCATTGGCAATTTTCATAAGGTCTTTTATATTAAGATCACCATTGTCTATTGCTTCACATATCATTTTTGAAGTTGTACTTCGCATATCCCATGTACTGCAGCTTTTTCTATCACGTTCAACAGTAATGTATTGTGGCTTAAAATCATATCCAAAATATAAATTTTTCTCTTTTTCTACTGCAAGTCCATTTACAAATATTTCGCCACGCATATCTTTTTCTGTAAAAATGCGCCCATAACTTGTTTCTATTGCTTTATGATTTTCTGCATCCGGCATACCTATCCACACATCATATAAAGAGTTGTATTCATCTAAAGTCACATTTTCGATTTCGATAACAAGTCCATCATTGTTTGTATGGTTTGGAATTATTTCAAACATAAGAACCTTTTCATTGAATACTTCTGAGCGTTCAAATTTGGAAATCCATATTTCATCTTTGCTATTATTGTATACAGAAAATGTTTTTCCAAGGCGATTTAATACAAGTGCTGCGATTTTATAACCCTCTCCAAATTGTCCAACGGTATCAGTATTATTGGATTTTGTGCTACAACCAAGTAACAAGGTATTTATTTCCAGAGTCGATTCAGAATTACTTAACTGAAGGATATTTTCCTGTTCGTCATAGGATATTTCAAACACATTCTTCGGATCAAGTGTCTGCTGGTCAATTCCATTTTGGATTAATTCTCTTATAGCATCTTGGAAACTCCAATCTGACACATAGTTTGGTGTTATTGTCAATTCGATTTTCTTATTTTCTCCCATATTATTGCCTTTCTGATAAACATTTTTTGTGTTCTGCTTCTTTTAATTTATTCTCTATTTTTCTTCGTTCTCTATTTGAAGAACGAAACATCATTAAAAGCATTTCTGATACTGGTCGGCTACGATTCTGCCGTTTTGCCTTTTTAACGCAATTTAATTCTCCACCACTCCACGCATAAACACCAACATAATATGGGATTTCCAGAGATACTGTGGCATACACTTTTTCTGGCATTACAAGATAATTGAAATCACTGATAAAATTTAGTCCATGTCCCGAATGGAAATCCTCTACTGATGATTTTATTTCATACCCATAGAAATCTCCCTTTTCAATTCCAGATGTGCTATTGTTTGTTGGCACAAATTTCATATAATCCACTCTGACAGCATGGTTCGTAGAATAATCAAAAGTTACTTCTTTCGCCCAATATATCCGAACATCATTGGATGGATTTATTTTCTGCTCTATCATTTGAGATAAAACTGCAGTAATCTCAGATCTTGTCATTCCCCCATTTCCTCCAATTTTCTTTCTGCTTCTTCGCGTGAAGTAAACCAAATTTTTCCATAATCCGTATCAAGGCAAACATCACTCGGAGCGTCGATACTATCTTTATCGCACAACACATACCATCTATTAGATACTGTAAATACAATATTATAAACTTTTTGATGATATATTCGGTTAAATTCCTTGCTCCCATTCAGGATATTCAGATCATAATTCACCTTGCTTGGAATCTTATAGACATCAGTTCCGATTTTAACTGGTAGTCTCATCAGTAAGCTCTGTTCTTCTGCATCTTTATAGGCTTTCCATTCTTTCTGCATTCCCGCAATTTGAGCAAGTTCCATGCCAGTAAATGCGCCATTTTCTTTTAACTCTTTTAGTTCCTTTGGTGTACCGATGTCTTCGTAATCAGCAAGTCTTTCTAAAGCAACTTTTAATTTTTCTTTCCCCTCATCAATCCGACAATCAAATGATTGTGCACTATAATTACAACCAGCGCCTTTTATCGCGGCAATCTTGTTATTGTTTATTCTGCGTGTTAATCTCTCCATCTGCTTCACCTCAAAATCCTATATTTTCTAAATACTCATAGATTTTATGTGGGACAAAACAAATTGTCATAAGTATAAACCTTAATATTGCTATGGGAACCTCTACGATCATGCACAATACGCACCAGATTGTAGCTAATTTACTAACTTTCCACCAAGTAATTGGATTACCATGAACATTTCCGCTCTTATCTTTTAATGTTTCATACGCAATTTTACTTATTTTAATCAATGTGTCTATCACCTCTCGTATAATTCAAATCTATATTTTTGTTTAATTTCCGGATATTTCCAATGATCCACTTCGCTCATAAACATGTCATACGGTCTTACATATAATCCGAAGTTCACATTATCTTTTTCACTTTTATATAGCGCCTGGTATACAACCATTTTTTCTTTAGTTTCTGTATGTTCCGCAATACCAATTATCTTGTAGAGATATTCTGTAGATGATCTCGACAATTTACTTCCCAGAAATAATGTTTCTCTCTTAAAGTGTTTAACAATATCTCCTGGTCTAAAATCTCTTTTAGTTTCTGCCTGTTCTGCCGCCATCTTTGTTCTTCCTTTCTCTATATGCAAAGTTTAATTGTCTTTCCAAGCTTTTTCTTTCAAGTAGGTTTTTACAGTATTTAATTTGCTTTTTCAATTTTGAAATATTATTATCTGAATCAGTATTCTTGGTACATTCTTTTATTTTCAGCGACTCATTTAGGATGTCTTCGATAAACTCAAACCGTTCATCGGGTGTCATATTTTTTATTATATTGTCCAACCAATCATAATCTTCCGTATTTGGATTACGTTTCTTTTCTGCATAACAGTAACATTCAAAATCTAATTTATGATGAAATATATTCGAATCAGTATCTAATCGTTCTGATAATTTCCGATGTAATCCCGCCACCTCTTGATGACGCAATCTATGTTTTCTAGCAAGTGAAAGCACTTCATTTTCATATTGTGTATATACATCAATAGCATTTTTTAACATTGGTGTACTCTGTTCACACATAATAGATTCCATTATCGTTCCATAATCACCTGACATTTATTTTTCTCCTGTAATTGCTTTTAAACACCAGTTCCATCCACATTTGAAGCTTGGCAGACGATCTCCCCAACGGAATGTTTCTTTTATCTCTTTGTGTTCTGGTAGAGGTCTTAATGGACAATGTTCTGAAACTGATTCACAATCTTTTCCAGTTATATACTTTCCAATTACAGGACAATATACTGACACTTCTGATGCACTATGACCTGTGGCAATAGGACACATCCAACATGATTTTGGTGTATCTAGTACTAATACTGATTTTTTCATTTAGCTTTACCACTCTCCACTATATTGTACGCCTTACTTATTGCTGCATTATATCCTTTTTCATAATTCGAAATAGGGTTAAGATCTATTTCTTCGTCTAATCGTTTCAGAACGCCATCAATATCAAATACTGTAGGTTGTTCGTCAATTACTTGTCCAAGTGTCTTTTTGCAACCTATATAATCAAGGGAACTCCACTTTGCCAAAGCATGAATTAATTTGTTTGCATCAATTAGCCTCATTTTTTATCCCTCCCTTTATTGTTTCTATCGTTCTATTGATTCCCATATCAAATCCGTCATAAAATTCTGCGTCTATATTGCCGTTCTTTTTCATTTCCTCTAATCACTCTATTATTTTGTCAATGTTATAGACGACAGGTTGAAGTCTCACACATTTCATTGCTTTTGAATATCCATTATACATTGCATTGAATAAGTGTAGGCTTTCTTCTTTCATCTGCTTTTCAAGTTTGCTTTTGTCGATTAATTCCATTTTATCTCCTTTCAGCAAGACCAAATATCTTGTGGCGGCATGTCAAAGCCACTATTATCATTATTTTCCAAATACGCCTTTCGAATTGCGTTTGCCACTTCACGTGCAATATCGTATGAACGATAGCGTCCCATTGTCTTAATCTTATTTGCATATTCAAATACAACACTCGCACGTTCATCTAATTCTTCACATACACTAATTCCTTGTACGTTCTCCAAGAAAGCTATATAATCTTTATCTTGGTTTCTGACGATCATCATTTTTACCACTTCCCCTCATACATATCTTTTTTATCATTGGAATATGCAAGATGCGCTGCGCATTCCTCTTCCCAATGTTCAATCAAATCACATGCCGAAGATTCTCCAAAAAGGAAATATGCTACATTGATTATTCCTTTAATCTCTACTAATTTTTCGCTTATTTCTTTTACAATATTCCAGCATACAATTTCGCCACTTGTATCTCCAAGAACAATTTCTGATATCTTTTCTGTTAAATCATTATCTGAATCACAACCAGCACAAAAATTAGGGATTAATCTTTTATCTACAATTACAGCAAAGGGTATTTCATCATTTTCCACCATACATAAAATTTCTTTTTTAGTCAGTGGGCGTGTTATCAGCTCCATATGTACTCACCTCCAATTAATAAATCTGCCACCATAAGTCAAATAATTTCTTATATACATTGCCATTTGGAAGATCGCCTTTATAGTAACGTGCTTTTCTGTTGGACACTTTTTATATGTATAATACAGTCCTTTATTTCTTCCAAGGCTTTTGTATGATTTTACAAAATATGGCTTATTCACTGTTTTATATGGATAGTCTGCATCAACATACCAAATAGCCGGGGTAATTGTCCCAAATGAATAAAGCCTTTTAAGTTTTCTCTTATATTTTCTGTCTCTCCGTCTTTTAGCGGCTCTTCCATAGCAATGCATATCATTACCTCCTATAAATAACAATTTCCTGTTTTTTCAATATCTTCCTCGAAAGTTTTGAAGCACCGATATAAAATAATAGCTACATTTGCCTTTGAAATTCTGTCCTTGAGAAATCCAGTGTAAACGATTGTTGCACCGTATTTTTCCATTTCATCGAGTTTATTTGCTACTCTGTCAGCAAACGCTTTCATACTTTCATTTAACCCTCTATAAAGGACGCATGTTTTAGTTTTATTCATTTTCATGTTCTCCTTTACCTCTAATTAGCAACAATACCTTGTTTACTATTGCATCATATCCAGTAACCTCTCCTGGGATTTCCTGATATGTGATTCCTCTTTGAGTTAAGAGATCAACAAGAGGCTTTTTCATATCGTCCGATTCTTTTTCTGTTTGTTGTCTACCAATAGGATTATATGGTTTTGTTCTGGTGATAAGAAAATTCACATTTCTATATCCGTTAAATACATCCATTACACTTGCATTAAAATTTTCAGTGAGAAACGGATCATTATTATAGAAAACGCTTAGTGGTAATGGGCTGTCAGTAATGACCACATCAACCTTATTTGCACATCGGCTTATCTTGAAACTTTGTTTTCCGAAAATATATGCCTGATTGTTGAATACTTCTTCGTTATTTTCCCACACTTTATCTTTGGCAAATTCTGTAACTAACTCCGCATTAACTCCAAGCATTTTTAATCTTGAGAAAATATATGCTGCGCCAGTGCTTTTGCCAGCTCCAGGGACTCCAAATAAATTTACAATTAACGCGCTCATATGTACCTCCATTATTTATATAGTTCTCTTTGTTTCAAATCATATATGTAATAATAGCTTTGATTATCCCTGTGTCTGTGTCTAAACTTTGGAAATATTGTACAGATATCTTTTTCACACCTTTATCTCTCAACTCATTCATTTCTTTATTCACTGTTTCGCAAAACTCTTCTTCTGTTTGATATCTAACATAAGGTCTACCTCCCTTATGATCTCCGATATATTTTCTGCAGATTAATTTGGATTTATAATTCAATTTTTATTCCTCACTACTCTACATTTTGAAGTATCTTCTCCAAACTGAATACCAAGATTATTTAACTGTTCAATTGCAACATCTCTTTCAAATGCTACTTGATCGTATGCGAACCCCATTGAGATCAATGTTTTTATCAATTTTGAATACTCTTCGCCTTGGTTCTTCAAAAGATCATTCAGCTTTTCGTCAAACTTCTTGTTACTGAGAACTCCTGCTTTAATTCGCAACTCATTCAATCTGCTTTTTATAAGTTTCGGACACCAATCTGGGACTTTTGACCACTTTCTCAAATCCCAGTCATCTGATGCAATAAGTCGAGGTTTTCCGTTTTTTAGAACTTCTTTGCAGTACGCACCTTCTTCATGATCCCATGAATCTGCAGTAAGTATTCTGTCAACAAAACAACTATTGCAGTCCAAACAATTATCAATGATTTTTACGCATGTATTCATAGTTCATTCCTCCTACATTTTATTTGTTTCTTACTGACTTTCTTTTTATTAACAACTATATAACCAAGTGCATATCCGTGAGTTCCGGCACACAATGTAGGGGAAAGCCCCCCCCATGTTCTATAAATTGTTCCAGCTTGTGAATTACCAGTTGAAAGATTTCCAACTTTGAGTACCTTCTTATTCATGTTTTTTCTCCTGGCTGTTTCTTTTAATAAGATATAGGTAGCTGTAGCCGCCAGTGTTCCCAACTGGTTGAGCTAGAACACACATGGCGATTGCAGCAGCATCATATATTCGATTTCCTTGACGATATTGTTTACCAAAGTTAATTTCACCAATTCCACCCATCAACTTTGGCTTAATATCATTCATGATTTCTCCGAATTACTACTTTCGGTTGTGTTTGCCCCCCATCATCGTTGTCAGAGTAGGGCAATATCCATCAGCCGAATAAACTCTTTTTAAAATATCATGTCCGTTTATATCTAAACGTCCTAATACTTTTATTCCTGGTTGTTCTTTATTGGATTTCCGCATATAATCTGTCCAGTCCTTTCTCAAAAGCTCCGATTCCGGAGAAGAAGCTACTTACCTTTAAATCTTTGAAAAGATATGGCATTGCCTGATACAGATTCTTATATATGTGGTATAAAACTCCCACACAAATAGAATTTCCCGCCTGTTTATACAACTGGCTATCTGATGTTCCTGCTGCCTTTGCTTTATCAAAATCACTGTCGGAAAAGTCCATTAATCGCCAGCACTCTCTTGGTGTCAATCGGCGAATGGCATAGTCATCAATATTTATTTCTTTATCGTTATTTTCCACAATCACTCTTTTGTCCCCTCCTGCATTGATTGTCCGGATAGTGCCACAAAGCCCCCCTTGAACGTTCTCATTCCTTCATCGCATCTTCGTTCACAAATATATCTGTTCATCTTATTCCTTTCTGGTTGGTTTCTGTATAATCACCGCATTCATTCCTTGATTGCCAAATCCCTTATAATCTCTTGCCATAAGAGTATTTGCACAGTCAGTTAAATGGTCTACATGTTCTGCCTGTCTGCTAACGATTACTCCTTGACGATATTTTTCGTCTGTACTAAATCCCACATATGACGATCTAGTGAACAGCCCCCCATGCCTGATGGTATTTGAGTAAGATTTGTTCAGTTTTCCACTGGCAACCATTTCTTGTAGTGCTTTTTTCTCTTTGGCTGAATCAACATAGTATTTATCTGGTACGTTTTCTTCATCTTCAAGAATGTCATACATTGTTATGTCACTCTCAAATCCATCCGGAAGATTAAATTTCCCATTATCCAGTTCTTTTCTGATGATTACCAGATATAATCGTTCTCTGTTCTGTGGAATACCAAAATCTTTAGCATTCAACACTTTCCAGTAAGTGTTATACCCATATTCGTGAAGTTCTTCGATAAACATATCGAAAGCATTTCTGAAGGATTTTCCTACAATATTTTTTACATTCTCATATACTCCCCAAGCTGGCTTGTTTGCTCGAACAACACGTAGCCACTCAACCAACAAGGAAGAACGTGTCTTATCAATATTCTTACTACCACAGTTGGGGCATTTATCTCTGACTGACCAATGAACTGTTAAAGGATTATATGTAAACGGTTTTCCATGCTCATCAGTACAATTCTGGCAAGTCCAGCCGATTCCTGCCTGTTTGCCAGCTATACTAAAATCTTGGCAAGGCGAACCCCCACAAATCATATTAAACGGAAGCATATTATTTTCGTCTACTTTTGTAATATCCCCAATATTGAGTTCCGGATTTACTCCATGAATGGCACAATACGATTTGGAAGCAAATTTATCTACCTCACAAAAATTGACCAGTTCCCAACTTTGAATTAATTTTTCATTGTAAAACTATTGTAGAAAAGTGCTGATTTAGTGGCATTTATACTATATTTTGTATGCTATATGTATATGATGATGCTAAATATAGTGTTTATTGCCACTAAAAATCAAGTAAAAGAGGTATAAAAATTGGAAAATAACGATAAAAAATTAATTTAATCTATTTTTGCCACATTTCATTAATAACCATTGCGGCAGATATTCCAAGTAAAGCCCAAAACTTCGGAGTATTAGGCTTTGCGTCTGCTACTGTTGTAAGTGCCGCAAATAACACACCATATATCAGGCTTCCAATAATTGTTGTTTTCATTTATTTATTCCATCTTTCTACAGCATTTCCGGATGTTCGTTGAACATCTGTAAGAATTTCTTTTCGTCATTTTTATTAGAACACCAAAGTTCCAACTCGTCACCATGTTCACCAACAAGTGCTGCAACCGCTACATACTGTGTTAAAGTAGATTTAAGATTATACTTATCACCATATACAGAGGTCAGCGTTACTCCACCTTCGCACTCATTTACTACCTTTAAAAAAGTCTCGACATCTTTTATATTTTTGATTTTCATTTACTTTTCCTTTCTTCTAATTGCTATGTGACATTATTCCTGCGATTAAGCCAAACACACCAAATGCGAAATAGTAATGATCTGTTGTCAATTTTACATTTGTGAAAAATGGCTGTAATACATTGATGCAGATATTATCTACATTGAATATTGCCAGAATCCATGCAACGATCAAACCATATATGATTCCATCTAACATTTCAAATCTTCCCTATCTTTCAATACAAGCTGACAAGCAATTCCGCAATCTTCCATGACTTCCAAATCCATGCGTCCACGTTTAGGATCAAGTTCATCTAAGAACACTCCCTTAATGCAGCTATGCCCTATTTCCCTTTCTTGTCTTGCTCTACGTTCAAACACCTCTGGGAAATCTACTCTAATCTTATTCCAATATCCCATGCCACCTTTTACACATCCAACGCAGTTATTATTGGGATATCCAAGATCATACATAACTGGGCGTTTTAGTCCCAATTCTTTTGCAAGTGCATGACAATCTTCTTTTGTGAATCCGTTTTCAATTAACGGAAATTCATGGTCATAGTCTGTCATAGTATTTACCAATCTGTCAGCTCTACGCTTTTCATTTAAGTCATATCCCCATACATAAGTATGGTGGTCAAAGTTTTGTGCTTCCCATTTCTTTCTTACTTCTTTCTTCAAAAATTTTGTACAAGGTGCGCCATACGGAGTATTGATGCAACGTGTTTTTTCAATAACATCATCTACTGACGCATATCTTTCAGACTGTAATATGGTTATTTTTCTTCCTAATAATTTCTCGCAATCATGCAGAAAACGTAAACTATCCGGATACTGATTCGGAACGTGAGTATAAATAATCTCATCAATATCCTTTGATAAATAACATGCTACAAAACTTGAAATTCCTGTACTAAACCAACAAACTTTCACACCAGCCACTAACCGAATCCGGTGAATGGCAATTTTGTGGATTGCTATGTTTCGTATAAGCCTCTTACGTTTAGGTTTTACCTTACTTATACTTTAGTTCAAACTAATTATGAACCGTTAGCCACGATCAGAAATTTTCCGGGCGTATATCTCTTTTCTCCAACACCCAACCTAGTTTCACTAGGATAAGGTGTTACTCCCTTCTTTTTTATTATTATTTATTTTATTCATCTTTTAAAAATTTTTCATTCCCCACTGATCCGCCATTGCTTTAGCGATTCCTGGGAATGTTTTACTCCTTGCCTTTGCTCTTCCAGCTTGACCGCCAGTTGTATTCTTAATTCCCTCACACCAGCCAATCCTTTTGCCTTTACATTTTTCGCCCTGGCAAATATATTGTGGTTCTGGAACTGGCAAATTATTTTTTCTGTCAAGCATTGGAAGATTTTTAAGCCATAAACATGTTCTCTTCTGGAAATAATTCTCCGTATCGTTTTTACTACTAGCAAAATAATACGGATGAATAATTTGATTTGGTTTTCTCCAATGTGTATTCATATATCCCACTGGATTTTCAATTGCAATTCTCTCACAATCTGCATTTGCTATTTTTAAGAAAAATTGTTCTGCTTCATTTCTTTTTTCAATTCTGGCAGCTACTTTTTCTGGTGGATTACATTTTAATGAGTAATGCCGTGTTCCTGCAGATGTAAGATATGTACATGGCGGAAATGCGATTATCATATCCCATTTTCCGTCTATCTTATGTTTAATTCCATCTGTTGTTTTAAACTCACAATCTCCGTCCAACAAAGGAATAACATCTCCCATAACGTGCCATTCTGGATAATTACCAGAACATTCAATTATGTCACAACTATATGCTTCATGCCCTTTATTCCTAAACTCAATACATACCCTTTGTGATTCTTCACACGCCACCAATATTTTTAATCTATTTTGAAAACAACTTTCATTTTATAGTTTAAAAATACGATGGTTGTCGTATTAAAAATCAGATATGAAAGAGTTTCTTCCTATTATATATAGAAACAGAATTGTGAAAGGACGATTAGAACGTGGGTTCAGAGACAGTAGATAAAAGTTGTTTTTTATCCTACTTCATGCTCTTTTAACCATTTCTTAAATGCTTCTATATCCGGCTTCCAGAAATAACAATCTTCTGGTTTGCCGAAATCAACGCATGTAATTTTTCCCTCAATGATGCCATCTTCGTGATGTGAGCAGTTTTCACAACATTTTTTAAATCTGCATCTTGATTCAGTTGTCGGATAACGTTCTAAGAGATAGTCTAATTTATTCAAATCCCTGTCTATCTCTTCAACTCTCCGCTTTATGATGTTTTGCTGCTGATCCAAAGTTCTTTTATGTAACTGCAAAACTTCATATTCTCTTGCTTCTTTTTCATCAAGAAATATTGAATTACCAAGCTCTGCCAGCTTATGAGAAACATTTGTTTTAAATCCCCATACTCTTACATTTCCGAAAAATTCAACATTTCTAATTTTACAAGCTGTAACTCCTTGTCGTGGAAAAATATGAAATGCATCCATTCCAACAATTTCTTCGAGTGAATTTATATTATGTTTCTGTAAATATTCACATACTTTTTCATATCCACTACCAAGCTGGATCATCTTTTCCTCCTTATAGATTGAGTTCTTCCAGTAATGGCAGAATCTTATCTTCCATTTCTGGGAACAATTTATATAATGTTTGCCGGGCTGTCATAGGCTTATCTGGTTTCGTGAACCTACAGCACTCCCAGTCAATAATCATCTGAATATAATCCGCTTTTGTTCGCGCTCTTATAGGATGATGTCGGGAATATTTTCTGTGAAATTTAGAGACTTTTTTCTCCCAGCTTTTCGGAGTCGCCAAATACACAAAAACTTTATCAAGGTCATGCAAAAATCCTCGAACAGTATTATGACCAAGCAATTCCTTTTCCACTCTGAGAAATGCTCTCTTATGTTTCATCGTATATACAATGTGACTTCTATTCATTCTCAGCTTCTTCTCTTTTCATTCCAATAACTACTAATGCATTTTCAATCACTGCTTTAAATTCATCAAGATCAAGCATTGTTCTTCTCAAATTTTCTTTCAAATCCAGGCTAGAATCCAACCAAGCAACAAGATATTCTGATAATCCAGTGGCAGAATAACCTTCCACTTCAAGATCATTGTCAATTGTAATGGCTGCTTTATTATTGTTTACTGGATGAAGCAATCCGTCATAACCGACAATAATTTTATCTCCGGCTTTTATCTGCAGAGTATTTTCTTTGTTTACATACTCTCTGTCGCGATTTGCCATCAGAATGCTTCCTCTTGATACTTTTAAAGCATCTGTAGTTCCATCAACACTTTTCATCTTTTACCTCTTTTTCGTTATTAAATTCTTCCTCTTGCGAGTCCATAGAAAGAACTTTTTGCGCATCTCTATGTTTCCAATTCATCGCAACACCATAGCATCTGCGATTATTGGTTTTCATACTATATAAAGGATTAGAGCGATGAACCTTGCCCTTGATGTACTGTCCATCATGTTTACAACCCAATCCATATCCAGATCCACCAAAAACATGCTGTACAATATTCTTTTTTCTACGTCCTTTTGAGAAGTTTTTCTTTCTTCTCCAACATCTATTTCTTTCCATAAACATTCTCCTGATTTATTGCAACTCTTGCATTCTTTGAACTGCCAAATCATAATATTTTTGTTTTAATTCAACACCAACGTATCTTCTGTCATTCTCTGCTGCTACAAGACAACTGCTTCCGCTTCCCATACATGGATCAAATACAATATCATCAACATTGCTATTATCAAGAATCAGTTCTTTAAGTAAGTTATGATTCTTCTCTGTCGGATGAATTTTGTTTCTTCCGCATGGATATTTAAAAACAGTATTTTTGCAATGTGCGTTAAATGTGCCGCCACGCTTTTTAAACCACACTGCATTCTCTATCCCAGATAGATAAATATTCTGACCGTTCATTGGTGATGGATTTGTTTTCTCCCATACAATCTGTCTAACAGTTCCTTTCCCAGATTTCTGTTTGCCGGAAAAATACGAATGAATTTCAGATATTTGTTCTTTTCCACAAAATACAATAATTGTACTTTTAGTCACACGATATACTTCATTTAAAAAATCTTGCAAATTAAATGTCATAATATCAGCATCTTCTTTGTTTAAACTTCTTAATCCATTACTAGACCTGTTTACTTCTCCATATGGAATGTCAGTCAATGTTAAATCAAATTGCCCCCCATCTATGATGGAAAAGTAGTTCATACAATCCATATTATATAATTTGTTGTATTCCATTTTTTCTTCCTTTGGTTGTATATTTATTTCTTTTTACTTGATATAATCAATTAACATTTCATCTTTGGCTTTTTGATAAAATGTTCGGTCAATTTCAAATCCGTATGAACTTCTTCCTAACTCACAAGCTGCTCTCAATGTGCTTCCGCTTCCACAACAAGGATCAATTACAACATCGCCAGGATCGGTAAATGTTTCAATCAGCCTCTTCAATAGCGTAACTGGTTTCTGTGCAGGGTGAATCTTTGGTATTTCTTTTGTATCTTTTTCCCATGTGAACCAGTTAAATATCATATGTCCAGTCCCTCTAATTGTTTTTCCGTTCTCATCATATTGTGCGCCATTGCGGAATTTAGGAAGTCTGTCTCTATATAAAAGTAATGCATATTCTGTAGCCCCTACAACTCTCATATTTGCTTTCAACACCTGTGGGCTATAATTCTTAACAAACACAAGTGGTATGTAATGAACAAATCCGTGTTTCGCTGCTGCATTAATAAGTGTCTGAATTTGTTCAAATGAACAAAACACGATCATACAAGGTGAATCACTACTTCTCCCACGAATAGATTTCTTTTTATCCTCTTTCTTTAACATTTTTGAACAGAAATGAAAATATTCGTAGAGATTAAAGTTAAAATCTGAATTAAACGCCGACTTTCCAGCTAACTTGCTTTCCCCGTTTTTGTTATCTCCACCTTTATACCACATAGGATTTGAACCATAAAAATTATTTCCCACATTATACGGCACATCTGCTATAATAAGTTGTGCGGGACGAATACCATACTTTTTATAATTCTGCATTGAGTCACGAAAAATTTCACATTTTATTCTCGGCTCAATTGTCCCCCCATGTAAGATTGATTAGTCTCAAGATTATTCAACTCTTTTTCTCCTTTGGTTGTATATTTATTTAGTTTATCTTATATATAAGAAATACTGACTGGGTTTTCCCATTCAGCTTTCTTATATAATATCATATCAAGTTATATATGTCAATATTTATTTCGTTTATCTTATGTACAATAAATCTTATTCAACTTTTCTATAATTGCCATTTCTTCCTGCCGCTTTTCTTCTTCAAATTCTTCTTTAAAGGAATCGCGCCACTTTTTCATCTCACCTGTATTTTCTGGATCAATCCATTGTGAGATAATCCTTGCAATGTCATCACCACATTTTTCCCGTACAATATCAATGACGTGATGTTTATTTTCTACGGTATCAATTTGTCCATCTGGTAATTGTACTAAATCCATTTCTTCTTCCTTCTCACAGTTCTTCTTTAAATAATAACGTGTCGCGTCTTGTGGATTTTCAATATCATTGTAATTTTCTATAATATATTTTCCCTTAATGCCTCTCTTTGTTGCTGGGGCAATTTTACTGCAAAATAAATTATAATCTATCCCTTTTTGAATATATGACTCTGTTAATGCCATTGATCTGCTAGTACAATTAACATTAAAGAATCTAATTGACGTTCCATCCGTTAATATAATTTTTAATTGATTTCTATAAATGCGGAATAAACAATATCCTGGATAACTGTCCAAAATCTTTTCAAATAATACTTCCGCCCATTTTCTATCGTAATACCAAATACCGATATTTCTTGCGAAATTATTCATCCTTTATACTTTCCTCCAATTGCCATATAAGTCATTTGGCTATAACTCTTATGTACAATTTATTTTACAAACTCTGCTGTTCCATCTTTATAACTCTTTAGTTTCCAACCTTTGCTATTAAACCACTTTTGTTTATACCCATACCTTTTTATCCATTTTTTATTTATTCTCTTTTTCTTATGCTTTTTCGCTTGTACAGTTTTTAAATATTGGATAGTGTATGAATCTGGTTTTCCTGAAATATCCACACCAAAGATTTTTAATAATTTATCTATATTAATGCCTTTATCTGGTTCTAATGTGAATGAACCCTCAACCATATCGAACCTTTTTACACATTTTTCTTCCATTTGCATAAATTGTTTCCTTGTCACTTTTCAAAATATATTACTCAACATCTACCCCACCCCATATAAAAGGAATAGCATATTTATGGGGAAAATTGAAATAAACAATAAAAACAGAATTTTATTTAGTTTTAATATCTATATATTGTGTTTGTAATCTTTTTAAGTACCATATATTGTGTGCTGATCTTTCCAAATAAAAGATCCTTGCACAACAGCTAATAATGCAAATATGAAATACAACAGTAAACATTTCCCACATATTTCCAAAAATGCAATAATCGTAAATCCTTTTGTCATAATCAACGTGCAAATTAAATATGCCGGGCATATAGTCATACAGCACGACATAGCAGCCAACAAAAGAATAAAAACGATAATCTGTATGTACCTAACATACTTTTTTATATATTTCATTTATCTCAGCTCCACAAGATATTTTATAGTACATTGTTCTTCTTTATAAACAATAATCTCATCATTCCTTAACATCTTCCCAGCATGGGCGTGTAAGCAATTTGCTCCGGGACATTCTTTTTGTAATCGTTCATAATTAAAGTTATAATATTTACTATCAAATGAATGTACATCATATGGTTTTCCATATGCCACATCCATAAGTGCCATAAATCCGAAGTTTTCATGCTGTCCACTCCAATATCCATCAAGGCTTGTATAGCCTTTTGACTTCTGAGCTTTTGGGGCATAGTACAGACCATATCCAAACATTTTTCCTGTTATTACGGCATTTGTTGGTCGAAGAACCAAACCAGTATTAATAATTGACCACCAATTCTCGTTCCTGCTGCCATGCCATAAAAGCTTTCGTGTCTTGATATTTTCTTTTTCTACAAAGTCATCAAATCTCTTTTGTGTACGAACGTTGCGAACTCTCCAAGCTTTATGGAATCTGTTGCTGATTTCGCCCAACTTACCTTTAATCATTTCCACTTCTGAAGCATCAACTTCTTCAAAAATCAGCCCCATTGCTTCAATGATTGTTTCTTCATTATTTTCTTCTACTTTTTCTGGCTCGTTCTGAACAGTGTGTGTAACAACCTGACCTCTCATAACGTCAAGAAGATCCTGTTCATCTTTCAGAATTTTTGCAAAGTCATTTTTTCCTTTTGAAAGGTAATCATTCACGTTTCCCATTTTTCGTGGGATTACAGTAAATAATGTAAGGAGCGTATTATTGAAATCTTCTACAGTTTCTTTGTTCATAAGATCATCAATGACATTCTGTGCCTCGTCCACCATAGCTTGTGTTACTTGCTGCGAAGATACTTTGTAATTTGCCTGGATTTTCTGACGTGCCATATCTTGTAGCCTTTGAACAATTTCGGCAATTACTTTGTTTTCAATTTTTTTATAGCCATCATTAGATTTTACTGGTTCTTTCTGAATAAGATCCTGAACTAAGTGTGTCTGATCGACATAGCCTTTTTTGATTTTTTCTTTATACTTTTTATCCCACTGTGACATTGAGTAGGAAGCGTGCTGGCAAGTTGCACCAACACGTCCATATTCAACTTCAAAGATATCGCCATGTGGAATCATCTTATAATATTTGTTATTATTGTTTCTCGTTACCATAAGAAGGTAAACTGGCGATTTTTCTGACATTCTTACCTCCTACTGTATGCAAACAAGAATCTGTACATCAGAATCCGCGAAAACAAATTCAAACATACTCCGTACATCGTCCCACTCTAAACCATTTCTGCCACAACAGATTTTCGGTATAGCCAATTTTTTAATCATCTTTGCGTCCATCTGATCTCTCATATTTACAATAGCATCCAGAAGTCTGTCAGAGTCCGGCTTGTTATAACTGTTTTCTTTTACAATCAAATTAAAAACATTATCAACAAGAATGGCTTCACCAAGTTCAATGTCAACATTATCTGTATAGTCATCTACATAGGATGCTTCAATTTTCTCTTTCATTCCATACATTCTCTCAAAGAGTGCCGGAAGTCCTGTGGAAAAATTGAGATCTTTTGAAATCCCCTGTGCCAGATAATAGCTCTGTGGTGCGCTCATAATATTCAAATCAATTTCAATCATCTTCATATTCGTAATCTCCTTTATTTTGCATATCTTTTACGGTAGTCATCTTCATACGCTTCATTGCAAGATATTTCGCCTGAAGTCACTCTCTTATCTCTGTTATATTTGCAAGTATCACAGTCACGGGCTGTGCAATATTTATCGAATAATTCAGCTATATGTTCATTCATATTTGCATCATCCTTTATTTCATTTAACTTAACAGTTTTAAAAATTCTTCCTCTGTAATAATAGGTACATCATTTTTCTTTGCATCTTTATTTTTACTGGAAGAACTTTCTACATCATTATTTATAAGATATGATGTTTTCTTTGAAACACTTCCTGCCACTTTACCGCCCAGAGATTCAATTTTCTTCTGGATTTCTTTTCTACTTGCAAAGATATGAACATTTCCAGTAATGGCAAAAATCATATCTTTAAAAATTTGTGGCTCGTCTGATACTTGCTGCATCTGAAATTTCATAAGAGATACAAGCTCTTTATATATGTCATTGGCAAAGAACACTTCTTTGAAATACTTGTGAATACTCTTATTAATCTCAACGCCAAACGTTTCAAGCTGTGTAAAATCAAATCCGGAAATAACTGCTGCCTCAAATTTATTCCAATCGCCGTTAAACTCTCTGCTGATTATCTTTGCCTTACTAAGTGCCACATTCGGAATGCCTAATGCTGCAATAAAATTTTCCAGTTTTACATTCTTACTCTTTTCAATAGAAGAAAGAAGTTTATCAAATGATTTTTCTCCCATTCCTTCAAATTCCACAATTTCAGTCCTATGCAGATCCAGATTATAAATATCCAGAGGGTTGCTAATAATCCCGGCATCAACCAACTTCTCAATCTTTTTATCTGAAAGTCCATCAATATTCATGCCATCTTTTGAAGCAAAATATGATAACCCTCTGATGCTCTGAGCCGGGCAATTTGGATTTTTGCAATAAATATTTATTGTTTCTCCGTCCCCTGCAAAAGTAGTTACTCCGCCACATACCGGACAAGTTCTCGGAATTTCAAATTCGTAAGATGTGCCGCCTGTACACTTGATAATCTGAGGGATAATTTCGTTTGATTTAACCACTGTAACTGTTGCATACGGTCTGATTTTTAATTTCTGCATAGTGTTAATATTATGCAGCGATGCTTTTGAGACTGTAGTGTTATCCAATATGACTGGCTTAAAGACTGCCACTGGCGTTATCTTTCCGGTTCTACCAACTTGCCATTCGATATTGGTTATCGTGGTTTCTTCCTCTTCTTCTTTAAATTTCAATGCTAATCCATTGCGATAATGATGCCCTGTCTTTCCAAGACTTTTTCCGTAAGCAATGTCATCGTACATAATAACGACTCCATCAATCGGAGTTTTTGTTTCCTCTGCAATATCAACCAGCTCATTCACAAAATTGTTAAATACCACAAAATCATGTTGTGCCACATCGTATTCAAAGAAGGTACAAATATCAAATCCCAGATTGTTTACTGCATACAATCTGCCAGAAAGTGAATTGATTTCATCAAATCCCTCCAACACATTAAATGCATAAAAGCACACTTTTCTCTTTGAGCATATTTCAGAATTTAACTGCTGTACTGATCCACCAGCAAGATTTCGTGGTGTTTTGTATCTATCTTCTTCCGGTAATTTTTCATTTATCTTTTCAAAATCGTCTCTGTGAATAATTCCTTCACCCGTAACCTTCAGATGACCTTTATACGGGATTTTCTGTGGAATATTCATAAAGGTTCTGGCATTATCCGTAATAAGGCTTCCCTCTTCGCCATTTCCTCTTGTACTGGCAGAAACAAGTTCCCCATTTTCATAAATCAGGCAAATAGTAAGACCGTCCAATTTATGCATTAAAAGAGCTTTTCTACCTTTTGCAAAATTCGCTGCAACCGTTCTATCTTTCGTCTTGTCAAGGCTCAACAACGGATAACTATGCTTAAATTTAGGTAACTCTGAATTGACAACATATCCAACTGTGTAATTTGGACTGTTGGCACAGTGAAAGTCTGCTTTATCTTCAAGATCTTTTAATTCATCCATCATAGAATCATATGTAGAATCATCTACCGACGGTCGAGATTCGTTATAATACTCATCACGATATTTATTCAGAATTTTAGTAAGATGTTTAATTCTTGTAATCTGGTCATTAGTAGCCATTACTGTTTTATCCTTTCATTTATTTCGTATAACAATAGGGAGAATTAAATCCCCCTATCTGTTTATTTAATCAGATTTCGGAGATAATACTGCATAACGCCATAAATAAAAATTGGACTGTATGCGTTATCTGGCATAAATACAATTTCAAGATTGTACTTATGATTGAAGCTGTGAATGCTTCCAAGATAACTTTTCTTATTGTACTGTGTGTTATATCTACCGTTTACAATATCTTCATAATTGGCATTTTCTATAAGCAGATATTTTTTGTGAGCTTTAGCAACTGCCAGTTCTTCTTCAAAATCTGCACGTTTCGTAGAAAGATTTCCAGACAATTCTTCTAAGCTTGCCTTTCTCTCTACAAAAATATCGTCGTGGAAATAAGTATCACGGAATATCCCTAATTTCTCGTTTTGTGGTACGAAAAAACTATAATCTCCGTTCTTTAATGCTTTTTTCTTGTATGGTATGTCATGTTTATCAAAGTAACCTGTAATATGATCGTTTACCTTTTCCCTTGTATCTACCAATATAACAATAGAATCCAGCAATTCTTTTTCCTCGGAATCTGTATATTTATATTTTCCAAATAACATTATTTTCTTCCTATAACTTCATATTTGGTAAGCCACCAGTCAAACTCGTTTTCTACTGGAACAAATTTTCCTTCTGATGACATTTTCACCCTTGCTTTTTTCTTCTGGTCGTTTACTCTAACTACATCTCCTACTTGAAGTGGATTCTTATTAAAATCCTTTTTCGCAATTTTTACCGTTATGGTATTTCCATTGGCAAGTGCATAAACCTTCAGTTTTGGTGTATATTTTGTTTCAACGTCCATTACAACAACATATCCTTTGTAATCTTGACTTACAATGTCAACATATCCCAAATCGTTGATCTGATATCCTACCTTATCTACGAAAGTTGTCTTTTCATAGGGCATTACTGCAACAAAATCATGCAATAATCCATTCATATCAACTTTTGTAAATGTCTTTTCGCTTTCTTTTTCAGCGTTTTTTCTTACTAATTCAAGTGGAATACCAAGCTTTTCAGCTTTTTCTTTTTTCATCTGCTTTTTGCCAAAAAGTTCGTTGAAAAAATCATACTGTTTTAATAAACATTTAGCTTCGCCAAACTCTCCAAAAAATCCAAGTTCTATCAAAATCTTCATTTGCTTTGAATTTACCGGAAGCTTTTTTTCTTCTATAACTGCCAACAGATGAATGAAATCTTTAAACTGCATATCTTTAATTGACTGAAACGCATCCGCAACTTTGCTATTCAAATATTTAATAGAGGCAATTCCTTTATAAATTACATTTTTTTCTTTATCAAAAGTATAGTTACTTGTAGAATGTCGAAATTTAATTCCTTCAACTTTTATTCCTTTTTTTCTGGTATAGTTTGTAATATTTAAAGTTTTTTCTTCTTTTCCCTCGAAAATATTTAACGCAGCAGTTAAAAATTCCAATGGATAATAGTGTCTTAAATATCCACATATATATCCAATACAAGAATACGCGTCTGAATGATTCCAGGAAAATGCATATCTTGTTGCATCCAAAATACCCTGTTTAATAGGTGGGAATATTTCTTCTAATACTTCTACTGATGCCCCATATGTTTCATTGGAATAGCTTATAAACCTATCGTGAATTTCATCAATGAATTTCTCAGTACCATATTTCTTTGCAATTCCACGTCGGACTGTATCTGATTCTGCATCAGAATATCCACAAAATTTTACTAAGAATCTCATAATATCTTCCTGCATGGTTATTCGCCCGGAAGTAACCGAAAGGAATTTATCCAATTCATTAAATCCCGTAATCATAATGTTTCCGTCTGCAACATCATCACGGAAACTTGCACAGCCAGGACGTAAAAGACCATTTCCAAACGAAAACCACTTGATATATGAGAAATCTTTGTTATGTGCTTTGGCAATAGCAATTGTTTCGTCTGACATAAATCTTTTCAAATAAGATTGTGCGGATGTACTCTCCCACTGGAATATAAGTGTTGTGTCATCTCGTATGTCTTTCCAAACTTCTTCATCATCCAGATCAACATTGTCAGGAGTCATTCTCTCAATTCCTGCAAGTTTGCACGTTTCATTAATAACACCAATGTTATCTACACTTTGTTACTATAACTAACCTATAATCCTTTCTTTTACTAATTCTTTATTTAAGTTATCTTTATAAGAGAATCTAACAAGTTTTATATTATGTTCTGATAGTAAGTCGTCTTTTATTTTGTCTCTATATATCTGCATTTCAAATTTTGCAATATCATTTCTATAAAAGTATGGGCTATAATGTGAATGCTGATATCCGTCATACTCTACTGCAATATTCTTTGAAGATATATAAAAATCAATTCTTAATGCCCTTTTTGTTTTAGGATTACGTAACCACTCAAAAGTTTTTTCTTTTTCTATATCATCGCGCTCAAATAGCTCGCACAGTATATTGTACAAAATTATTGCATTAGTACTATCTTTATTTAAAAATGCATTTTCAACGCCAAGCATTTCAGATATATTATCTTTGCTATTAAAATAATTTCTAAATGCTTCATATGTAAAATCACATTTTGCATTTATTAGAGTTTTACTGATAAACCCATATTCATTAAATAGCTTTTTTACGTCGGATTCCATTTTTCTATATCCGCACTTTTCATTGAGTGGAGCATACCCTGCTGCTTTTATAGCATTTACCCAATTCCCAAATAGACTTTCTATCGTTGTCTGAGAATACAATCCATACATTCTGTATACTGTAGATGATACACTCTTATGTATTTCTAATATTCTTTGTATATCTTCTATAACATCTTTTTGTGAAATATCTCTTTGTATATTGGGTTCTATGTTGAGTTCTTTTAGCAAATTATTAAATCCGTAATGACTTTTTATGGCAGATATGGAATAATTTCCAAATCTTTCGTAAATTTTCATACTTATCTTTCCATGTTCTCTATACACACGCAGAACATCTTCTCTTAACAGTCTATCGTCAATTCTCGAATTTTGCGTATATGGTATATTTATCTCCTTACATAGAGCTTTTAGCCCACCATATTTAGATAGTTGGAAATCAATATTTATATTTAATTTATTGTTCTCTTTTAATAATTTTCTATTAATAATGCCAAACTCTAAATATACTCTCTTTATTTCGTCTATTATATCTTGTTTACTATATTTACTTTTCATACTTTTCGGTTAGTTATGGTCAGGTCATTTCTGCCTGACTCTATGGGTGTTACCCATATGTTCAGAGCGCACCATTTTTTAAGGGGGAGTTGTATTACCATTACTAATAATACAATGGGATATTCCCACGCTCGTTGAGGCGGATCTTATCGTGCCTGCTGATTCTGCAATCCTTTTAACTGTTACTACTACAATAAGTACAAAATACTGTAGGTGTGTAAAAGGCTCTAAGCCACTCCCAGCATATTACCCCTTTTTACTTGGTCTAGCGTCAAACCAAGAATATCTAATTTAACGTACATCAGTGCATCAAGTTCTTTCATATTAAGCATTGATACTGGATAATCAGAAGTTGCAAGACTGCACATTCCAACTTCTTCTTCTATGTCCAAATCGCTTACTAATACACCAGATGGATGAGATCCAATAGAAACTATTGTTCCGTTTACAATATCAACATATTTGAATAATTCTGGATATCTCTTTCTGAAAGCATCATCAATAACCCATTTGTTGTTTTCGTCAAGATATACAGCTTCAGAGATTGCAGATGTTTCAACAATAGACATTCTCAAAGCTCGTCCTACATCTTTTATCGCGCCTTTTAATGCAATAGTATTAAATGTAATAATCTCACTTGCTCTTATATTCGGAAGATCCATATGATCTCTAAGAATGAATTGTTTAATAATGTCTCTGTCTTTTGAGGAATAATCTGTATCTATATCGGCATTTGTTACTCGACTTGGATTCATAAATCGGAAGAAGTTTAACCCAAATTTCTTGCTATCCATCTGAGTAATACCAAGAATATACGCTACTTCACTTCCTGAAACAGATCCTCTTCCATATCCACAAAAGATACCATGCTTTCTTTCCCATTCTCTGAGATATGTTTGTAAAAGCATAAAATCTATTGACTTTGTTGTATCATATACGCTTACTTCTTCTCTTATGGTAGGATTTATTTCTTCTGGCTTATACCTTTTTCTTACATACGGATGATGTTTATACGCTTCATTTATTTTGTTTTTGTATGTTTCTAAAGGGTGGTCATAGATTTTTGGATATTTGGTATTCTTATCAAGTGTAAACTCTTCAATTCTATCTGCCATGCGGCAAGTCTCAGCAATCGCTTCTCGCCAAACCTCTTCTGGCAAAGAATTTTGTATTTCATAGGCTTTACACAATTCAAGATAAGATTTGAATGTCAAATCCCAGGCATCTTCCTCTGCAAAATGTACACCCTTGCTCAACTGAAGAATTTTACGTCCTGCCATATGTGACTCATTAAGTGCATGTGTATCAGTCCCGGCAATTAACGGAATCCCATATTTTTTGCTAAGTTCATATAACTTCCTGTTGTATTGTATCTGATCTTCTACGTTATGGTGTTGAATTTCAAGATAACATCTATCCCTATTTTCTATGAAAAATTTTAGAAATCTATTTTTTACTTCGTCAGTTCCTTTATTTAGCGCACCTCCAAGGCAAGCAGAGGTAATAATAATGTTGTCGGAAGTATTGAATAGATCGTCCATGTAAATTCGTGGTGCATAGTAAAAATGACTATCATTTCTGCAAAAAGATTGTGATGTTAATTTATTTATTTCACGAACCCCATCGAGATTTTTAGCAATTAAAACACAGTGATAATTGTCTCTGGTTTTAATAACTTTTTCTTCTTTAATGGTTATTGTTTCAGGATCAATTGAAACTTCTTTTCCGTCAACACTTTCTGCAATATATGCCCCATCTTCACGCTTCCAGTATTTTTCAAAAGTAATTTTTACTTCTTTTTTTGTTTTAACAGATGAGAGCAAATCGACTGCGGTATATGTTGTTTTTGTCTTTCTATTGGTTGTATTATTATCTTCTGTGATATATGCTTCTATTGCATGTATATATTTCATTCCGGCAGCTTCAATAGCTTCTTTTTTGTGATACCATTCAAACACTGATCCATGTTCACTAAATGCCATTGCTTTCATGCCAAATTCTTTTGCTTTTTCAATATACTCTTTGAACTTGGTAACGCTATCTACATTTGTGACACCATTTGAAAGGTCACTATGAAGATGATATACAACATAATTCAAATCAATTTGTGACAAATCAGCACCTCCTAATAGTTCTTATATTCACAATAGGAGTTTCTATATCTGCAGAGATTGTGACAGTAGTAAAAATCTACGTTTGGATTAAAATTCTCTTCTTCGTTTATTTCTGCTATCGTACTTAAAGCCCAGTTCTGTGCTTCGTCATAATCTTTCTTATCAAAGTCAAGAAACAACCATTTCCTATTCTTAAAGTAATTCCATCCAACCTTTTCCGGGTAAACTCCGTATTCGTTGTATACTTGAATTGCATATAAATATAGCTGCCGCTTATATGATTTGAATTTCTTTTCTTCTGACTTTAAAACCTGTCCTCTTTTGCCTAGCGGATATTCTGAAGATTTATGATCTAGTATTATAATTCCGCCTGTCTTTTTATCCCTAAGAAGTAAATCTATGTAACCGACAAATGGTTTACCACCAACCGTAAAATTACATTTCTTTTCAATTCCCAGGATTTCATATTTCTCAAGGTCAAGATCAATGTTTTCAAAATACTCAACTGCTTTATCTCGATAACTCTGCCGGATATCTGCAGTCTTATGATATACCATTGATGGAACTTCTTCATCATAATGAGCGTCAAAATAATCAGCCAGCTCAAAAAGACTAAGTTCACCTTTGGCATATTTCTCTAATATGGTGTGGCAAAACTTTCCAAATTCTGCATAAAAATTATTTTGTCCTATTGCTGACTCAATATATTGTAAATACCATTCATACTTACATTGACAAAATGAATTTATGCGGCTAAAAGACCACTCCATAGAATCTATCAGAAATGAATACTCTGACATTTTTCACCTCTTAAATTTTAATTCTCTGTTTATAAAGTTCTTCCCAGATTTCTTTTCCTTTGTCTACCGGACTATTTTTTTCAGTTTTACCACCTAATAATCCACCGCTGTCATATACAACATATACATTTGTAAAGTGGCAGAGAAGTTGTATAGTATCTTTCTTTTTAATTTCTTCAAGCGAAACATCACTATCGAATGCAATAACAACATCACAATGAAGCTGCACTAACTCTCTGACCTGAAAAATATTAATCTGGCTTGTCTCAGAAGATATTGAATTATAAATACCGAAACTATCCAATTTCATAACTGACTTCAGTGATTCAAATATAATTACTTCTTTACTTCTATCAAGAATCTTTTTTTTGAAACAGAATGCTTGGAAGTAATCTAAATCTCCAACAGGATAATAATTCATATATTTCGGTATATTATATTCTTTATAATTATCAAAAAGCGTTCTGCCCTTCACATTGATTAAATTCCCGGAATTATCAAAAACTGGATATACAATTCTGTTTGATTCTTTATCATACATTACCATGTAATAATCCATTATTGATTGTGGTATTCCTTCTTCGATCCATTTTGTTATTTTTCGTCGCTCAAAATCAGACAGAACACTTTTATCAAGTATCTTATGTGGTTCTGGGATTTGTTTATTTCTTCTTTTTCTGGTTGATTTTCTCAGATAGCGCACAGTAGGAGAGATTTTTGTTTTTACAGTGCTTATCCCAGCTTCACTGCCAAGATAATTAATAGCCTGTTCATAGGTCATATTTAAGTAATCTTGGCAAAAATCAATAATATCTCCACCCTTTTTGCAACCAAAGCAATAGTAGACACCTTTATGCGGTGTTACTGAAAATGATCCCGTTCTTTCATCATGAAACGGGCAATTCCCAAAATATTCTCTACCTTTCTTTTTAAGTTCAACGTATTCTCCGATGAAATCAACTATATCTATACTTTCTTTGATTTCCTCAATAAGTTCTTCGCTGTACTCTTCCATTTAGTTCACCTTTAAAATGGTTTCTCTTGCTCCGTATGCTGTTTCGCTTCTTCGATCCGCATGACTGATCCAGAAAATTTGAAATCAATATATTCGTCCTCAAACATTCCCTCTCCCAATCTGTTTAGTTTTACATTAAGTGCATAATTTCCACATTCTTTTCCATCGTTTGCAATTTCATCAGAAGTCTTTTTTCTCCACTTTGCACTTACACTCGCATATCTCTCCAACTTGTCTGAATCTGCAACTTCATCATTTCTATTAAGCTGCGCTCCAGCCAACACAGGAAGATCAAGTTCACCAGCAATTCTATTTTTCATAAAATCACATTTTGCTCCCAAATCATTGTATTGTGCTGAAGAATCTGATTCGGAACTTTTAAAATAATCATAAATCACAAATTGGAGATTCATACTATACTTTAAAGATTTGCAGATTAGATAGAGTTCTTCATTTGTAGAATTTGGAATAAAGATATGTACAAACGGTTTACCGGAAAGCCAATCATTTGTTTCATCAATTATTTTTTCTTCCTCTGGTAACAAATTACCTTTTTTTATTTTATCCTGTGGTATACCAGTAAGATTTGCCATCATCCTGATGTAAAATAGTCTGTCGCTCATTTCCGTATCGAAGTATACAGTAGGAATGCCTTTCTGTATTTTATCCATTGCCTCATTAAGCATATAGGAGCTTTTTCCCATCTTCATTCGTCCAGAAATCATCACCAGTTCGCCACGTTCATAGCAGAAATATTGTCCTACTTTATTGAATTTTGATGGAATACCAATAATACCATTTTCGTCACGCCTATCTTTAATCTCCTGATATATGTCTTTTGCTTTATCACCAAATCTCAACACATTTCTGTTGAATATATATTTGCTTGTTAATTTTTCAAGTTCTGTGTATACATCATTACTTAATTCATTCAATTCCATTGGAGTCTGAATTATCTTTTTCTTCATTCTATCAAACAGTTTGATAAGATCTCTTTTAAAAGATAATGTAACAACTTGAGCAACAAGCAAGTTATATTCTTCTATGGTCGTTCTGGCAGCATCTTCACACATATCAAAGAAATCATCCATGTCTGGCATGTTGACACTATCAATTTTCTTTTTTACTGCCGCATTCGATTGTAGCTTATTTGTAATATTAAAAGTATCAATAACTTTTACACCGGACTTAAATAATTCATCTATAGCCCAGTATATGCAGCCATTTTCTTTGTGGTAAAAATATCCGGGCTTCAAGTAATCGCTCTGAAGTATAAATTCCGGGTGATGAACTAATGTCGCAATCACACCAGCTTCCGCTTGGGTATCACATAATACATTTAATTCATCTGACATTATTTTCCTCCTTTTAAGATGCTACCAAATCCAATTGTATTTCCTTTTTGAGTGGTAGCTTTAACTTGCACACTTACTGGCACACCTACTGGAGCAGAAGCAGTATTCTCTTCGTGTTTCATTTCTTCTTTTATTTCTTTTTGTATTCTCAATTCATTCTCTTTTTGATATGCTTTTTTAATTCTTGCGTTATCAATCAGATAATACATTCCTGGTGGATGTGTTAATGGAATTTTATTCGCAATAGCAAATTTAAGACAAAAACTTAAATATCTTCCGGCATTAAGATTTGATTCCCACTTTTCAACATTTGCATTTTCCAATTTTTCCCCAAATACAATTTCATTAATAACTTTTCTTAAATATGCGACAGGGACAGATTTGCTAACATGTTGTATATAATCTTCTTCAATTTCTGCAATTAGTCCTTGAAGCTCATAGCAATCTTTATGCCATCTTCTAGTGTTAATTTTTACAGACTCAGGTTCATAGACAATTTTGTTTTTGTGGGCGCAATGTCCATAACCACATTTGAATTGTTTTGTACCCATTGATTATTCCTCTTTCTATATAATAAAAAGGGAGAACATAAGCTCTCCCAAATTTCATTAATCAGACTTCATATCTTTTTCAAGAAGATATGTAGCTTCCAAATCAGATTGATGTAGAGCCAATATTACTGGATATTTTTCAATTGCTGTTCCAAGAGTATTCCAGTTTTCCTTTGGCTCTGAAAAACCCATATGCCATCTAATAGCGTATCTCTCAAAAGGTTGCAATTTAATATACTCTTCGATCATCATGACCGATTTTTCTCCGTGTCCATAAGGAACACGATCATTTATTGTGTAATATTCGACTGCCGCCCAATCGAATCTTCCTTTTTCATCTCTCTTTGATCCAGTGTCACTGTAAATTTTCTTATTCCTATAATCAATCTCATACATATATGTCTTACATACATCATGCAAAAGAGTGATTATTTTTCTGGAATCTTCCGGCATATCACCTAAAATGCTTTTAAATGGTTCTGACTTGCATTTATGCTCGAACATATGATATACATTTAAGCTATGTAATGCTAATCCACCAGGAAGTGAGCAATGGAATCTTGTAGAAGCTGGGGCTGTGAAAAAATCAGATTTTTCTAAAAATGCCACAAGCTCATTAATTCCATCTCTTTCAATTGAGCCAACCAGATCAAGAAAAAGTTTTTTATTTTCTTCAATGTTTATTGTTGGTGCGCTCATATTTTCTCCTAGTTAAATGGTAACTCGTCATCTACTCCGTCCGGAATATTCATAAATCCGTCTGACGCTGGTGCTGATTTAGCTGGTTTTGTTGTATTCCCTGCTGGCGCATCACCTTTTTTCTCACAAAATTCCTGTGTAGCAACAACAACGTCTGTTGTGTATACTTTCTTCCCGTCTTTTCCATCATAACTTCCTGTCTGGATTCTTCCAGTAACAGCAAACATCATGCCCTGTCTCATGTACTTCTCTGCAAACTCAGCAGATTTTCCGAAAGCTACACATGAAATGAAATCTGCATCCTGTCCACCATTATTGCTTTTAAATGGACGTGATACTGCAAGTGTATATCTCGCAACGCCAGTAGGATTTTCTCCCTGGCTATAACGTACTTCTGGATCTCTTACTAATCTTCCTGTTAAACTAACGTTATTCATTATTTCTTTCTCCTTATAAGATAATTATTTTAATTTTTTTAACTCTTCAATTAAAGACTTTGTATCTTCAATATTTTTAATAGTTTTTGGATTACCATTTGTGGTGTATTTTTTGCAAATAGCCGCCACTTCAGTATTGTGTTCTTTTGAAAGCTCTTTTGCTAACTGGAATGCTTCTGTGTTTGCAATGTCCAGTTCACTTTTAGCTTTTTCCTGTTTTTTCTTTTCTTCTTTTGCTTCTTCAGGAAGATCTTCTCCCTCGTAAATATACAGCCCTAATCCATGACGCGCGCACGCTTTTGTAAGAGAACGCTGAATTGCTTTATTAGCATCGACAGATGTAACCTCTGTGCTTAACATTGATTTATTTTTAAAGTTCATAATCGGAAGATCTTCAATATGTTCAATCCCATTTATCTTCACGCCAGTTTTAACCCAGCATGTGCCACTAATCGGATCAACGAACCAAGGACGTTTATTTCCCATATCATCCATTGTTTGTTCATAGATTGTGAACTCTGCATCAGGATGACGTTTTTTTACTTCAGCCCATGCAGCACTCCAGCTCAGATAATTCAGCCCATTTTTAGCTTTTACCTTTTCTGAAACATCTACATTATAAAGCTCACTAAAATAATTTTTTGAATCCATCAATTTACCTTCTTTATATTTATTTTTATCATCTTATCTATTTATTTTTTTGTAGAATTTACAGAGGTAGAAACCTGTTTCATGTTTTTTATAAGCTGCAAATTATCGTTTAACATAAGCGCAAGTGCCTGATCTTCTGTGAATCCAACTTCTGTATATGCCAAAAATGTTTTTCTTTTCGCCATTGCACATAAACGATGCAATTCATCATTTTCAACATAGTCTTTTGCAATTTCCAGACATTCATTGCCAAGTCCATAGACAACAGGTTTATATTTTTCAATATATCCATGTACCAGGTTAATTGCTACTTCTGGATTTTCATTAAGAAGTTTTAATATAATTTCTAACATTACATGTGTTCCTTTCCTTCTTTAATAATTCTAAGTCCTTTTGCATCCGCTTTCGCACCGTTGTATTCTTTCCCAGTTTTAATAATCATGTTTACTAATCGTTTGCTCAGATTATATTTTTCTGCACAATATAGAAACAATTCGGATTTTTTATCAAAATACCAATACTCATCATCTTTGTATAAATGGTATCTTAATTTTGGATATTTCCGTTGAAATGAAGTATCACCCTCATTATTACAATATGCTTCTCCAATTTTATTCAGTTTATATATAAGCTGAAACTCCGCTTTTTGAGCTTCTATTGGATCATCACAGTATTGCACGATTTCAACTATAAGATTACAAGTGCCACCAAAAGATTTTACTTCTTCTTTCCATTGTTGGTTGCGGTGTTTATCGAACTCATAAGCCCTCATACAGTTTCCTTGTGCTGATCCGACATAGAATATTTTGTTTGTCAGAGGATTTTTATGGACATATACATAATATTTTTCTGTCGGTAGCACAAGATCCTTATGGTATAACATATACAAGTCAAACTTAGTTGTCATAATCAAACTATCATGTTGTTCCGTGTAACTGTCGATATTTTAATTATTTATCTGAAGAGACAACCTTAACTGTAGCTCCTGCCTGAACTGTTGCAGTTGCCACTTCGTTCATCTTCTTGTATGCGTCATCAAGTTTATTCGTTAATTCATTGTTAGCCTGTTTTAATGATTCAACCTGACTCTTGAGGTTGGCGATTTCTGCCGCTGCCATTTCTTCTGCATGTTTTTTATCAGACTCAATTGCACGCTTCTCATATGCAAAACTTCTTTCAGCTTTCGCTTTCGCTTCTTTCGCAGCCTCTTCTTTTGCAGTTTCCAGTTCACCAGGGAATGCTTTAATCTTCTCTTTCATCTCCTGGATTTCTTTCTCTTTTTCTGTAATTGCATCTTCGCGGGCTTTTACTGCCTCTTCCTGCTTCTGGATTTCTGCTTCTCTTTTAGATTTTTCATCATCCCATGCGTCAGAATCAACCTTCCTATTCATTCTCAGATTGTATTTGTATTCATCTGCTTCACGGATTCTCTTCTTTTTGAGTTCTTCTTCATATTCTTCCGCTTCTTTATCAGCTTTACTTTTTGCCTTAGAAAGCTTATTTTCAAGTTCTTCAATCTCTTCGTCAACTTCCGCTTTACGTTTCGCTAACTTAGAATCCTGTTCATCTTTCAGCTTTTTATATTCTGTGTCCATATCAGCAATTTTAAATTTGTGAGCGTTAATAATTGCTGCAAGGCTATCTGCTTCGGTTTTGATTCCGTACAGACTTTCAAGTTCTTTTTTATATTCATCAATCGCAATTTTCAAATCTTTATACTGCTTAATGATTTCTTCTGAGAACACTGAATTTTTTGCTGCTGTTTCTGCATTTTTGAGCGATGCTCTAAGTGCTTCGTTTTTTGCTGTTTCAATTGGGGAGTCATTCATTGCTTTTAAAGCTTCCAGTTCTTTTAAAGCCTGGTTATATGCTTCTAAAATCTGTGCCTTTGTTGACTTCTCTGTAATTTTAATTTCTCCCATTCGAGATCCTTTCTTTTTACTTTTAATTTCTCTTTGCCATCTATGTAAAATTGATTGATTTTCTAAATAAAATCAACATTTTATCTTCGTTCTACTTACAAAACCAACCAACAATAAAATATAATCACATATGCCAGATTTACTATTTCTGATCTATTTTATTCGTTACTGTACGAATATTCTTAAACCGCTTCTCAATGTAATCGCGATCTTTAGTAAATGTGGGAATTTCCTTATCAATAACCCACTTGCTACGTGTAAACTCGTCTGGTGTTCCTTCATTATAGATCTGTGGAACTTTGACACAACAAGTTCCTCTTTTAAGGTGAATTGGATAATCGTTCCAGTTTACACCCTTCTTCAACATGAGCATATCCATAAGTTCTTTTTGGTTCTTATGTTCAAGCTGCTTTGCTGAAAAGTTTGCCTGTGCAACTGACTGGATAGAATTTCTCACACAGTCATTCTGCCTCCAGATAAACCCATTAATAACTTCAAATTCTGGCATATTCCATGCCCGGCTGTCGAACATTGCCTTTCCGCATTTCCTAGCATATTTGGTATAATAATCTGTTACTTTCTTTTTATCGGCTTCTGTTTCGCATCCTTTAAGTTCCTTTCTGACTCTCTCTTTAACGATATCAGTATAGAACTTGTTAAATGCCATTGTTGCCATGCTTGCAGAAATTGTTTCAACCTTACGCTTTACATATCCAAACCATGCTCCCTGTGCCATTGATTTATAATCAATCAGTAAAAGGGTAATCTCATCGCTCTGTGTATATCCCAGTACACATCCAGAAATATTCTCGCAAAGATACTTCATAGTCTGCTGCATTGCTTCTATCAAAATATTATCAAAAGGTTTTGCCAAACCTCTTGTAAATGTATGGAATGCTTTGCCATCAATACGAATCATTACAGGAACTCTTTTTGTCAGATAATCTTTTCTTGCATCCTCATACTCTTTCATTCGTTTTGCGAAATCGCTTGTGTCCACTTTTATTTTCTCCTTTTGTTACAGATCGTTCTTAATTAAGAACTCTGGATTTATGCATTTGAAAGAAATGTTCTGTTCAACATTTCTGAATACACAGCCTTCTCTTTCTCTCGGATAAATCTGGGATTTCCCCTGTACATAATGCACCAAATCTGAAATTTCCCAATCTTCCGGGATAACAAATTTGTCATCAAAAATCGGCACTATGTATATTCCATAATGCAGGAGGGTTCTCTGCATCTCTTCTGTTGTGAGCTTTCCTTCTGGTGAAATCAGATTGAACGCCCAGAATCTTTCGCCGCCATCTATCGGATATTTATTTCCCTGGATTCCTTCGCCGGTAATTTCTCCCTGAAGAACAATCCAATCAAGTCCACCGATAAGCGTCTGTAATGTTTCTTTGATTTTGAACTTTCTCGCCACATTCCAATAATACGAATTGTCCTCTGTCACAAGCCGTTTGTTTCGACTGCAAACTCCAAACTCATATTTATTCTTTCCTACTTTCTTTAAGAAAAATGTGGCAGAGGTGCCATCAACCTTTTCCGTCACACTCAATACTGTTTTGTCTCTTTTCAGCTTTTCAAACAGTCTTGTCATGTTCTGGATTCTTTCTTCGTCTGTCTTTTTAATCCAATTCGGGAAAGTATCTTTTACGGATGGCTTCAGATAGATTTTTCTGAACCATTTGAATCGCATGAGAAACTTGATAATTGGATTTCGAGGCTTCTTCTTGTTTTCTGATACAACTGCGTTCTCCTGCTCTGCTTCCGGATCATGTTTCGTAACACCTAAGATTTCTGTAACATCATCACCAACTTTATAATCGCCAGGCGGCAAAACAGCCAAAGGCAAAACAAGTCCTTGTGAGACTTGACCACGTAATTTAATGGTCTTAACAACATACCTTCTTGATTTCAGGAAATCATATTCTGGAGTTTTTGGCATTTTACTATCAATTTCGATGTAAACTACCTTGTCCCCCTGAGAAAAATTATCGCTTTTTGAGATAATTACTTCCCATCCATCAATTTGTGCTACCTCAATTCTGTCAGCATTCGGAATCGGCTTGATATTAGCAATTGTTCTTATTGTTGCTAACTTTCTCATTAATTCCTCTATCTCGAAAATATTTATTTTTAAACTGGTGGAGTTGGTGATGCTTGATAGAATCACTTCCATCCACCAATGTAAGAAATATACGTTTTCGAGACACTTATTTTGCTCGTTCAATTAAAAGTTGAATGCAGAATTAGGTTTGCTGTATGTGTCTCACACGGACATTTTTAGCCTTTGGCTGTATATGTCACCGTATAAATTTTTACTCTATAATAAATCTTTTACTGCAGCTTCTACCGGAGCATATCTCTCGGAATCAAGCTGATCTGTCAGGCACTTATATGGATCAAGTTCACCACTGAGTACCATTTTTATAATGTTTACTGAGAATCCAGAAACAAGTGCAACGCCAAGTTCGTTTTCCTTTACAGGAATTGTTCCAGTTCTTGAATTTACATTCCAAAACACCAGTCGCGGCATTTTATATCCATGCACTTCGAATTTCTCAGCAATCGTATCAAAAAGTTTCTGATTTGGTCTGCCTGTTGTAGCATAATCAAATTCCATATCGCTTACGATAAGAATGTTTTTCGGCATATCTTCCTGCTTCATTTTTCCTTTGATTGCTACATTAAGGATCAAATCAAATGTTGCTGCAATATTTGTGTTGGAACAATCTGATTCTCTATATGATCTGATAAGCTTATCTCTCAGTGAATCCATTCCAGTAAGGTCTACTACTTTTGGTCTACTTCCAAATGTAATATATTTATCTTTGAACTCTCCAGATGATCTTTCAGAAAAATAGATAGCCAATGCTGTTGCTACATCCAATGCCGTAACACTGCTATTCGAATCAACTCTGCAAGTCATACTTCCTGATCCGTCTCTTACAACCAATGTAGAAGAATCATCCTCTACTAAATCCGGAAGTGCTTTCCATAATGCTTCAATCGCGGTATCTTTATTCTTTACAGAATAATAACCTCCATACTTATGAACGATATCGTGCGGGAAAAGTACACTTGCATTAATCTTGGCTTCACCTTTTTCAAGGCTTCCCAGATATTCTCTACGTCTTTCCTCATCGTTTCTAAGGAATGCATCATTGTAAATCAGGTTTGCTCTTGATGGAACTGCTTCATAATTGATTTTGCCCCATTCTTTTGCAGACATCTGACGTTCAACGATTTTAATATATTCACGAAGTTTTGATAATATTTTTCTGTAATTCTTCTCACTCAGTCCAAGATATGTTCTAACAACAGTTCCATTCTTCTTTGTCTGTTTAGAAGAAGCATTACAGCTCGGAAGCCATTTTCCAAGTAAGGATATTGGTTTTCCTTCTTCCATATTTTTTAAATCTTTTTCTAACTGCTCTTTAATCGCAGCCAACGCATAAACTTCGCACTCTGTTCCAAGCAGGCACGTCAGATCATCGTATCTGCCATATTCAGGAATGAGTTTCACAAACGCTTTCACAATATCTGGTTCAGTGTTCGCCAGATGGTTCATAATAACTCTGAAGCTTCTTCTTTCTCCAAGCCCCTCCCTTGCGTCGCGCAGATAGAAGAGCCATTTCAGTGCATACAGTTTGTTATCCAGAAATGCATCAGTAAATTTACCAGTTATTTCTGTTGGTTGCATTTTTCTTAATGATGCAGTGGCGAAATTCAGATCAAGCAGATATTTCCCGGTTGTTCTGTAACCCAGTGCGCCATTCTCTGTCCGGCTTCTGTTCATATCGCCGTTTATTAATTCTTTTTCTACAGAATCCATAAAACCCATATTGGTTTTCCTCCTAATTTTTCGAATCACTTTTAAAGTTATTAATTCCTATACATTATTACTTTTACCTTTGATGAAATGTATAAAAAATTAGAATGTGCATGGCAAGACTTGAACTTGCGACTAATCCGATTCCCATATCTATAGTTGCTGTCAAAGGCTTTTACAAGTCTCATTATTTATTCTTGTCAGATGCTCTCCCGACTGAGCTACATGCACATTTTTCAAGACACTTTTTCTTCACCTATGCACAGTATAATTTGATTCTTTGCTGTTTAGTGTCTTTGGTAGTGGACTGTAAGGGACTCGAACCCCTGACCGATCGGTTATGAGCCGACTGCTCTGACCAACTGAGCTAACAGTCCTAAAAGGCAAGGCGGGAATCGAACCCACGTAAAGCGATTCCAATAATTTTAATTCCCGTTTTCTTTAAAAGTTTAATGTTGCTGCATGTGCCTAAACACTAGACACGATTCATAAAATTTATCGCCGCGTATACCACTCCGCCACTTGCCTAAAACGAATAACCGGATTTGAACCAGTGACCTCCAACACAACAATAGCGTGGTGCTCTACCAACTGAGCTATATTCGCTGCATTCTGTCTTTCCAGAATGTCATAAAAACGTAACAATGATAGATGTAAAAACTGTAACAAATTGTAATGTGGATATCCAGTCCTTGCTAAAAGGCACTAACACGCCAATATCTAACTTCGCAAAAACATTTATGCCTCAAATGCTATCTGCTCTAGCATCCCTTAAATGTTGAAATTTCGTCTGAGCAACTTCAGACGAAATTAGTTGGCATCAGAAGTTTCACCGTCTGTATAATCTTGATAGCAGAAATCAACATTGTACAGCTAGCGTAGATTATATAACCATACATGCGCTTGTCCTGTACATCGTACAAGGTCACATAATCTATTGGCGTAGCCGGGATTCGAACCCGACACATTTCGGTTTTGTGGAGGGTGGAACAGATAAACGATTTTTAACCGATGACTTTACCCATTTTGTCTATACGCCGATGCTGTGACTTGGACTCGAACCAAGAACCTACGGCTTAACATGCTATCGTTAAAATTGCTGTATATGCCTAATACTAGGCACATTGGTTGACTTAACGTTGCTCTACCATTTGAGCTATCACAGCATTTTCTTTATTTTATTTATCTTATCCAAAAAATAAATGGTGGGCGATTTTGGGATCGTGCGGAATTGAACCGCAACTAAAAACTTGGCAGAGTTTTCATCTTGTGTAAAATTGCTGTATGTGCTTCCCACCACAATACACATTCAAAAGCATCAACCAGATCAATCCCATATTTATTATTTTGGTGTTGACTAAGATTTCCCCTCTTAGTAGGTTCTACAATACCCAATAAATCCAATGCAGTCCGGGTCAGATAACACTGAACACCCACAATGTCAAGTTACAAACTCTGCATTTTCAAGACACAGGACGGATTTGAACCGTTTCGTCAGACCACCAAAATCTTTCTTTATCCTTTTATTCATTTGCTGCGTGTGTCTTTGATTGCTAGGGATGAGACTCGAACTCATAACAACATCCTGTATGTAATGGAAAAGAATTTTGCTGTAAGTGTCTGAATGCTAGACACATTTTTCTTTTATGTGCTCTACCTATTGAGCTACCCTAGCCTATTTATTTCTTTTGTTCTCTCTTGAACAATTATATATTATCATACTTTTCTGTTTTTGTCAATAGTGTTTTAACATATTTTTTATTTCTTTTATCTCTTATTATTCGGTAGGGTGAGAAAGTTCCCACCCATTAATTTTGATAAAACGCCTTTTCCCAAGTTTCATATAATTTCTTCAAATTAAATAACCTGGAATACATCGTTGTGTTTTTTATATTCGGTTCTTTTACAAGAATTTCATTTCTAATTATTGTATCAATATAGTCCATAGGTGTACCGGATTTGTGTATTCTAATTAATCTGTGGCTTTCTGCCAGTTTTGATTGAGTAAGTTTTTTATATATATTACTCTCTTCATAATATTTTTCATAAAATTCTCTGGCAGTGCGCATGATCCTAACAGTGCTTATTGTGGCATTCTCAGATCTTCCTTTTCTCAATGCACTAACTCTTGATCTTATCAAATATTCATTATCACAAATGCGTTCTTTTTTATCTTTTGACCTCTCTGATTCTGCATAATCAACGGATTCTTGCTCTGCGCAAAATCTACATAACAACAGTTCCTTTTGCGACACATGATAGTCAATTGGATATAAAGGACTATGAATTATCATATTCTCATAATCAACATCAGTTTTCTTTAAATTCATGATCTCTTCCGGTTCTAACTCAAGGAACATCAAACGAACTAACAGCTCATTTGGCTTTTCTACACCATCGTTGTAATCTGATGTTATCTTATATACCTCAGAACACATTCTTTCAAATTCTTCTTCGTCTTTTAAGTATTGCACCAGAAGAGAACGCGACTGGTTAACTTCGCTAAAATCTATTTTTTCAAAATTATTTTCTCCAACAATTTTTCCATTTTGCAAGCACCAATCGACATAGCTTTTTAATAAACTCATTGTCTGTATAAGGTTTCCGGCTTTTGCTCCTGTTTTAAGATCCAAAACCGTAAGTATTTCATCCGTATTCATTTCACAAATGTCTTTATTGAATGTTGATTCAAGATCTTCAATTCCTTGGAAAATACGTATATATGCTTTATAAGAATTTTCGTTCGCTAATGTGTTCAAAAAATCTTTTTTCATTTTATCATTGTACATATAGCGTCCTCCTTTTCTTTACAAAACTGGAAAAAGTGTCGTCTGTTACCATCTACGCAATATTTTTTAATTTCATTATCTGTAAAGTCAGTATTTGCGATAATTTGAGTTAAGATTTCTCTCCATTCAGGGTTTCCCTTTAAAATGCTGCTTATCATTATATAATAGTTAATCGCCAGATAATGAACTGACCATTTTGTTTTCTTTACCTTCGCAAAATTACTAAAATCATCATACATAATTTTTGTAAGATAATTCATAAATGTAATCAGCCAGTCTCTTAATTCATCCTGATCTGCTTTTGTTTTTAACAATTCTACATCATAATACCTTGATATAGCCTCTGCAAATTCAATATATAGAATAAAGCCGCTTCCTCTTCTAAGTTCAACGCCATCTTTCGTAATATTCTTTACATACAATTCATCTGCATCACTACTTCTCATAATTGAGTCAACAATCTTATTCTGTACGGTCAGCTTCATAGCATCTTTGTGGCGTTTTGGAATAGGAACAGTTGTCCATTCCTGATTTAAGATTCTTCTGGTATCTGTTGCAGTTAAATATGTGAAGAATATACCAAATTTATCATCCTGGTGTTTTGTAGATAATTCACACGCAATAGAACGATGATTTCCGTCTGGTACAATAATTGTTCCTGATGTTATTATCAAAGTTTCATTATCCTCATTGTAAACTGGAGGATCAGCTTCACCGTCGTCCATCAGATTAAATCTTATACCATTATAAAAGAACTCACCGTTATTTATAAGATTCGCAATTTCTCTAGCACTTTTCTTATTTACTTTTGTTTTTAACTCACCGTATTTATCTTTTTTATAGTTTCGCTGCAACTCAGGTATGATTTGTAGTTTATTGGCATTTTTCAGCTTCTTAATCTCTCCCACGCTTAACGGGAACATATATTGATTATCGGCAAGCTTTTGTACATGCTTAAAAACGATTCCATTTTTATAACTATTATTATCATTTTCTGGATCGTAATATTTATAATTCATAATTTCTGCTGGTTCAAAATAATCTTCTATTTTCCCAACAGTTTTTGATACTTTTGAGGCAGCATTTAAAATCCAATATAATTCTGCATCGCTTGCATCTTCAAGTGAATATCTTCCAGACAGCATCTTTAAGAAATCACCTGTTGTAATCTTATTGTCATGCATGATTTCTTCTTCAAGCTCTTTAGTCTTTGCCGGGCTAATACCCATAATGAATGATTTCACTTTTTCAATTAACTGATTCCTACTGTCTGTTGATTTCATGCGACTACCCCTTTCTATATTTTGATATCTTTAAGATAGCATATTTTTCAAGAGGTGTCAACATGAAAACAACAATTATTTCCTTTAGCTTATGTGGGTGCTCAATTCTTTCACGATTAAATCTCTTTCTTCATCTGTCATTTCCAGGTCTTTTTCTCGAATCTTCAGACAATCAGTATCGTTTTTTACAATTTCGACGCTTACAATATCATGGATTTCGTCATACACAATAATCACCTCAAAATAAGAAGATTTATGTACAATAACTCCAAGTGCATCGCCAAAATCTACGTAATCATTTTTTGTGGATTTCTCAATAGCTTCTTTTACATTCACACACATGTTTTCTTGATAGTTAAACTTCATTCCTCTATTCCCCTTTCGACAGAATCCAAGTAAGTAGCGAAATTTTCTAATCGAACGTATGTTTTTATTTTACTCTCAATAACAGTATACGTCAATAGAATATTTTCAAAATCTTGAAATTCTTGCAACCTCAATTAATTTTTCATTATTATTTTCTACTGCCCCGGCAATCACAAGTTGTAAAAGACCATTGAGATAATGACTAATCTCAACATCTGGAATGCCAATATTTTTTAAATCATGTCCATTTATATCCAAATGTTTCAAATCATAACAATATTCACATGGATTTGAGCATATTTCTTCAACGATATCTTGTACTTTATATAAACACTGTATCATTGATTTTCCCGCATTTTCATCAGATATCATTTTTGCCAACTTAAAGTTAATAGTTTTTATTATATCTTCTTTTTGATATCTTGATAATAAATGCCTTATACTTCTAATAGAATCCGTAATAAGTTCTTTTCTACATTCCATAATGTTACATACAGACTTCGAAACTTTATTTGGGTATTTCATAAGAATATCAGATACTTTATGATAGTTCTCTATTTTAGCCATATCAATTAAAATTGCTAGCTTTTCACATAAGCCATCACAGTTTCGAATCATGTCTACTGTTTTATCCCACTTTGTTATCTTGGCAATGTCCGGCATAATATAGCTCAAAATATCCTGGTATTCTTTTAAAATATCAAAGTTGCCACTAATTTCGTCTGTACAAATAGTTTTTGTAAACTCACTTTGCTTTCTTTCAATCGCAATGTGATCGAGCAGCTTCATATGTTTTCTCATCGCTGTTGCAGTATTTTCTTCTATTTTGAACTTGAATCTAACAGCAAATCTTAAAGCTCTGAGAATACGAAGAGGATCTTCTCTGAATCTGTCGTCTGGATTTCCTACACATCTTATAATTTTATTTTTTATGTCATCGACACCATCATGTAAGTCAATGATATTTTCTCCGTCATAAGCAATTGCATTAATTGTAAAATCCCTTCGCAGCAAATCTTCAGCCAAATTTCTTGTGTAACTTACTGTATCAGGGCGACGATAATCCGTATATTTTCCATCAACTCTATATGTAGTTATCTCATATGGTTCATGGTCAATTATTATTGTTACTGTGCCATGCTTTAATCCAGCAGTCATAATACGGAAATCTTTGAATATTTCTATTATTTCTGTTGGCTGTGCTGATGTAGCAATATCCCAGTCGTGCGGCATATATTCCATAATTGAATCTCTCACACATCCCCCAACAATAATCGCCTCATGTTTGTTTTCTTTTATTTTGTTTAAAATCATTTTTACATTACTTGGCATAATTATATCAAGGTTCATAATTCTTTTTGTACACTCCTATCTCTGGTTTTCCATTCTTGTCAACAATGTAATATGGAGATACAGACATACAACCATCCCAGGTATCATAAAAATACCAATACATAACTTTTGTATTTTTATCATACACAAGGCTTTCTCTCTTAGTTGTATTATAATCTCGATGACTAATTTCTATGAGATCACCATAAACGAAAGTTTCTTCTCCATATTCATTTACAACTACTTCTTTGCCACATCCAGCAGCAGAAAACATAAGCGTTAATGCTGTTAAAAATACAATTGCCTTCTTCATATTAATACACCTCCTGATTACTAAATCTCATTTTACCATATATGCCATAATATGTAAATATTTATTTCTTTTAACTGGAAATTATTTCCAGGAACATTTAGTTCTTAGAATGTGTTCTTTATTCATTTCAACAAGTATTTCATAAGCAGCCTCTTTATCTGGCTGTTCTGGTAATGATGTATTTTCTGCAGCGTACTTCATCTTCTTTTCAAGATTATCAACCAACTCAAAAAATTCAGAACGATACGTCCCATCCGATTTTTGATATTCACCGTTACGAATGCTCATAAGCAAGTCGTGATCTGCTTCCCGGTATGTAATAATTTCTTCTTTTGTTAAAATGTCAATACACATAAGATACAACCGTACAAGATGCATGGCGTGCTTATTAAGGTGTAAATCATCTTTTTTAGTATTTCTCTTACCCAGTTTGTCGTAATCTTTAACAATGGTATTGACTTCACTCCATATGTTTCTATAATCTCTTAGGGGGTAATGGTGTAAAACTACGTCACAAAACATTTCCACTTCCATATCTTCTCTTTCAGAAACATCCGGGTATAGCTCAATACTGCCATATTCAAACTGTCTCACACTTTCCATACGACGCATTACAGTATTATACTCACTAAACGCGTGCCGTAAAGCCCCATGATCGCCACAAAATGAGTATTTTATTGGTTCACCATTGATTTTATGATACCGGCTCACAATGTCCTCCATAGCATGTGTGATTGAACCCAGGATATGTTTTTCTTTTTCTGCTTGTGGGTATGAATCTCTTGCAAGCGCATTCTGCAGTCTGCGTAACTGGCTATTCGCATATCCACCAAAAGTTTTAATTGCCCTCCTGGACAAGAAGATTTTTCGGTTATCAAGAAGTAACTGCCCTTCTGGACTGATAATAAAGTAGTGTTCTGGCTTACATCCAAGAATTTCTATACAGTTAGGATTACAAGAAAGCAACAAGTCAATCATTTTGTTCAATCCATAAATCACAGTATCGGTGTTGCGATCCTCGAACTGCTCAAACTCAGTGTTTCCAAGTAAACTCTCGATAGGATTAAAAGTGATTCCTCGAATATCCGTATCTGATGTGGCAATATTCGTACCATAGGCGTGACTGCCACCATATGTAAGAAGAATAACATTGTCCCCTAATGCCGGATCTTCTGTCAAAAAAGCATAGTCCTTATTTGCCAGAAATTCCCAATTCATGTTCTTTTCACTCATTTTCTTCACTCCGTTCTTTGTCAATAATCGGCTGCAAAATATTTCTGATAAAGTCATTGGAAAGATCCGGACGATCTGCACCGTTGCATTTAAGTACAACTTCACAACCCCAAGCTAAAGCACCACAATAGTTGAGTGGCTGATTGGTAAGAATTGCTTTTATCTCTCCATAGAAATCATCATCATTGTATTTCTCTTTATCCTCTGGCGTTGTCCATCCCCAGATACTTTCTCCGCACGCATCATCATCTTCCGGTGGGATATAGAACTTAATGCATCCGGTTCTAAACTCTTCTTCCGATAATGACTCAATAAGATCTCCTTTATAAGCCATACCACGTTCCTTGAACAGTTTCTTGATCTCTTCAATATTTTCTGTATTATCCATTCCTTTTCTCCAATTCTTTATAGATATACTTTTTCATCTTTTCTTCAGCTTCCATCATCCACCAGTATTTACCGTAAACATCTCGTACAGTTCCACCACTATATACATAATAATGTTTGAGTGGCAAATCCTTATATTCCGGCAAAAACAGGTCAACATGCCGCTTTACCTTATACCAAATAGCTCTAATGATACGATCCTCAAAATCTTCTATCGGATTTTCAATAGGATAATACAATCGCAACTGAGTGCCACATTTCTTCGCATCATATCCAGATAACTCTCTTAGTTCATCTTTTGCCGGACATTCATCTGAAATACCAAGCCAAAACCAATACGCCTCTACGGACATAAATTTTCCGTCTTTTGTCTCTATTTCTTGCCTGTAGAAATTGCTCAACATGCGTCCAAGTTCTGTTTGACTCCCACTGTACACATTGATATGATCTTTGCCATCCATGTTCGGATTGAGTCTTTTCATCGTATTACCTTCTTATATGATTCTGGAAGTGGTTGCCAGGCTGTAACAGAAGCTCCAAGATTTCTGCCATAACTCCACGAATTACTATATTCCCAATACATTCGCTTCACGACAGTAACACGGTTGTTTTTCAATGACACCATGACCGTCACTTCTCTTCGTTTCTTTTCACTATCATTAAAAAATTCTTCTGGCTTATAAATTGCAGAAATCCAACCATTTTCATCACGATATTTTTCTATCAATTCTTTATTAAAAATTTCTTTTCTCATAATCCCACTTTTTATTCCCATTAAACACTCTAACAAATACATGTACATGTGTATTTTTGTAATTTTCTATAAGTTCATTTTTATCCATTTTTAAATAATACACTTTCCATTTAGAATACACATCTTCTGGAACTTCATTATCTTTCAATGATTCTGTAAATATTTCTAACTTATTACAACAACAATACTCTTTTGTATTATCATATTCTCTCCCACATATGAAAAATTCAGCACTTTGGTATATAATTTTTTCATCAATAGGAAGATTATGTATTCCCATGTACAAAACGTATTCACCTTTATAGGGTATTTCTTTTGCCTCAATCACTAATGGTTTCATATACAATTATTCCTCTTATAGTAATGGCGGAACAGAATAAATCCTGTTCCAACAAACATACTTTATCTTTTATGTTTTTTAGCTTTTGCAATACCGAAACCAACAACAAAAGCTGTTGCGATACAAACGACAAATGCTCCGATATTTATAACAATCATTATTTGTTACCTCGTCTACGTCTCATTTCTGCCAGAATATCATCAGCTTCGCGATTTCTTTCTTGTGCTTCCATTCTACGGTTCATAGCTTCAGAACTGGTATCATATGCAATTTGAGCACCCGCAGCACGTTCTCTGGTTCTCTGCGCACCCTCTCTTACTCTTTCAAGCATACGATCACTTTCACTTGAACTTGCACTTGCATTCATTCCCTCATGTAAAGAAATAATCTGCTGATCTGCTTCCATCTGGTAAACCGTTCTTTCTTTCTCTTCTTTGAGTTCATCAAGCTCCTGCTTAATTGCATTGCGGATTTCTTCCTGCTGTTCTTTTGCTTTTTTGTACTCTTCGATAGTTTCCTTTAATGTATTGATTTTTCCCTGAACGGTAACTTTTTTCATTGCATACTGCCTGGCATTTTCTTCATCACCAGAGTCAAAGCAACTGTTAATGGATTTGTCAATCTTCATTAACTCTTTCTTTAAGTCGTACTGCTCTTTCTCTGCTTCATCCAGCTTCCCGGCAATTTCTGTATATGACCGTTCTGCATTGCTGTATAAAGTTTCTTTTTCTCTAATTGCATTGTTGAAATAATCTCTTGCACCATCTGGTGTAGAAGCATCCTGTCTCACTACTTCTTCGGTTCTTCCTCTAAACTTGATTACAAGCTGTTTGAAGAATGTTTTATTGACTATTAGTGCCACTACTGCAACAACAACCAAAAGGCAAATACAAAAAATTACTACGTTACTTGTACCTACTGTCATTTTACGCTACCTCAATTCCAAATTTTTCACAGAGTTCTTCAAGCCCTCTTACAACACCCTCACCGATTGCGTGGAATTTCCAATCATTTCCATCACGATAAATTTCTCCGGCAATAATAGCAGTAGAATTTCCGAACTTTTCTTTAAGATCATATCTTGCGATTTCTTTTCCATTCTTGTTATTAATAACGCGAATGTATGAGTTATCAACCATTCCAAAATTCTGCATACGGCGTTCTGCTTCAAAGATAGTTGCACAAAATACAATTCTTTCTGCATATTTTGGAAGTTTTTCAAGAATTACCTTAATAACCTCATCATCTCCATCGCCAGATCCGGTAAGATTATCACCACTATGTATAACACCACCGCTCGGATGTTCAAGGTTATTGTAGAATATAAAATCTTCATCGCATCTTGTCATCCCTGTTTTTGTAACAACAAAAGCGGATGCATCTAAATCAAAATCTCCATCATCATCGTATTTTGCTGTGTCCCAACCAAGACATACGGAGATTCCGTCTACAATACTATCTTTTGATAATACAACTCTTTCTCCCTTTTTAAGACTTACTGACATGTTACTTTATCTCCTTCCTTATTTATATCTTTTTGCCATATCTGGAATACTGCTATCATGCGTTCCTTCTCCGATGGCTTTAAACTGCCACTCGTTGTTTTCATCACGATATAATTCACCAACAATAAGTGCTGTACATCTGTTATAATCATCTGTAAGATTGTAGCGACAGATTTCTTCTTTGGTCGCATCATCTACGATTCTTGTATAACAGTTTTTAATCATTCCAAAATGCTGCCCTCTTACCCTGCAGTTATAAATATTCACAGCTACAACTAACTTTTTAATATCTTCTGGCATTTTCTTCAGATCAATTGCAATCTGTTCATCATCATTCCTTTTACCTGTTCCACCAACAAGGTTGTCGCCTCTGTGCTTAATACAACCGCTGTCATGTGTAAGGTTTCCATAATAAACAATATCATCAGATCTTGTCAGACCGCATTCTGCAACTTCTTCTGTTTTTGTTTTTGAGAAAATCCCGAACAGCCCAGATTTTATTTTCTTTGAGATTTGTTTTGTAGATTCACGAAGTACGAACACAGAAGAATCACAATCAATGCTGTTTCCATTCTGTGCCATATCCCATCCAAGTCCTACAGTTACATTTGCCAGTTTCTCTACTGCTTTTGAAAGATTTACTTTTTGTCCTTTTGTTAAACTTACTGCCATTCTTTATTTCCTCCTACTTAAACCCCGAAGCTATTGCAAAGTGCCTGTAAACCGCCAGAATATCCCTGTCCGATTGCATTGAACTTCCATTCTCCATTGTGGCGGTACAGTTCGCCAAGAACCATTGCTGTCTCTGTTGAATAATCTTCTCCCAGGTCATAACGAATCATTTCTTCATTTGTTTCTTTATTCACCATTCTAATATGAGAGTTTGAAACCATACCGAAGTTCTGTAATCTTTCTTCTGCCATATAGATAGTTACAGCAAATGCAACTTTTTCAATATCATCAGGAATTTTTGTCAGATCAACAATAATCTGCTCATCATCTCCATTGCCTGAACCAGTGAGATTATCTCCCATATGCTGAACTGCGCCACTTGGATGCTTTTTATTGTTAAAGTATATAAAGTCTTTATCACTCTTTACTTTTCCATTTGCACCGAGAAGAAATGCTGATGCATCCAGGTCAAAATCATCACCATCGTACTTATTTGCATCCCAGCCAAGACCAACGATAATCTGCTTTAATCCTGCGTTTCCTTTTGTAAGATCTACTTTCTGTCCTTTTACTAAACTTACCATAATATTTTCTCCTTTTTATTGAACTTTTTTATTTTATTTCTTGTTTAACCAATCTTTATACTGCCGTAAAATTTCCGTATAAAGCTGTTCATCATTGAGCTTATCCATATCCTCTACTGCCGTAAATCCCGTATTATCATGTTTTCTTCCGTTGAGATTATCAAGCCGTTTGAGATACTCAAATTTTTCTCTACCAATTCCGATGAACTGGACAAAAATATTGTACTTGGATAATTCCAGAATGATCTCATTTGTTCTTAATTTATCCTCATTTTCTCCGTCTGTAATGAAGATAATAAACGCTGGAGTTCCGCTCGGCTCTACGTCCTTATAATATCTAACTATATCTCTAAGCACCGGTGCATATTCTGTACCGCCCATACTCATTCCAGATTCCAGCATAACGTTTTTCACATATTTTTCGTAGTTACTCTTTGAAACCGCAACAAGACTTTTATAACCGTTTGAAAACAGCCAAGATTCAAGTCTTCCATTGTCATCAAATTTTAATGCAATCGGAAGTAATCTTGAAATAGTTCTCTGCAATGAACCATCGTGAAATACTTCTGACATTGAACGAGAATAGTCCATAGCAAGTGCAACTCTAGCAATATGTTTTGTCAGATCTACTTTACTTTCTTTTGACAGATTTACCAGAACTTTATTTAAGTTCTCTTTTGATTCATTGATATTGATGTCATTATGCGTCTCAACTTCCGGTGTATCTTCTTTTCCAAAAATTTTACCGAAGAATCCCATTTTTATTTCCTTTCTTTTTCTAGGAGTGGCATTTTCTACCACTCCATTTATTATCTACTACTCGAAATGAAATAGGGTATGCCATAACAGTTAAAAGGATAAATGGCAGAAACTTTGTTACACATGCAAGCCACAACCCTACGGCGTAACAACCCAATGTTATATTTTCAATTTTCTTGTACTCTTTATCTCTTTTAACCATATGATTTCCTACTTTCTTCTAATGATTGCTTTTCTCACAAGATCAATCGGAATAATTAAGAATGCCAGAGCTACCGTTACACCCCACTGTAAAAGTGTCATTGCTGTACATCCCATGATTTCCCCACCAAACTGTGCAAGTAAAAATGTAATGGCAAAAATCGCAATTGCTATCTCTACAAAAAGTTTGTTCTTGCCGATTCCTTTAAACAGGTTAAATCCATCTGTTCTAATATTGAAACCGTTGAATGTTGCCATCATCACAAGTAATGCAAATCTCGCTGTTGCATAAACTTCTTCGTTATTTCCAAATATATTCTGTATAGCTGGCAATAATGTGAGTCCAAAAATTCCTATAAATGCCACAACTGATACCGCAATCTGACTAACAGTTTCTTTTGATAACAGTTTCGATCCTTTTGGAATAGGCTTTTCTTTCATATACTCTTCTTTTGCTGGTTCTCCACCAAAGGAAAGAGAATTAAGAGAGTCCATAACGATGTTGATTACAAGAATCTGCACCGCTGCAACTGCTTCTACAGCCATAATAATCGGATATAAAATACTGAGAATTACCAGACCTACATTGATAGGTAGCTGGAATTTCAGGAACTTCATAACATTGTGCATGAATGTTCTTCCAAGAAGAACTGCATCCGTAATTGATACAAAATTATCATCTGTAATAATAATGTCCCCGGCTTCTTTGCACACATCTGTTCCAGATCCCATTGAAAAGCCAACATCCGCAGCTTTTAAAGCTGGTGCATCGTTTGTGCCGTCACCAGTCATACCAACACAAAGCCCAAGTTCCTGTGCCAGTCGCACAATTCTCAACTTTGTATTTGGTGTAGCTCTTGCGATAACCTTGATATGTGGTAATTTTTCTTTTGCTTCTTCGTCGGATAATGTATCAAAATCAATAGCTGACATCGCAATATCTGTGTCATCTTTGATAAGCCCGGCATCTTTCGCAATGGCTTTTGCTGTGTCAATGACATCACCAGTTACCATCATAACCTGAACACCTGCATCATGCATTCTTTCAACTGCTTCTGGTACTTCTGGACGTACATCATCACGAATAGCAACCAATGAAGTAATGATAAGATCATCAGGTAAACCATTTTCCGGCAATGCTGATCTACTATAGCCTGTTGCAATTACTCGCATTGCTTTTACCGTGTATGATTTTACAATATCTTTTAATTTATTTCTTTCAACTGTATGTGTGCCATTTTCATCTTCATATGAAACAGCTACATCAATCAAACGCTCTGGTGCGCCTTTATAGTATGTAATCTTTCCGTCTTTTCCATCAGTTTCAACTGCACTGAATTTATTTGCACTGTTGAAGCTCTTTGCATTCGTTACTTTTACAGAATCAGTGATTGTTTTATATTCATCACTATCAATCATAGTAAGTAATGCTCTTTCTGTTGCATTTCCACCTACAATGTTTTTATTCTCGTCATACATAGCACTGCTATTTAACGCTACATTCAACTTGAATAAGCTATCCACCATTGTTCCACTTGTAACTTTTTCTCCGTTACCCATTACATTTTCAACTGGAACAAGTTTTCCGACTGTAAGTGTTCCTGTCTTATCAGTACAAAGCAACTGAATATTTCCCGCTTCCGGAATTTTATTCGTATGTTTTGCCAAGACATTGTGCTTAATCATAATCTTCGCATTCTGTGCTGTTATAAGATTAATGATAAGTGGTAAACCTTCCGGCACTGCTGCAACAATAATGGTAAGTGCGGTTACTGCAATAGTAAGAATATTCTTCAGAACTCCAATCCAACCAATTCCAAAATATTCTGCAACGCCACCATACTGAATGATATTTGTGATGATTAACGCTACTACAATAATTGAAGCTCCAATATACCCGAATTTGCTAATCTGTTTAGCAAGATCCTCTAACTGAATTTCCAACGATGTTTTTGTTTCTTCGATTTCATCAATAGTTGAGATTGTTTGACCGTTTACCGTATTAACTCCAACATTGGTTACAATCATTTTTCCCTCACCGTCAACCACTGTTGTTCCGGAGAATAATGCATAATAATTTACATAATCATCTGAATTTGCTTTTCTTTTTCCACCGATTTCGATATGTGGATTTCCTTTATTCCAGGCACTTTTTTTACATGGCTCAGATTCTCCATTTAAAACAGAATTATCTACTTTTAGATTTCCTTCAACAAGATATCCGTCTGCATAAATAGCCTCACCTGATTGAACAATAACCAAATCTCCAACAACAAGATCATCAGTGTTAATATGTTCTATCTTTCCATCTCTAACCACATTGCAATAATGAACCGATGTCCTATCCCTTAATTCTTTCTCGCTTTTCTGGCTTTTTAAGCCTGTACTCATTCCAAGAAGCGCAATAGCAAGTAATACTACTGCAACGCCAATCGGTTCTGAATAAGAACCCTGTCCAAACACTGCAATAACTGTGAACACAATCATCATGGCTAAAAGGATCTGGTTTATGTGATCCTTAAATGTTTCCATGAAGAACTGTAGTCCAGTTTTCATTTTTTTCTCTGGTAGCTTGTTTGTCCCAAATTTTTCTCGGTTTTCAACCACCTGTCTACTTGTTAGTCCTTTTTTCATCTTGTTTCCTTTCTTTTATTTTGTTTATCTTTATCTATATCAACAGTACAGGTTTTTATACCTGTACTGGAAATAACAACGACATACTCTCTAAGTATGTGTTCTTTTACAGGAAATGTACACGAAATATCAATATGCCATTTATCATAAATAACATACCAGTTGAATTTTACATTCCACCACTTTATTGATAATATATATGTTCCTGATTGAAAATAATTTCCTGAACTTCCAAACGGTTCAAAAAATCTAAAATAATCTCTCCCATATATAAAACCAAATACAATTATTAAACAAATTACTATTTTTACCACCTTCTATATAATATCACCGTTTCTTTTGTATGTCAACTATTATTTCTTTTAACTTATTGATTATTTTTTATATCTGGCATCTTTTTTGTCTCTTGATTTTAAAATAACGCTGCGATATTTCTCATAACTTTTTATGGACACATATTTTCCATTTATTACGTCGAAGCACTGTTCCCCTCTTGCCATTTCATATGCGTTTGCCGTAATTACAATGTATACTTCCTTATCTTTATGAATATCTAAAATCAATTTAAAAAGTTCATCTTTTAATTCAACAACATTGTCAATGCTAAATCCGCTGTCTACTGCATCAGCAAAAATCCAATATTCGTTATCATTCGGATTATTCCGGAACATTGATCCAATCATTTTCGCAAAGTTCCCCATGTTTAATGCTATGTTCTCTCCCTCACTGGAACACATGCTTGTTGCAAGAAATGTAATATCTCCGTAAAATCCGGCTTTACTTCTTGCATTGCTGCCGCCATCCTTTAGATTGTCAAACATCACGCATGGGATATTTTCTTTTTGTACAATTCCGTATAACTGTTTCAATAGTGTTGACTTACCAGCACCATTACAACCAACCAAAACCGTAACACCAGGAACAAGTTCTATCGTGGCTTTATTATACATTTTGATACCTTCACCATAGGCATCATTATCAATTTTGAATTTCCGTCCCATAGTTTTTCTACTCTCCATAAACTTGTACTGTACCATCAGCATTATATAATGGTGTTATACCAAATTTATAACCAGATTTGGCGATAAAATATTTCACTTTGGTATCTTTCGCATACACAATCCTATAAATTGCTCCTGAATCATCCCACTCTGTTATAAGTGTAAAATAGTTTCCACAAAGGCTATACTCTGTATTATCCTTTTGCCCGGTTACTTCTTGATATGTTTTTCCACATGCCGTACATGTAGTACATAGAATGAATATAATAGCTGCAAAACAAGCAACTTTGTTAATAATTTTCTTTCTCATTTATTTACCTCTACTTTTTATTGGTGTTCTTACCAGTGACGAAGCTGTTGTATAATCACCATTCTCTTTTATGAGAGTCAACTGGCATCCACCCATTACTTCATAAGTAATTTCCTTTTTGTTATCAAGAAAAGCAAGTGCTTCATCTGCATCTTTAAAAACTTCCGGATAAATAGTTCCGTATGGATATGAAACCCACTGGTATATATCATGTCCATCAAAATGTCCACTGCCACTTCCACATAACATAAATGTGTTCACATGTTTTCCGGATTCAGCAGAAAATATTTTTACAATTCGTTTCATGTTTATTTAATTCGCCTTTCTAAAATAAATTTCCTTGACTGTCTACCAGTCCTTCATATCCGCACCATTTACATCTGCAATGCAATGACGCTCCATCAAAACCAGTTGTTTCATAATCTTTCATATGACAATGCCAGCCTCTCTTGCAATAAATCTTTTGTAACGGTTTTACATGATTTGCTATGGCATATCCAATCCCGTCAAGAATAATAAGTGACATTAAAATTACACCTACAAATAAACCAATACTCACAATTACGCCAACCTCCTTTCTGTTTTTTAGTTTTATTTACTTCTCTTAATCCATTTCATGATTTATATTCCTTATCAAAAGCATAATCACTACAAGTCCACTTCTCACCTCTATATACAAATCCATACATGTCTTTAAATTTTGGATGTGTATATACGTCTACAACTGCGCCTTGAACTTGTTTTGCTACACCTATATTTTCTCCTTGCTTAATATGTTTAATCATATTCGTCACCCATTATAATTCTCTCCGTAGACTGCTATTTCTGGTTTACCGTTTTCATCCAATACGTAATATGGCATTGTAGAAGTTGAATATGAACGCTCAGTATATACATACACAATTTTTGTATCTTTATCATACATAAATATTTGATCTGTAGCATTTGTGTTACTATCTGTATAATGATTTCTTTTAATTTCTATAAATTGTCCATAATAGCTAACTTTTTCACCTTTCTCATTTATAACTTCATCACCGCCACATCCAGTAAACGAAAGTGCTAATCCAGATACAAGCAATCCAATCAATAATTTCTTAATTTTCATTCAACTACCATCCTTTTCTTTAATTCATTCAATAAGTCATCATTGGAAAGCTGCTCTACAATTTCCTCTTTAAAACAGGTTTCAACTGTATAACACAATTCCCCATCTTGGTCTGTATATACATCGCTTATCCATGATGTTCTTTTCGATGGCACTTGAAAAATTGTTAGTTCACTATCTTTTGCCTGTAATAACGCAATCACTTCATTCCGATCATTCTTTATTTTAATTTTCATAAAATCCTTTCTAAATACTATATTCGGTATTATAATTTCAAAATATAGTAAATTCCTTATATTTATATTTTATACAAATTATACACTTTTAAAAGAATGAAATCAATGCACTACTTCTTATCTTCTAATAGCGTTTATGGATGCGTTTTGCTTAACTCTTTTAATTTAACTAGATAAATTAAAAACAGCTCCCATCTTTTTGATAATTTTATCTGCAATAGCATTTAGGTGATGTTCTCTTTGCTCTTGGTTCTCAAATTCCCCAGTATATCCATCACCAATATTTGCAGTATAAATATACTCACCACCCACATCCGGATATTCACAGGTCAAGCCACCCCAACGTAACCTAACATATCCGACCATTCTTCCATTTTTATCAAAAACATCGTATTGCTCTGGACATGCACTACAAGTCATCACGAAATTTAAGCCTTTAATCTCCATATAACACCTTTTTTAAAACCTTTCTTATTCTCTCCGGTCTGCCTTTTCCTTCTCCAAGTTCACTGACTAACTCTGAATAAAGTTTCATGTATAGATTATCATTCAAATGTGATTTTCCGGTTGCTGAATACATGCCTAACATATTTATGCTCTTTATGCCTATTTCTTCATCACAATTTACTTGTTCTTTTTTCTCAATCTTCCACACAAAATAGCCGTTTTCATAAAAAAGCTGTATCGCCTTAATTATGTCACTAGCAACACATTTACCACTGAAACGATAGCCTTCTAACACAGTAATACCACTTACCTCATACTTATGTTTGCTCATGTTGTTCTCCTGTTTATCCGAAGTAAATAGTTGCTAATTTTACTGATTAATTCACTATTCATGACTATAAACTCCTTTATTTAAAGCGATTAGGGAATTTCCGCAAGTTATTCTATCTTCATCTTCCTCTTTTGAAGGAACAAATACAATAACGCCCCACCCTCTGTCAACTAACGGCTGCTCAAATTTTTCATATACATCAAAGTCCGTTACAATCTCATATCCTTCTGAAACCGCTTCTACCGTTTCATGTATCGGTGTGATCTTGACAATACACTTTTCTTTGTCGAAATATTTTTCCATTAAATCCGGATCAAGATTGCTTTTAGATGTTACCGCAAAATTTAATGTGTATTTTCTATTTTTTGGCTTTGGAAGTTCGTCAATAATTTCTCCAATTTCTTTTAACGATAACGACATTCCTCTGAACATTTTATTTCTATCATTTTCATCAAGTGTATTGATGGAAAACTGCAGTCCGAAACCATCATTCCCACCATATACAAATCCAGTCTCAACCCATGAACGTAAAAATACTTTTAAATATTTATTCGATTTTGGCATCATAGTAGAAACAACTGGATGATATGTGTCAAACATAATATCAGATTCAGCAAACATTAGCATTGTGGCAATATATTTCGCTGATATAATTACATTCGGATTAAAAGTAGGTTCTCCCATTCTTGCATAATGTATATTTAACCTCTTTCCATGTTTGATACCAGACAAAGAGATCGCAGACATAATTTCTGTAAGCAATTCTGGAAGGGTAGCATTGCCTCTAAATCCAAGTTTAGGGCAATCACAGAAGTTACACTTCATAAGACAACCTTTTTGTGAAGATACAGTCACAACCAATTTATCCTCAAGTGCTACCTGCCTATGCTCAACTTTTTCAATCCGCTTATCATATCCCATAAATGAAGCCTTAATGTTGTTTTCTTTGCCATAGTCCCCCACAAACAAATATTCAAGTCCCAGTTCTTCATCTGAAATAATATTTCCAGTTCTTGTTTTTGTAATTACTCTACTCATTTATTTATCTCAACTTTCTTTCAAGAATAGTATTCACCAGTTTTCCATCTGCTTTACCCTTAACCTGTGGCATGAGAACTTTCATAATCTTTCCTTTTTCTTTTTTGGTTGGACTATCTAATTCCAAATCCTTCAGTACATCAGAAATAACCTTTTCAATTTCTGCTTCATTCATCATCTGCGGCGCGAATTGCTGCAGAACTGCCAGGCGGTTATTACACTGTTGAATAATGTCCGTTCTGTCTGCCGGTGTCATTTCCAGTGTTTCTTTTGTCTGTTTGATCTCTTTCTGTACTACTGCATCCTCTTCTTCTGGTGATAAAACTCGCATTTTATCAATTTCCGCATTCTTTAAAGCTGCCAGAAGTAAAGCTAATGTATCTTTTTTCTCTTTGTCTTTTTCTTTCATGGCTTTTACCATTTCATTTCTGACTAATTCTTGTTTACTCATATCATTCTCCAATTCTTTTATTCTTATCATCTTATGAAAAACTCATAAATTACTACTGCAGAACCTGCAATACCAAAGAGTTTGTAGATTAAATCAAAAATCTTCATTCCCATTGGACTCTCCTTTCTATAACAAAAGAACACTTAATTCTTGCCAAATATTCCCAGCCATTGTATAATTAGAGAGTCCAATGTTTTACTCACGTTAAGTTGCTACATAACGGAAGAATGGGTGGGATGGGTGTTGCAGCACCCGGGACTAGAATAAGTGTTCTGTATAGTAATATACAGAACATTTGTTTTTTTGTCAATATTCAATTATAAAATTTCAACTTTGTGACATATTATATCTTTTTGATAAGCTATTTTGCAAAAATATAAAATTTAAGCAGTTATGTAGATTCATCTATCTACTGTTTTGTACCCTTGTAATTTTGTAATAATAAAAAGTCCCGCCTGATGCTTAAAGGTCATAGGCTTCAGTTTTGTACCCTTGTAATTTTGTAATAATAAAAAGCGTCAAATCTTTTACAAAGGCTTTTGTGAGTAAAAGTTTTCTCACATTGCGGACGCAAAATCGCCCGATATTGATTCCAATATTGTGTTTAAATTACATATATCTAAAACGAATATGATTCAGAGCTTATATAGCTTGTGCCTTTAGATACATGTTAAATTACATATATCTAAAACAGAATATGCTATTGAAGATCACACACAAGCCTTTAGATACATGTTAAATTACATATATCTAAAACCTTAAATCATACAACATATGTAATTTACTATATCTTTAGTGAGTGGGATTTCCCTCACTTTTCGGCAGAAAGGTCTACCGTTAAACAAAATTATTTCTTTTTGTTTTTCTTATTTTTCTTCTCGTCTATATCTGACCAATCAGTAGAAAGTGCAATATTTCTAGCTGCGTTGAAATCTGCATTGACTTTTTCTCCAAAATTTTTACATTCTGGATTTTTACAAATGAAAGTTGCTTGGTCTATTCTTTGACCGTTTTCCCAATGTCCACAACAACTACAAACCTGCGAAGTGCGATATGGATTTATTTTTCTTACTTCAATTCCATATTTTTCTGCCTTATATGTAATGTACTGCTGAACCTGATAATATGACCAATTACTTAGAATAAACTTGTTTTTCTCGTCATCACTATATCCTTCAAGATCTTCAAGATTGATATACTTCGCATTATTTTTAATCGCAAAATCAACAACTTGTTTGCTTACATAGTGACTATAATTTTGAACCCAATGTTTTTCATACTCCGAAAATCTATTTAATGCCCGGAGTTTCTTTCCTCTGCCATGTCCACCAGAAGTTTGACTAAGGCTTTTTTGCAATCTTCTTCTTTGTGCCTTGATTTTTGTTCTTACCCGTAAAAAATCGTTTGCATTACCAATTGATTTCCTAGAATAACAGTTTGTGTTTAATGCACACACTGCTGGAATTGCCAAACCTAAATCAACACCAACCACCTTGTTTTCATCAAGTTCTTTAATTTCCTTTGGCATTGTTAACGATAAGTTCAAAATGATATCTCCATCATCAATTTTGATACTAGAACCATTCACTTTGTATCTTTCTTCAAAAATATTCTGTACAACATTTCTTAATTCTGCCGATTTATATGGATTTCCAAATACAATCTTAAATTGGATTTTATTAACCCATTTGATAAATACTTTTAAATTTCTGTCCGTATAAAGATTATCCAGAAATTCCGTGTAATTTTCATATCCATGAACAAAAACAAGATCACGACCTCTTGTAATAAGAGGAACTGTCCGTTTGTAATTCGTAATATTGCGTTCTCCACGTGGTAGTCCATTCTTTATTGCTATTGAAAAATCCTGCTTAACTTTTTGAACTACCGCAGATTTCGTATCACAACCTTTAGCAAATTCAATATCACATAAGTTCGGATTGGAATTTGACAAAATTGATTTTTGCGCCTCTTTAAATTCAGCACTACTCAAATCTCTTTTACATTCGTAATACTTACTCGCCAATTGTCCCATAAGTATATTCAACGCATTATACTGCGAATATTGTCCATTTCTAATATAATCATAAACCCTCTTAACCTCCTCTTTTCCACCAATCGGTAATAATTTAAGTTGTCTAGTTATTATATATTTATCATTGCTCATTTTTTATTTTTTATCCTTTATTCATATTTATTTTAATTTCATATGCTTCTAAAACAGAACTTCTTAACTCAAATGTTCAGTACCTATATAATTTCATAAGGTTCTAAAACCTTCTGATCTCCGGCAATATTCACCTTTAGTTCAGTACCTATGTAATTTCATAAGGTTCTAAAACCGCTTCAAGCACTTCTTTTGATAGTTCAGTACCTATGTAATTTCATAAGATTCTAAAACCTCAAATCTATATTCAATTTACATAGGCTTTAATGAGTGGAAATTCCCTCACTCTTTGGCTCGCATATATTCTTCCAACATATACGTAGGTTTCCCTAGCTGAATCAGCCACAATATTTCTATTGATTCTCAGCCCTGTTTAATCAAGGCTGCATATTACTATTATTATTTCATCATTGCCCCGCAATTCGGGCAAAATTTTGATTATACTTTTTGGTTTGCATAATATTTCTTGTAAACCTTCTTATTGCACACAGAACAATATACACCTTCGTTTGAACATTCATCCAATAAATTCCAATGTCCTACTGGTCTTTTCATAACAACGACGTGGTTGCACTGACTTGTCATCATGCTCGCAATAATCATTCCATGTATCATGGCTTGCTTGCACATATTACTTTCAGGCAATCCTGCGAACACTGTTGATCCGAAAAATTTATCAATTTCTTCTGAACCAATGCAATCCAGAACTCTTTTTTGATATTCAGAAGTATCTACCAATAATTTTTCCATAAACTTTTCTCACCTTTTCAAATTTACACATTTTTCACTGTTGCTAAGATTCCTTCGTCTAACAACTGATTTATATATTGCAAAAGTGTTTCCTGGGTTTCCAAATCTTTTTCTGTTTCAATTTCTTGATAATCGAAGAACTTTTTAAAATTATATCCAACCATACCGCCCCAACAAGTACAATAATAATGTACTTCGTGGTGATAATACGGCTTATCATAAATTCCAATCCATACAGAATTGTCAGTACAATACTTTCTATCTGCATCTGTTCCAATGCTTTTTGAAATACACCAGGCATTTATCACATCATTTCGCCAGAACAACGGCTCTTTGATTTTGGAGCGATCATTCACAACCAATTTGTTAATGTCTGCCGGTTTCAAATGATATTTATTCTTTATTTTTGGCTCTCTCATAGTTTTCTCTAAAATATACCCCAAAGCTCATCATATGGATTTATATATTCACTTGAAATCATACGCTTGCTTCCACAACACTTACACACTGCTTCATGTTTGTCGCCGTTATTAATTACATCACAATATTTCACTTTTAATGGTAAGTGGCAATAATACCCAACTGCATTCTTAGTGTGACCACAAGGGGCTTTAGGTCTTTTCCCAAACAGTTTGAATAATAACCATTGGAATTTTGCATATCTACGTTCATCCAATTGAATTTTCCAAAGTAAAAATCTCATTCATATCATCCTTTTTTGCTATGTATTTTTAGGTCACGACATCCAAGCAGAGACAACTTTCAAATCTTCTTTCTTTACAAGATCTTCCGAAATAACTAAATCATTTTCATTCATTTCGTATATTTCCTTACATTGTTTCTCAATTCTGTCTCTGTCCGTAGGAGTAAATAACCCGCCGCGTCTTATTTTTATCTCGTTACATTTGGCTTCTATTGCATCTTCAATAGGAACACCATTCATACGCATTTCGATAATACCATTACTGCCACAAGGCAAATAGAAATGTTTCTGGCACTTTGTACAAGACTCTTTATAATACGTGTAATTTTCGTGTCCTTTAATCTGAAAAGCACATCCAGAACTAATCCATCTTTCGCTACGTTTCTTACAAAGCGGGCAAAATAATATGTTATTAATTGGAAACATCCTGTTCTTTCCTCCTTGTACCACAATCAAAAGCTCCAACATCTTCCGGATCTACACATTTCACAAAGTCCTCTATACAAGCATCCATATCCTCGAAATACATACTGGTCAACGAATGCGTGAATATTCCAGGAACACGTTCTTCTATGGTTTCACAATCTTCTTTGCAATATCCCCCACCAACCAAAACAAAAACTGTTTTATAGTCTTTCTTATGTTCATCCCAGAATTTCTTTATTGCTTCGAGAAGTTTTACTCTTTCGAGATTTTTGCTGTTTTCGATAACATCTTCTATAACGTTTTGCTCTGGTGTAACCTCAGAACATGCTCCATATTTTTCATATCTTGCAGCATACTCTTCGCTAATTGGCGCATATAAGCCTTCTGGGATTTTTTCATTGTATGCGATTTTTAAGCTAGTTTTTAATCCCGGCAAATCATTTCCTTCAAGCAAAATATCATAACCATGTTCCTGATCCACTTTTATCCTTGCTAATTGGTTGTAAGGAACGATAGTATCTGGATCAATTGCAACTCTTTTGAGTCCCAAATATGCTGACTCAACACCACAACCATACAATCTATAATCATTATACTCTATGTAATATTTCCAAGTATTTTTTGGACAATATGCTGCCTTTGCTACCACAACATAACCAACAGCAATCTCATTTGTGCCGATTATTCGCGCCATATATGTAAATGGTTCTTGTGCATTTGTGGAATCAAAATTATAATGTGGAGTTCCTACTCGCATCATTTTATTTCTTCCTCCTGTACATATTTCGCAAAATCAACAAGCTGCTTTCTTTTACTTTCAGCATCACTGTCATTCGCATAAACATATCCAAGTGTTATTTTAATTGTCTTACATACTCCAATGATGTATCTTAAATTTTCGTCTTTCCCTGAATATTCATGTTTTATTCCGGACACAGCAAGGTCAACAACTGAAAGCACCCAGTCTATAACTGTTGTATCTTTTCCTGCCAGCTTATCAAAAAATCGCTTGTACTTTATAAACACGTATTCACAGGCATATCCAAGTGACTTGAATATTGCGTCACATATTCCAATAATTTCCATAAAAGCTTTATCCTTGTCACTTGAAGTTCCTGATCCGCATGATGATTTTGCAATTTCCAATATGCTATCAGCCCAGTCAATTACAATATTTCCACTCATGTTATACCTTTCTTACCTGAATAAACTTGCCTGTTTTTCAAGCATATGTGCGAAAATTCCGCCTGTGGCTTTATTTACTGCACTGTAAATATTTCTCTGCGTTGCCTCTTTATTGGCTTTACACGCTTTACTACAATATTTTGATCTACGGCAGAGTTTACAATTTCCATCGGAAAGCCAGCGTTCATTGTCAATTGATTTCGTCATAACATCTTTCCTCTTCGTCGTTATCACTGTCAGCAGAAAAAATAATCTCTTTGATTTCATCAGCCTTTTCCTCTGGCAGATATTCTGAAAGTGGGAATAACTTGTCAATTTCTTCAAATACAAAACCAAGTGTTCCAATAGCTCCTATAGCCTGATGAAATTTCGGAATCTCATCAAGAATTTCTTCTGACACAATCTCAGTACAAGCCTGAGCTTTTTCCATAAGGACAAAAAATTCATTTGTCAAAATCTCGATAAGTTTTTTCATATTTTCGGAATCTTTGTTTTCCTGATTAACTGTCGCAGCCTGAGTTGCTTTCATAGGTCTTTTTCTGTAATGCCCGTTTCTATTTCTTCTCTGGTGGGTTCTATTTCCATTGAACTTTTCATTGCTATTCATATTCTAATCGCCCTTTCGTATTATCATATCTTTCATGCTTTACAATTCTTAATGCCTCTGCAGAATCGGAGTCTGGCTCAATGTCGTCCAGACTCGTTTCTTCTTCCTCTGCAATTTGTTCAACTACAGATTTAATATCTTTGGGATATTTTGTGCTTAATACCCTGTTTAGTGTGACAACTATAATGTCGGCTTTTTCATATAATGATTTGCCTTGACCTTTAAGCATTACTGCTTTTCTCAGATAGATCGAATCATCATAATCCCAGTCCATCGACATACGATCCTGGAACTTTACATATATATCACTGTCTGTATCTACACTGGCAGCAGATATAGCTGTAAATACAAGAAGCACAACAAGTATAACTGAAATTACTGTACACACTTTTCTCGTTACACGCTTACTGTAATTCATTTTGTTCTCCTATACTTATCCTTTTGTATTAATGCAGCTAAGTAAATCCACTCCTGAAAACTTCAAAACAACTTGTAACTTTCATATCTTTACCCATTATTTATTTCTATTAACTTCATTTGTTTTTCAGGTGTCTTTCTTAGAATCATATTTTCTAATACAGACACCGAATGAAGATAATATTCATTATTCAGTTTCGTTACTTATAACCTGAAAATTCTCATGAAATATATCCAAATCTGTCTGGAATCCATATTTATCTTCATCAATTACATACACATCTTCGCCCTTAAACATGCATCTGTATGTATGCCCCTTGATGAAATTGCTAAATCTGCCATCTTCCATAAGAACTTTTATATCGTCTTTTGCTTTTGCTATTGCCATTGTACTTTTCAATAGTCTACACTCCAAGTCATAAAATGTTCACATCATTATAATACTGTTCCATGTTTTCATCTTCAAGACCACAATATCTCAATGTAACTTTTGGAGTTGCATGATTAAACATTTCTTGAAGGTGACACAAAAACATCGCGTCATCCTGATGTGCTTTTAACTGCCAATAGCCAAATGTCTTTCTCAATGAATGCGTTCCTACGTTGAAAGTAATCCCTACTTCCTTCGCTGCTCTTTTCAAAATATTACCAGCCGGACGAACCTCAAGGTGTCCATTTCCTTTTCTACTTTTGAAAATGTATTCATCCCTTCCAGGTATTTCCCCGTTTCTTATATACTGTTTAAAATATTTAAGAATAGCTTTTTTGCAAGACTCATTCAGATAGAATGTACGCCACTTGCCAGTTTTTTCTTCTTTTATTCTGATTGCGTTTGCAACTTCTGAATAATTATCCGGGAAAGCCTGTCCCCATGTAAGTTTCAGGAGATCCCCTGCTCTAAGACCAACATTTACACCAACAACAAATAAGAGATCATTACGCCACATCTTTTTCTCAACGAAATAATTGTGCATTTTCTGAAGATCTTCTTCGGTTTTGAACGGATAAACTCTCTGTTCTTCGCCCTCTTTGTAGTTACCTTTTTTCTTTGGCTGTTCCTCAACATGCTTTACAGTAAAATTGATAACCTTTTTATTTTCTTCTTTTAATGCGGATGTTCCATTGATATATGTTATCATAATGCTCTCCTTTCTGATCCTACAGTTCTACTACTTCCAGAATATTGAAAATATCATCATATACAAATACATAATTGTTTTTACATATATCTGTCAGCTTTTTAATAATTATATCTGTATCGTGTTTATTAATTTTTTGATTTAACAAATCGTTTAATTCTTTGTACAGCAAATTATCTTTTAGCACTTCTGATAATTTTTTATCTTTTCCATTCTGGTTGTGGTTTTTAGAAAAACTATTCAATATGTTGATGATTTCGTTTGATTTTTTATCATTGCCTACAACAATAACTGGTATATCATAAGATATATCATAATCGGAGTAAGCTCTTACAGTAATCAAAAACATAATGACCACCCTTCTCTATTCAATGCTCTTTTTCAGTGTTCCAATCCACTTCTGCTTGTTGTAATCTGATGTATCTGAAAGTGCCACATAATTCACTAACTTATCAATATGCTGAATTGTATTGTTTACAGCCAACATAAAGATTTTCTGTTCGTTGCGGCTTTCCAGTGTTAAATATGACTCATCCTGGCACTCTGAATAATCAAGCCCAAATTCGCCACCACTGATAATTGTCTGTCCCATGAAAGTAATGCTCCATGCTTCACGCTTCATTCCATCTGTTTTATAATGAAACTCAAACATCTCTGAGTCTGCATTGCTATGATGGTGGGTTTCTGTAGGATCAAACTTTTCATTGAGCTTGTCAATGATTCTCCCTACCATTTCCATATCTGGATTAATAAATTCTTTTCTTGAAATACTGTACATTTTTTACCCTCCTATTGTTTGATTTCCTTGTAATTATATTACCATATTCCTCCGGCAATTTCAAGTGTTATTTACATTTATTTTGTTTATCTTTCATCAATTCTATCTGCATTTCCCTATAATAATGTACTGTCATTAGTTCCCGGCGAATTTCATCATACATCTTATGCAGCTTCGGATTTACCCATTTCATCCACTCTTTACGATCATCCATAACCATAAGCTTTCTGACCTGTGTGGCAGAAATAGGGATTCTTCCACGATTTACAATAAGCTGCGACATATCAACCACATCTTCTCTTGCGAACCAATGGTTTCGCTCTTCATCATCTCCGGTAATCATCAACTCTGGAACTTTGTAAATATATCTGTCTACATTCTCCAGAAGATACTTGCCCCACTCCGGACGAATATCATTCTCATCTGTTAAATCAGACAGTGCATAAATCATGATTTCCGGCGAATCTCCATATATCTCTTTCAGCATCTTCGTTCTGGTGTTGATATTAAGCGGATTTCTTTCTGTCCCACATTCTTGTGATGATCCTATTAGAATTAAGATCCTGTCGCAAAGTTGTGTCCCCATATTTATGAGCGATTCATGACCTATATGATAAGTCTGGAATCGCCCACAAATTAAACCTACATCATAAGGTTTCATTGTTCTGTTCCTCCTAAAATTCTTGTTTTGTCAAAGTCCAAAAATCAATAATACAAACGCTACTGCTAACATCACGAATGACATCAAAACTAAAAATACTCTTGTACCATCTGCTTTATCATTCATATTTGTAAGCATATACCAACAAGTTAAACTAATTATTGCACTTGAAATACTTCTCATAGTTTTTCACATCCTCCTATTTTAACCCATATCTACGATAAAGCCATTTCTTTCTTCAGCAAAGAACGGTTTATACGGTACATCGTAATCCGGTATGAAACCAATCTTTTTCATCATACTTCCGCAATACGGGCAATAATTATAATTTTCATGTTTCTTTTTGATTTCTTCACATCTTTTACACATATTTTTCCTTTAAATGGAGCTGACGGGAGTTGAACCCGTGTCCGAAATACATACTAACTACACAATCTTTTTACGCAATACCCTTTCATTCGGATATTTATTTTTAAACGTTATCCTAGCGAAAATGAGACAGCTAACCGTTTTCCCAGGTATATACTGGTTTCTTGTCCACCACCTATTTTTAAGAAAAACAGGAAACTTCTGTGGGAATTTCGGCTCTATATAGATTATATCCCACAATCATCTATATAGAGTGCAGCTTACGCCGCCAGTCTTGTTTCTTTAGCGTTTATTTTAATGTTGGTTGTTAGGCAACCACTCCTGCGAATTATGTCCGTTCTGTACCCCGTCGATACCATTACAGCCCCATATTTGTTTAATATCTTCTATTTAAAATAAAGACTCTACATCTCCAACTTATACTACCATTTCCAAGGAATGTCTCAAATTCTTCCACTACTTCATAGCATATCGGAATATACCCTACACCAAGCTGATCTTCGTACTCTCTTGGAATGCAAATCCATTTTCTATCTTTTGATATTGTGCAACTCTGTACTGGCATCCCATCGAAATTATTTTCGTCAACCACCAGAATGTGAAACTTATACTCGTCAAAATCCGGCGTTTTACTTTTTATACGATTTACAATTTCTTCATAATGTCTTGATAGGCTGTCCATCAATTAAAATACCTTTCTTAATATCTATTTTTGCAAGTCCCTCAAATGATTGATATATTGGCAAGCATTCTTTTTTCGGTAATCCATTTCTGCCTTTCTCATATGCAAAATTCACAGTTGTACATTCCAGAATGTCTCCATTCAAGAAATCCTGATTTACCCATCTTCTACGTGGGATTTTTACACTTGTAACTTCTCTTCCATCCAGCATAAACTTAATCGGAAATCCAACAAGCTTAGAATCCATATAGTATTCATATGTGCAAGTTTTCCATACACTGTTTTTGTGCATTGGACATTCTTTATTGAACTCACAGTTTTTAAGAACTTCATTGTATTTTTTCCAACTCTGAAACTCTCTTTTTATCTGTGGAAGCACTGGATCAAAATACTTACATATCTCATGTGCATGAGATTTTATGTAAAAACCGCCTACTACAATTTTGTTTAAAACACATTTCATAGGTCTTGGATCTGTTGGGTTCTTATGTCCCATATCCTTACAATGGCTACAATCAGTGCAGCGGAATACAGAACCAAAATTTTCATACTCGCAACCTCTGCAAAGTCCATCATAATAATAATCTGAAACGTATTTATCACATTTGGCTTTTCCTTCTTTGGTTGCTTCAAAAATTTCATTTTCTTTCCGGCTGTCGTCGTAATGCTCAAACATATCATTAGAAAATCTGGCAGCATCACAATAGCATTCAACGATATATTCCACTTCTCCGTCTTTTTCAACAACATCTTTTACCGTTGTTAAATGTGTTTCAAATTTCCAACCAACAGCAAAAGCAACATATACCATATCACCTACTTTAAACACTGCCAAAACCTCCTAATAATTAACTATTTCTCTTATTTCTTTACCGGGCGTAAAGTGTAAGACTTTTCTGCCTTTTATATAGAGATCTTCTTGTGTATTTGGATTTTTCCCCATCCTACCTTTTCTGTCTCTTGTATCAAATGTGCCAAAATTCACAATTTTCAATCCGCCATATAATTTTACAGCCCTTTTGACTTCCTCAAAAATTAAGGTTGTCCATTCTTCCACTTCTTTTTTTGTGCGTCCAGTATGATCGCTTACCATATCAACGAACTCTCTCTTGTTTATCAAACAACAATCAACATCCTTTAAATATAATAAGCCTTATTGTGTATATCTTTTATTTTTGCTATCTTACATATGTTTAAATGCCATTCCACGCTTTTCCATTAAATCTGCAAGCATGGAACTTCCTCTACCTCTTCCAACGATTGCATAATCTGGAGTAAACACTTTATTTATCTTTTCAAGCATTTCTACTGCTTTTTCCGGTGTTTCTGCCGGGATCATGTATCTATTTCCTGAATTAATAATTGCCAGTTGTTTCTGATTTCCATACGTATCTCCATATAAAAGAGCGATTTTATCTGATTTAAAATTAATTGCTTTGTTCCCAACAAGGATTATAATTCCATCCGGTGCAGATACTTTTACAGTTCTTTTATTGTATTTTCTTGCAATCAGCAGTCCTATGTACCCATCTTTTAAAATAAGGTTTTCAGAAACAACGATTTCTTTAATATCACCGTTTTCCAGATATTTTTCTGTATCTTCCATTACTTTAAGTGGTGACGGATTTGATCTCCTGAATGCTTCTGTTACAAGTATACTGTCAGTTTTAACTATAAACTCTGGCTCTTTTGGCTCAGTCATGTACTCTTTCTTCACCTTAAGAGTAGTAATTGCAGCTTCAGCAATCTCTTTTATAGCTTCCAGGCTTTCGACATTATCAAAATTCATGATTAATGGTGTTGGTGAATTTTCACCATACACACGTGTTCCGATTCCAAGCGGTTTTCCATTTGCAAATTCAATTGAAACTTTATTTGGATCATCAGGTCTAGGATTCATGCCGATATGTATGTCACCTTTTCCAAAATCGCAAACCATTTCCTTGAGTTCCATCTGACATTTCTGTGTAATCATTATTTCTTCCTCCCTATATTTCTATTATCTTCTTTTTGGTATGTCGCTCAATAAATTCATCAAAAGTCATTTGTTCTGCTCGCTTTCTGGCATTAATCGCATCCTGAATATTATCAAAATAGCCAAGATTATAATTTTTTCCCTTAAAAGCTATTCTCGCATACCATTGACCTTTGCAAGTGTGGAACGAAACACCTGTGCATCCAGAAGTATTGTTCTTTTGGATTTTTTTATTCTTAATCCTTCCTAAATTTGTTCCTGTTGCCATTTGTTTCACCTCACATTTTATACATTATCATACTTTTTATTATATGTCAATCATTATTTTGTTTATCTTCTATTCATTTTTATATGGGATTTCAATTTCAATGAAATTCTCTCTATGTTTATACCAGTCTTTTGTAGCTTTTGGACTTAATGCTAAATACGTAGCACTAGCGGACAATTTTGAAGCCTGTAGCATATTCCTTCTTTCGCTTTTATTATTGTTACAATACTTAAAACACCCTTCTGCATTGTACCAAGATCCGTTGCTACACTGTAAACATCCAAATAACTTTATTCCGTCATCTGTTTTTAAGATAACCCCTTTCATCACTTCTGCTCCTTCGATTTTCAAAAAGTTCTCTTTCTTTTTTCTCCACTTCACGTGCTGCATATATCACTGCTATATCCATAACAACCAGCAAAACAGCAATAATAATCAACAGGAGTAATATTGCCTTCATTATTTATTTTCTTCCTTTCTATCTACTGGCTTAACACCCTTTGGTAATTCTGCGCGTAATTTGCTTTCTATAATCTCATATCCGCCAAATCTCTTGTATCTCTGTACGATATGTCCATTTTTAAGAATTTTCTTTGCCGGGATCATAGTCATGCTTTCATTATCGTATATTTTTATTCTTGTAAAACCGGCTTTTCGCATTGTATCAAGAGACTCCTTATAGTCCTCTTCATTTTCACTTTCAATAACAACCTCTTCAAACGACATATATTTTTGATTGATTACTTTACTCATATGTTTACTATGCCTCCTTTGTAATTTTTTAATCTGTTATATTCTGACATGGCTCTCAACAATTCTTCAGACTCATAGAAGAAGAATATTGTTCTTTCTGAGTCCTTATGACTTTTCTGATAATCTTCAAGCATAAATCCTTTTAGAAGAAGATACCCTGCTAACCGCTTAGAGTATATAGGTGTATATGCTGGTGTTCCCATTTACGTTCACTCTCCATTCTATGTTGTGTCTTTGTATAAAGTATATCACGCATTGTTATATATTACAACATTTATTTATTTTATCTTATAAGTTTTTCACAATGATCCAACCTAATTCCTGGTCATACTCTTCATTAAATCCAATGCGCTTCAAAAAATGGCGGTAAACTCTGTGTCGTCTTGCATCAGCTCCACAAACCGCAACTTTATATTTTAAAACTTTATCGCTTTTATTAAACAATTTCCTATCTTGTATAAATTCTTCTAACTTATGATACGCCCAGATTAATCCTTCTGCTCCACATTTTCCAGTGCATTTTGTACATAAATCTCCGCTACCTGTTTCCAATAGCCAGTTCCGTAACATCTTCTTTTTATCAGCAATTCCGAATGTAACAAAGTAGTAGAGCGTTTTTCCTCTCGGATATTTTGAAAACATAATAACTGCAGTTTGCCCGCTTGACAATTTAGTATATTCTATCCACCATTGATTTTCTTTATCATATTCCATTAGTTGCTCCCTTTTGCTATATTGCATTTTACACACATTGTCTGATAATTATACAGTTCACTTGCCCCACCTTTTGAACGTGGGACAATGTGATCTTTTGTCATTAAAACTTCATTTCCTGACTCATCTAAGGCATACAAATTCAGATGATATCTTGCAGCGTTAAAGTCCTTTTCTTTTCCGAAATATTTTCCCTCAATGCCACAGCACGCACACTTTAAGCCTTTTGTAAAAAATGTCTGGAATCTCTGACTGTTCCCTTTTATTTTGTCGCCATTAATTACAGCCATAGCTTTCTTATCTTCTGGCTCGAATAACACATCTTTTACAGCATTGTATACTTCTTCAATAGTCAGATTTTCTTTTCTACGTAACCCTTTATAATAGCCCTCCGGCTTCTTTTTCTTCATAATATCTCCAATCTATGATACTTTCTGATCTCCCCAACGAATAACATATCCGTCATCTGTCTTTTCTTTATACATCAGATTTTGTAGCATATCACTTTCAATTCCAAAAATATCATATATTTCATCGTCAGAAACATCCTGATTCTTCATAAATCTATTTAGCTTATCTTTTACAAGAACCATTTTCAACAAATTACTCTCAATGCTATTTTCATATGTAACGAAATATACCTGCTTAAATCTTGTAGAAGTATAACGGATAAATCGGAAATAATACTGGCTCATACTTGAATTATTCCAATGCAGCTCCGGAATAATACACTTGTCTACAAAATCAATATTCATGCTTGCAGAAAGGCTCTGCTGTGTACTAATCAGAATACCGTTTTTCGTTTTCTTAAGATCTTGCACAATTTTCTTTCTTTGTTTCAAAGTAGTTTCGTTTCCAGTAATGACAAATACTGGTCTATCTGGAAATGCTTTTCTGATTGCTGCTTCATAAGCTCTCACAACCTCAATATGTCTCACGCCAATAGCAACCCTTTCTCCCTGGAAGTCTACCAAAAGAGAAAGAACTGATTTGAATTTTTCCGGCATAACTGATTGATCGTATTCTCTTAATGTCTGCGGCGCACCACAGATTTTCAAAAGTGCAAGTAACTGATTTAAGATCCTTAACATTGCATCTTTTCGGCTATTACCTGTTTTACTGAAAAGATATTCCATCTTATAAAATTCATCAAGTGCAATAGAATAAAGATGCTTCTCTTCATCATTCATACCACAAGTAACCTGTTTGATTTCATATAATTTCTTTCCAGTAATTTCTTCAAACGTTCTTGTGATAATAGTTTTGTTAATCATCCTCTTTAAATAATCTGCATTAAAAATGTCTTGTGTAAACTGGCTAACACCAAACACTGTGATTTTGTCCGGAATATGACTTGCAGTAAAAAGTTTGTAGCCTTTTTTGTATGCTGGATATGGCTTCATATAGTATTCGTTATTTTCCCACTCCAGTTCATTATCATTCTTTTTATTTCTTTCCTGGATCTCAGGGCATTCACTTAACATATTGATAGAATTGTTATACAGTAATTCAAGCTGCGGAAAAATTTCTGCAATATTATTTCGTGTGCTTGTACCAGTCATAAGTGTTTTATATCTCAAACGCCGAAATGCGTTTAATACTGATTTTGTACGCTTACTGTCCATATTGCTGATACTATCTGATTCGTCCAAAATTAAAACAGCTTTTTGGCAAATAGATTTTACATATCTTTTAATGAATTTATGATATTTGCACATCATATTCAAAGTAATAAGTACGAATTGTCCCGGCTTAATATTCTGGATATCTGCCAGGGTTTCAATCATGCAGTAATCAATTCCATACTGTGTCAATACATCATCCCAATTGTTCTTGATTGCAATTGCCGTACTAACAACAAACACGTTTTTAGCTTGTTTCTTTTCAAGTCGATATTTTCCGATTGTGATTCCGGCAAGTGTTTTTCCAGATCCTTGCTCCCACTGAATAAAACTATATCTCTTCTGCAAGAATAAATTAATATCTCTTTTTTGTGCATCATTTAGATGAATAGTCTCTTCGTCATCTGATAATTCAAAATTATCCAACCAAGCTGCAATTTCTCTATCCGGATGCATTTCTTCAAATGAAACATTCTGCGTGTCATATTCTTGACTTTTCTTCTCAATCAGTCGTGCCATCCATTTTGTATCAAACGTTCTTGTTGATACTTCATTAGACAGCACTTCCTGATTAATGTCCAAGACTTCCCCATCCAGCTCAAAAGAATAATTGTTCTTAATTACTCTATTCGCTTTACTTTTAGTTGAGTTCTGCTTTCTTAAGGCAGATTTTAAATGTTTCTCTACATCTGGCTTTCTGATTTTCAACTTTTCCCATTCATCCCATGCAATATGATCCGGCTTTTTCTGGTTGCGATACTGACTCACATATTCGCAACATTCTGCGTATAAATCAGATATACGGGGATTTCTCTTGATATCATATAACAACTTTTCAATCTTATACTGCCAATTAGCATCCTCTTTCCCGCCTCTTACTGTTTCAAGAAAAACTTTTTGCTTTATGCTTTCACGTTTTTCTGTAACTGGCTTTAGGTACTTTTCCCAAATCTCACCGGAAGAAACACCGGATAACAGATCTTTGTTATATCCAACGTTTTCCAGATATTCTGATTTCTTTTGAACAAAAAGAACTTTCGTCTTATAGTTCTCTACACCCAAATGCTTAAAAGTATTCTTGTCAAGTTCTACCTGGCAGATAAAATTAAAATGTTCATTTAATCCGGCAATCATACCACCATCGGAAAACTCATCGGCACAAAACGATAAAGGTACAATAATCGCCATAATTCCGGCTGGCTTCAGCAGTTCTGCAGCTTTTAAGCAATAATAATACTCACTTAAATAGTTCTTATCATCTTTTGACCATTTTAAGTTATATGGTGGATTTCCAACCACATAATCAAATGTAACTTTCGGTTCATAAAAACGGATGTCTGTATTTTCCAGTTTTGCATCTGGATAAAGGTATTGTGCTACCCTGTAAGACTTTCCTTCTATTTCGCATCCATAAAAGTTTGACTCAACCGGGCAACAGCTAGCAAATGCGCCATGACCACAAGTTAAATCTGCCACCAGATCAGTGTTGGAAATATGTAAGCAATTATAAATCCATTCAACTAATTTGTATGGTGTGAAAAATTGCCCCTGCTCAATTTCTGCTTTCGCTTTCTGGTAGTCATAATAACTATTGTAACTGGAAAACTGCAGTCCATGCAGCCCTCCAAGTCCTGTATAAGCATTAAAAATATCATCTTTGGAAATACCCGTTTCGGATTCCGACAGATTATTATTTACAATGTATTCAATTTTTGTATTAATATCTTTCCGCTGATCTTGCGGTATAGTTTCATTTGAATAATTATATTTCATATCTGCCACACTCCTAAACTAATGTATATCCACACCATTCTCTTGCAAAATTCCGGCAAAATTCGCCACTCTGGAAAGTAATGTCAACTCTACCATTCTTATAGAATTTGATATGCTCAACACCAACTGACGGTGCTGAAAATCCATTCTGGAAATCATCATCATCTAATCTTACATAATAACTGTCGTACAATCTATTCAATGAATGAATACATATTTTTTCTTCGTACATATTACATGCAAGTGCATCAAGAAAAGCTGTCAACCATGCGGTACTATGGAACTCATATTCGTCGGAATATCTACTCTTATAACAAGATCCACCTGTATATATAAGTTTCTTTCCACTTATTTTTATCTTCCACTGATCTCTGCCCTCTAAATAACATTTATCCTTTAATGCATCTTTTACTTCTTTCATAGATTTTTCCTGAAAGCTCAAACCACCCAACTGATTGAAAATCTTATCCAGTACAGTATGATAGTCAATTTCATCAATTACCAAATCTTTTACAGGTTCTTTATTCGAATAACGATAAAGCTCTCGATTATAGTCATAATGTTCAAACTTATTTTCTAATTCCACATGATATTTTCTTGAAAAATAAGAGAAAATTCCACTGATATAAGAATCCTGAATCTGGCTAACTCGTTTAGGAACTCCAAAATCACTAACTGTAAAATCAGAAAATTCTTTTCTGTCTTCTTCTGTGTATGTTTCATCCTCTGATTTGTAAATGTCATACACGCTTTTCTGTATCATTAACGCACGTTTATACATTTTCTCTCTACGAGACAACCATTCCTGATCCTCTTTGCTAATTCTGTCTGTTTTCTTGATTTTAAAATTCCCAAATTTGCCAGCTAAACTCATCTTAATATCTCCTTATCTTTATTTATTTTTACTATCGTAAATTGTATAACGGGCTTGCCCCATATAAATTAACAATCTCCTGCAACTTTTGTCTTAATTTTACATCACCAAATCTACTGATTTCCCGCTTAAGATTTTTAACTGCTTCGGCTTTTGTCTTTCCGGTTGCTAATCTCACACCACATTCAATAGAAGAAATTGCATAGGTTTTGTCTTTTAGTTCGTGGATGAAACACGCAAATCCTTTTTTAACAATCTTTTCGCCAAAAACCTTTTTATATTCTTTTCGCTTATGTTCCTTATCTACTTCCAGAATATAAAACTCTTTCAATTCATTTCCGTTATTTTCTTTATTTTCTTTATCTTTCGCCTTATCTTTTACTTTATAATCAACCTTGTTGCAGTAATCGGATTTATGCAGATTATCTATAAATTCTACGGTATCTCTGTTATTCTTAGGCAGCTTTAATCCGGTGACACATTCAAATGTTTTTCTACTTGCTTTATTCCCTGTATACAAACGTTCTTTTAATTTTTCTCTACACAATGGATGGCTGTCGATATTATCAATATATACCAGGAGTTTAAACGCCCCAATAGGGTTCTTAAATTCACCTAATTTATCAATAAAAATCTTTTCCATAGTGTTTGCATTAGAAGTTCCGGAATACATTTCTGCCATAGATTTCTCCCAGGTTTCAAATTCTGCAAGTTCTGTAGCCTGTTTTTCCTCTTCTTCTCTTGCTGCTTCTTCTGCTTGGCGTTCTGCAACTTCTTTTTCTTCTTCCATCTGCTTCTCTTCTTCGATATAAGCATTTACACGTTCTTCTGAAACAAGATCATTTTTAATAAGATACATACAGAAATCATATTCTGTTTTGGTAATCTCAAAGAAAACTCTTGTTCCGGCAAACTCACCATCTTTAATTGTGGAATATACTCTATAGGATTTCTTTGTTTTCCCGTTTACAGTTTCTTCTACAACCTTTGGTTCTCCACCATTTCTAAGATCCTGAAGCATTGCATCCCGGCGTTCCATCACAACACCATCATATCTGAATGCTTTAGACAGGCATTTTTCAATCTTGCCAGCCTGTAAAGCCGTTCTATTGTCTGTAAATCCTAAGAATGAATTGTTATTTGCTAACTGATTTCTACTCATTTTAAATCTCCCTTCGTTTTCTATACTCTTATTATATATTATAAGTTGTGTCTTGTCAATACATTTTCATTATTTATTTTATCTTATTTGTTTTTCTGGTAGCAGTCTTATATAAACCACCACCAGATAATTATTTCAAAAACTCTTCCAGCTTTTTCATATCAAAAGCCCAAAACGTGCAACTATTAATATGATATCTTTCAAAAGCTTTTTTCTTGAGCATTTCATTAGTATAAACTGCCCCACATTTGTTCAATTTACTAAAAAGACTCTTGCTTATTATCGGGGAATAGGTTTCACATAGTTTTCCCACTTCTTTAGTGATGATTTGATAACAAGCACCGTTATCCAAGATTATATCTTTTTCATTTATATCTAATATATCGCGTCCAACTTTTAAATCCATTGTTTCATATCTCCATTTTATTCTCTACTTTATTATACGGCATTATATATTGAATATCAATAGTTTTTATTACTTTTATCGTATATAACTTTTACACTATAGTACCTGTATTATATCCGGGTTCATTATCAGTATACTGTCACAATCCCATCCATATAAAGCAAAGTGTAACTCCGGATCATTGCTTATACTTACGTCAATAGCATCATAAATACCCGCCAGCTTTTCAAAATCCAAGAGTTTCCATGAACTAATGTTTAAATCGTTTTTAACCACTGGTAACTTCTTTAACTCATTGGCAGAATTAATATGCAATACTTTTGCGTTATCTTCTAATGTAAATGTAAAACTATTCTCCGGCACACATTCTCTATAGTTCGTTGATGCACACCAGTCTTTCCATCCAAATGCTGCATCTGTCCTTGAAGCCCAAAATCCTCCATATGGTTTCGTGCTTAGTAGCATATTTGTAATATTTATAAACAAATCTTTATCAAATACTTTACAGCCATAGTGAACATATTTTTCCATTAATTCTCCATTTTTCTACATCTATAAAATTCTCGTTTTAACTATTCTTATTCAACGATAACTTCATAACCACCATCTTTTTCAACTCTTCTGTTCCATTCTTCCATATATTCCAGCAAAGTGATACCTTTTAGTGGTTCTTTGCCACATGCCAGAACTTCAAATAATTCTTCCATAGATACATTCTTTAAATTATTCATGGTATACCTCTATATACTCCCTTCTCCATTTTCTATTTTTCTGAAACTTCGATCTATAATCATATGATCTTATTCTTCTTAAAAAAACAATCTTTCATCACATATCTTCTAAAGTAAACCCATAATAATCCCGAAGGGTTCTTTTTTCATTAAATCCTGTAAATGGCAAACTAATACCTCTTTCCTTCAATAATTTACAAAATTCATAATCACAAGTTTCAGGATATAGTCTTTTATCTGGCACATAATCATAATTCGATTTTATCACCAACTCTCTCATATTTTTTGGTTTTGTATAATCTCCGCTATAATCGTTACCATACATGACTGTATGAATTTCATCATTTTTTAAATATACATGAAATGTTTCTCTTGTACAAGTATAGCCATAAAGTAATGTCCTATCTTTGGTATTTAACAAATCTTTCGCATTTATCAATTCAGCGATCTTATTTACATTTTTAAGAAATTTTAATTCCCTTAATGTCATATTGCCATCTCCATACTTCACCTTGAAAGCAATTTTTCAACTATTCATTTTTCCTCTTTTAATATCAAGCAATTCTTTTAGGATAACTTTTTTAATGTCAAATATTCCGTTCTCCCAAACATCCATCTCTCCGTATTCATTAAATCCAGATGTGCGGATTTCTCCATTATCCATGCAGTTAATACATTTCAAAATATCACAGTGCCCGGTTCTTGCTCCCCATAACCTGACAGAATCTAATACAATTTCAGAATATGTGGCTATAATCAAATCTTCATTTGCTTTAAAATACGTATCACATAATTTCAAAATTTTTTCAGATAGTTTATAAGGGTGTAATGTGCTCTGTTCTGGAAAATACTTTACATGTTCATAATTTCCTGCAAGATACAAATTTCCATTTCGTTGACCTGTAACAATGATTATTTCCATTATATCACCTCTTTAAAACCGTCATTTTACAATAATAAATCCGCAATTTCCGCTACGGATAACTCATTTCTTGCTATCTGTAATGCCTGTAAATCAGTAAGATTATATTTGTCTCTAAATGGAATTACTAAATTACATATTGCTTTTTTACTTACTTTATTACTTCTACATAATTTTTGAAAGTTGCTTTGCAAATTTCCGACTTCTCTCAATAAATTTTCCATAGCATTATCTTGTGCAAAAATTCCATTCAGTTGTAATAACAATTCAAGCTGCTCAATTTCCGTTTTCAGCTTTTTCATTACCAGTAAATCATTAATTGTATTATCCTCATATGTAGGAGAATCCATGTTTTGTATATTTATTTTGAAGTATTCCTGTTTCTTAGATAAATCTTCTTTCAAAGAATTTATTCTTGCAACAATCCATTCATTCATATTTTCGCTCCATAAAACTATTCTTTTATTTGCTTTTCTTTCTATATGAAGTCATATACCATTCCAAAAAGTCACTATATAAATGCCGTTCTGCCTCTTTCCTGGCACTTGCAGCATCTTCTATAGTGTCATAAGTACCAAGCCAGTAAGACTGCTTCTGGAATGTAATTGCAGCTCCCCACTTTCCGTTAGCCCTATGTACTCCATTGACACCAGATGTATTGTCTTTTCTTATCTTTTGACCATTTAAAACAATAGATGCTTTAGTGTGTTTTTCTTTTTCTATTTCATCAGCACATCCGCATGAGCGTTTCCACTCAAGATCAGATGCGGTACATGTAATCGTGTTACCACAATCACATTGGCATACACAAGATAATCCATTTTCTTTTGTAATGCCAATTACTTTTAGCATACCTATACGTTTTCCGATTAGATTATAAGATGTAGAGCATCCACAACTTATACTTTTACCGTATATAAGATGGTATGGTGAAACTTCTTTGATTGTTCCGCACTTGCATTTACATACCCACATCTGTGTGTTATTCTTATATTCGCCCTTTTTCAAAACTGTCCAAAATCCAAATTGTTTCCTAGTAAGGTCTTTAAACGCAATTGCATCTGCATTATAACAATTTTTATTCAATAATTCTCTTCTTTTTTCTTTGATGCATTTTTCACACATTGTTGCGCTGCCACCCTTTAATAACTTTACGGAAACCTGTCTTGTACCACCGCATAAATCACACAAACATTCCCATATGGCATATTTATTTTTAACTCCTACAATTTTCTGCGGAATTAAATGTCCAAAGTGCTGCCCTCGTATGTTTTTGATACGACTACCATTATAGCGAATATATTCATCCATTCCTACTCCATCCATACATCTTCAATGATATTTTCTGAATTTAGTTCAAATAAAAATTGAACGGTATCTCCTTCTATATATGCAATTTTATCGTAGCCGATATTGTCGCTGTCTCCAACATATACAGAACTTTCTCCATCGACTTCGTAATCTTCAAATGCACAGATGATGTCATCTTCGTCAAATTCATTTCCGATAAGTTGTCTTAAATTATTTAATACCATATCACTTGTCATATTTTTGCCTCACCTATAATTCAGTGGCGCACCATCAAAACGATACGCCACATATCTAAACTATTCTATTCCTCTTCATTATTTGTAAGTTTCAATTCTTCGGCAAAATACTGTTCAAAATCTTCTTTTAACACTGCAATTCTGCCGTTTACCTTGTCTTTCTTGATTGATCCAGTACCACAATTCTCTGCATATTTGCAATCCGGGCTGTACTTTCTGGCGAACTGTTCAAACCAGCTATAATATTCGCTTGGAGTAATTCCGGAATTAATAGCCTCATCAGCCATATAAATAAACATCGGGATATTAATTACCTTCATAAACTTCTCTTTGCCGTCAAATCCTTCTTCCAGATAGTCCATGATCTTCTCTAATCTCTCACATTTTGCATCTGAATAGTTATCATGTAAAGATTCTGCATAGCTTATAACACAACCTTCTGAAATAGATGTGAGTTCATAATCACCGTCTTTTACGTCCAGCAGCATCATTGACTGTATAAATGTCTTTTCGTCTGCTGCTCTTCGATACTGTGCGCCAGTGAAATGACAAACCTCTGTAAAGAACCTTCTATTAACCATCTCTTTTACAAATTTAGCCAGCTTCATACCTAACTTAACATTTGCAATCTGCGTTTTGCTTAATCCAGATCCGTTATTAAGTCGGTAAAACATTTCTTCAATTTCTTCATCTGTACATTCTTCCAGATTATAAATTGTGAAATTATATGAACTGATAGCCGCCTGCAGTTCTTCTGGGAGTTCAGAATATTTTAATCCGGCAATCTGGTAGATATCACCGTCTATGTCAACGTCGGGAGTCTGTTCATGTAATGCAAATTCATCATTCATAAAATCAAACATTGTTCTCAATCTATGCTGACCGTCAATACAAGAATAATTAGATACCGGTCTGTTTCTGGAATCTTTTGAACCCTTATTCTCTTTAATCATATAAAATGGTGGAATAACAAACCCAACCAACATAGAATGTGGCAGCAGACTTTTTCTCCAATCATCCCACATTCCATAACGTCTCTGAATAGGGCAATCAAAATCTAATACATGTGACTTTTCATACATTTTTTTGAGCTGCATTAAGCTATAAGGAATAGTTGACTTTTTCATAGTAAATACCTCCGTATTCTTATTATAATATATTTTTGTGAGTGATCCAAGCACAAGTTTACTGCACTCGTTTTAACATAATCCCAAGTGTGGCGGATCTCAATGTCTGCCCTGGCTCTAACATTCGTAAATACTTCCTAGTGAAGTTGTCTTTGTAGTCATCGTATTTAAGCGGGTTTCCTTTTAAATCTGTAAGCTCAAATACCTTTCCTGTAGTCGTTCTATGTACTGCATATTCTTCCATTATTTGCTTTATCTCCTATAAAAATAACTTTGTTTTGCGATTATTACTAATCCACTCATGGAATCGCTTGAGTCTGTATAGTTTCCATTTAGGTACAATTTGTACTTTCTTGTAAATGCGAACTGCTCATATACAATGATACATTTCTCATTTGCACTCTTCCAGTAAATCGGAAGCCCCTTATATTTCCCCAAATACATTGATTCTATTTCCTCTCTAACATAAAGACTAAACCATCTTTGTATGTAATCCTGAAATTATAGGTCTTTTCTAACCAATCATTAAAACCATCGTCATAATACATTTTCTGCACTCCTGGCTTGATATTGTCAAGCAATTCAATGAAACATCCGGTTATTCCAATGACCGATTCTGCAATAACTAATGGTTTTTCCATGAACGCCAATGGAGATGCAACCGCCAAAAACTGACACCTATTAATATTAGGGTTACTACTACTATCGAATCTTTTTACAACAATCGCCGCATTTTTGCAATTTCCGTTAATAAAGCTATTATAAAACTTGTTTGCATTTTCTTTTCTTTCCTTTTTAGTTGTTCTCATGTTTACCTCCTATGCTACCTTGTAAATAGTGTTTAAAAATGTTACTTTCATTTTTGTCTGATTTGTGTTAGTAATAATCTTAACAATACCTTGCGTAGAATGATATTTACCAATTAAGCACCCTTTTCCGGCTTCTCTATACTTTTTATTAGCTTTCTCATTCTGTGTGCTTAAATCGCCATATACACCCTTCTGGAACATATTTATAAAATCACATACCTGCATTTCGAAACGTCTATTATTATTTATTTCTTCTAAAATAGAATCATCATAATAGATTCGTTTAGGTGAATTAACAACGGGTAAATAATATTTGATTTTATTACCTATTATATAAAAAGAAATTGATATTAAAGTGAAGATAGCTGCCATAATCACATATTTTGTATCAAGGTTTCCGGGAACTTCTGTTTGTTCTACTAATGTCCAATAGTCGGAAGATCCGGCACAAAACCAAACAAACAAAAATGCTAAAATTCCACAACCAGCAGAACAGATATAGAATAATTTACTTGCAGATTCTCTTTTCATGATTTTTATGTGGTGGGAAATTAATCCCACCTTTCCTCCTTATAATTATTTCTTTTATCAAATTGCCTTTTTAACACATTTAGTAACCTCATACGGGGTTTTCACTTCCTGGATCTCGCAATATGCAAGAATACCTTCATCAAAAAACTTCTTAATTCTTTCCAGATATCTCCCGCTCATATAACCGAAGCTGTTACCTGGATTAGCTCTTCCGGTGAGTTCTTTCTTCAGCTTTTTGTCAAGTCTGTAAGCTGTAAAGTATGAATCATTTTCATGTATTCTATAAACGTAACCTTTATAAACTCCACCAGTTAAGGATCTTTTTACTATGAAACACTGACCTTCTTTAAAGCTTCCGGCACACTCTACAGCTTTATTTTCAGTTTTATATTTTGTTTCAACAACGTTTTCATATACAAAACCTTTACCGTCTTTTGCAAGCATTGATCCGGCAGCAGTATCAATTTTGTTTATGAATGTAAGGAAGTTCTTGTATAACTTCAGTTTCTTTTCTACTTCTTCATAGAGATATGATCCTTTTTCGTATTTCTCCAGTGATTTCTCTGCCTCTTCTTTGTCGAAATATTGAAGTCTTGAGAATTTTGCCACGCCATTTCCTTTCGCGATGATAACACCGTCTTTTTCGACGTGCCAGCTCATACGCGGCGGATTTGCCTGAAATGTAGGATAATATACTGTTATAGATGTGTTATTATCTTTATTTTCTTTATCTTTGGCAAGCAGCTTTTCTATTTTCTCTTTGGCTGTTGCTTCTTCTGCCGGACTTGCACCACGATCCTGTCTAATCTCTTTCAGCTTCTTAATCTTCTGCTGAATCTCAACAGTAAGCTCGATCTCTTCTGTGCTGCTACTTCTACGGTAATCTCTTTTACCGCTTCGACTTCCAACGATATAATCAGAACAGTCAATCACAACAACATAACCGTTTTTCGTTGCGATTCCGTCCCAGTTTGCCGGACTCCAGTAATCTGTCATAGAATCTGATTCGTCAGGTTTGAATCCGAAGATTTCCCAACCTCTTTTTGACAGTTCCATTGCAATTAAAACCTTTGCATCTCTAAAATCATAATAATTTGTTCTGCTTGACATGATTAAATCCTCCTTAATTATCTTTTGCTAAATTCTTTTCTAATTCTGAAATCACATCTTCTCTTGTTTCATAACATCCATAATTTTTTACAAGTTTTAATGTGTCATCAACTTTTAACAAATAGTCATTTATTTCATAGTGACTAAATTTTCCACCATATGAAACTTTACACGGTCTAAGCACATGATAATAACCTTTTGTATTTATATAATAATAAAAATTACCTTCTGCTGACCGATAATGTTTATTCGGATAATAGCTCCTCCTATTTCCACGTATTCTGTCTCTTGTTTTATCAGTCCTTTGATCGTATGGCGATTTCATTTTGTTGCATCCACCTTTCTTTTAAGTTGTGTCTTTCTTTATGGTTTTATTATACGATATATATACGCATATGTCAACAGTTATTTATTATTTCTTTTATCTTATATATCTTTTCCTCTGGGGGATAAAATGAATCCTACCAGATCATAGCTGCATCATTACTATTAATACATACTTATATATAATAATCAACACCATATATAAATCAAATCCGGAAGAACTATAGTTATACTATTACATTATTTCAAATAATTATTACTTTAAACTGTTGACAGCTTTCTGGATCTGTGTAACATGCTCTTCGGTTTGGCTCAGTTGGACATAGTTTCCCCCTAGACAGGGGGATAATGCACACACCTATGTCCTTTCGGATGGTTTCAGCGTATCATTAGTATAAGGCTTGTAAGCTCCATATCCGCCCAGAGCTGATGACCTTATCCCGCACCGGATAACCGCCACTTAATTATTTAACCTTGCCAGCCACAAGTTTTACACTCTTTTTGTATATCGGTCAGTGCTAGACCACAGATTGTTTTTACATGGTTACTGTGTCCATGTCCTTAAATGCACACACTTAAGAAAGCCACGATTGATAGACCATTACAGATCCACAACCGCAGCTTATTTCTATATTAAGTTTATTTTGTTTGTCTTTTATACTATTTAAGCGTTAACATGTATAATATCTGTATAATACTTCATTGCAGATTTAAGGAAGTCTCTGACCTCTTCTTTTGTCTTACATAACTTGCCACATGTAACGTAAGTTACGTCGTTACCGCTGTTTAGAGCCTGGCACACTTGCACATTATAGTAATACTTGCCCTCCACCGGGATTGAATACTCTCTAACGTGGGCTACATCTGTTCTTTTTGATTTCATAATTTCACACCTCTCTTAATAGTTAATACCTGATTCTGTTCTTTTAGTTTCCTTTTTGTATAAAACTTTTACACTTAACACTTCTATCAGCGAATCCGGTTTTAATGCACCAAATTCTTTATTATCCCACACATAACGCTGTGATGTGAAGATTTTACCGTTAGATTTAAAGCGGGTTTTAAATTCCACTACATATCCAACATACTTATCAATATCTTTTAAAAATTCCGCATAGGTCATAATATCACCCTTTTCTACAATGCCAATTTTAGGCGTTTCTGTTCTGTTTTGTTAATGCTTCTAACAAGTTTTAAATCATCCTTACCTTTTGTAATCACCAGTAAGCCCGTATTTGCCATCTCATCAATGATTCTCATAATATGATCTATTGTTTGACCACTGCCGTAATTTCGCCCGTCATTTAAGCCCAAACGGTTTAATCTGAACGTTCCGGCAAGATTCCGGCATACATCAAAAGCACTATAATATTTTGTTGTCCTGGTTGTATGGCAACTGTCAAACAACGCTTTTTTAATTTCCTCATCTCTATCAGATAAATACTTTTCGTATTCTTCATCTGATATAACATATACTGTTTCGTAAAGATCCACCCAGCGAATAGATGATAATTTCATTTTACTAATCGCTTCTGCAACTTTTTTCACGTCATTCTTTAAAATAACGCCACTTATATCCTGTGGATGTGCGTATAAATGTGCCTGCTTGTCTTTTCTCTTCTCAATATCATAGCCAATACCTTCAAAGATTCCAAAAGATTTTATAAGCTCACTGACTTCCTCATGCCATTTCTGACGGTCATCATCTGAAGAAAAACCACAGTTATAATCATATGACGGCGTATCAATGCGAAAATACACACTAACATATTCATTTCCATAGTCCGCATCCGGATTCCAATTATCTGTTAATGTATGATCTGCACCATATTCATAACCTACACCGTTTTGATGATATTTAATATTTTTCATTTTAAATCACCTTCCCAACGCTTCAAGCGTGCGATTTGTCAGTTTACCATTTTCACAAAACCTTGCGACTTCCAAGAACTCTACTTCCGGAAGCATATCAGAAACAAAATAACAAAACTGATCCTTAGAAATGCTTTCATGTGCAAGTGCATAATCAATAATATTTTCCACAAGATCATAATTCCAGTGATTGTCAACAGACCCCGGAAATTCACTCTTCAACCAGCTCATAAATTCTTTTTTGTTAAACCCTTTTGTCATAATTTGCACCCTTTCCTATCTGACACAATGTTCATATCCTAATTCACTGACATCATAGGCAATATCTGTATTGAAATAATTAGTTCCTTTATCATTTCCCCACACATCAAAGCTATGATAAAGCTCTGTCAATTCTTCAATAGTATCTTTTTTCAAGCCTTCTTCTATCCACTTCTGTTTTTTCTTCTGGAACTTAATTGTGTCAGTGTAATCTCTATCGTCGCCAGGTATAATATAAGGTTTCATAATTTTATCCTCTCGATTATTCACAATAACTTAAACGCTCTTTTAAAGCATCTAATTTGTTTATGCTTTCAGATCTAGCGTATTCATCCGCCATAAATTCAAGCTCGTCTTTCCGGCACTCTTCAAGACATTCCTGAAGCTGCTCGTTTGACGAATTTGAAAGAATAAGCTCTGCAGTGTCATAATCTTCAGCATCCTGAAGCTCTCTTTCTTTCAGGTATAAATCATACAATCCTTTCTTTTTTAGCTTTTCCTCAACTGTTTCGTCCGCTGGGTTATTCTCCCAGTATTGCATACAGAACTCAAAAAGCTCTATTGATTCCCCATTGTATGTAGATGCATGAAATGAATTGCCACCAGCAACATCATACCAACTGTAAACATTACCGTTTTCGTCCATTTCAACGATAAAACGTAAATGCTGATTTTCAAGTGCGTCTTTGTAGGCTTTTTCGCCTACATTGATGATTTCGTCGTATTTCTTTTCGATAAGCTCTAACCAGTTTTTATTCATTATTTTGTCCTCCTATAATATCATTAATATTGATTCTGGTCAATATTTATTTCTTTTTTCATTATCAAATATTTTCGGTTTAACCACCAACCGAAAAGGATTTATTTTAAGCTACATATTTACAATAGTCTGTTTTGATCCAGACCTTTTCGCCATTTTCATTGTAGCATCCGGCGACTGTCTCTGTTTCATTCGCCCATCTGCAACCCTGACTTTTAAGTGTTCTCGTTTTATATGTGTCTCTTTCACCGATCCAGAACACTTTTAAAATCGTTCCTTTTGGAATTTTTCGCCCCTTGATAACCTCTACATTATCACCTACGACAAAAGCATTATTAAAATGCTTCCATGCAATGACTGCATCGTTATCAATTGTGAGATAACGTAAAATCTGGATCTCGTCATCTTCCAGGAGTCTATCATTATCAATATCCCAGACAATTTTGGAAAACTCTTCTTTTGTTTCCGGGTTGAAAAACGTGCAAACATTAACGCCGCCGTTATTCTCATTTACTTTGAAAAATCCTTTATAGTTATTCATGTTGTACCTCCCACTTTTTAAGTTGTGTCCTCTGCTTGTATATTTATATTACCATTATTTCTTTTATCTGTCAATGCTTTTATCTAATATTTTTATTTCTTTTATCTAATCCATTTATTCTTTATTAATTACAAAAGCCCTAGAATATTTCTATATTATATACGTGTTTAATCGTTCAATTGGCATACAGAAATATTTCCGTATGCCTATCAGCGGTCAAACATCATTCTGTTAATTAGTGCAACTTTTACTGCGCTATTTCCGTTACAAGATCATTGACGGTTATACCATCCGTTCATCATTTCATTTCCATCATATAAAATCACTATAAGACCAATTTTGTTCATCATAATGATTCTTTTTCTTTGGCTTGTAAGAAAATAATCCATCTTCTCTCACTTCGTGCCAAACTGGAAGCCTTGTTGCAGCATCCATACCTCTTACATACTTTACGTCAGGATGATGTTCTAAAAGTTCTTTTGTTCCATCCTCGAAGAAAATTCCTAAAGGTTTTTCATCCTTATCGTAACAATCATACATATATTTCCCCATCATTACATGTTCTCCTTTTATGAATATAATGGTTTAATTGTATTAGGGTATTCTTTTAAAAAGTCATTTAAGACAGAAGTTAATTCACTTCTTAATTTTTTTGATTTCTTAATTCTTCCATCTATATAGCAACAAGTTAAATCATTGTTATTAATTCCTTCAATGTATGTTTTTTCTATTAATGAACCCGAAAGATTATATTTAAAACATATCTTTTCTATTAAATCTATGTAATATTTTTTATCATTCATACTACTTTCCTCCACTCTTCAAAAGAAACTCTTGTTTCATTACTGCTCACATTCTGTTCTAATTCTTGAACCAACAAAAAACCAATTCTTAGGCTGACTTCTCCATGAATTAGGATCAGCTTCTTTATGTTTATTGTCATATCCGATCAATAAATTATTTCTATCCAATGAATTAATAACTCTTCCATTAATCTTATAATCATAAATGGGTAAACATTCTTTTTCGCCTGTTTTATGAATAATAAATCGCACTCTCCAAAAATCATTAATATATCTCAAAAATACATTTCCCTTACCATATTTTGATTCTAAATATTTATATTGTTCTATTACTTCATTCTGTTTTGGTGTAAGTTTCATATTTTCTTCCTCCAATTCTCAATTTGAAATATCTCTTTCATCTAAGCGTGAATTTTTTCACTGTTAATATATCCGGCAAGCGAAAGATTGCAAATCTGTTTTGCTGTTTCTGAAATTGCCATCTTTTTTACCCTCCTATTGCAGCATATTTATTAATTTATCTTTTTCGCTCTCTGTAATCTGTTTATTATCATATGCTTCCAAAATTTTAGAAATCATGCTACTTACTTCGTCTTTTAATTCCTCTTCCGGAATCATTTCAGCTTCAACATATAAGCTGTTGATCTCTTCGTCCAGGTCATCTGCCAGATCACTCGCAATTTCATAATGACAATCTTTTGGCGCATCATATTTTTTATGATCCACGAAAACCTCACAAGCGAAAAGATCTTCACACTCAAATCTTTTGTAACAATTTCCGTTCACTTCGTCTACCAATAATACTTTAAACATATTATGTCCTCCCTCATTATAAAGTTGTGTCTTTTGCTTATGAATATATAATATCATTATTTCGTTTAACTGTCAATACATATTTTATCTTTTTTATTTATTTTATCTGTTACATAAAAAGATCCCGGTTTCCCAGGATCTCAAAATGATACATTCTATTTCTTAACAATAACATCATACCTTGCTATGATATCATCAAAAGCGTTACTGTCCCGACTATACACGAACCAAGAAACCACCTTGCTGCCAGTTTTAACGCCCTTTACGCGTTTATAATTGATATACCCACATGTTGCTTCACCTTCGCCGGTTTCGGCGTTTTTTACTACTCCTGTGACCTTTTCGACATAGTAAAAAGCATTGCCTTCTCTGCTCTCTATTTTCTTCCAAAACTCCGGTGAATTATCGCCCTCCAAAATGCGGATATGCTTATATTCACGCTTGATTTTTCTTTCTACTGCTGCGACTCTCTGGTAATTTGCCGCTTGCACCGGAATGCCGGAAAACAATGTTGTAACAATTGCCAATGCTGCCATGATCCTGATAACTGTTTTATTCATAGATAATCCCTCCTAGATATCCTTATAACGCCGTATTTTCGATTTTAACGGGTTTTATATCATTACTTATACATTTTATTGCTTTTATCTTTATTATTGCTTAAAACGCCATTTAAAGCTTTCTGTGGTCTTTTTCGCGGATCTCATGCAGCTTATTCATAGTTTCACGAAATGATCTCATGCTCTCGTCGGCTGTTTTGTCGTTTTCCTTCCTTTTCCTGGTGATGTCTGCATTTTCCAAAAATGCAATTAATAAAGTCAAACACAAAAGAAATAACGTCATCATGCGGCGATCACCTCACGAATTAATGAAATGAGTTTTTCGTCCGGATAATCTGCAGTAAGATCCTGTAAAACTTTCATACTGCGTCGGTTTACAATTTCACCCAGCTTTTCAGATCTCACATCTAAAACCTGGTACATATCTTCTGTTTTGCAAGGAACGTATTTTTCGATATCAAGAACCGGATAAACTCCGATTGTGCGAAATCTATCATATTTTTCTTTAAATCTTAATGTGATCCGGTATAATACATCTGAATCATCAAGCTGAATATCTTTTTCAAGCCACTTTTCGCCGTGTATCATTGCAGCGTAAAGACTCAGCGTAAAACCATTTTTGCACTTTGCATTTATCTTGTTTACCTGATCTTTTGTAATTTTTGCCATGCTCTTTCCCTCCCTCTATTCCTGATCCATATTTACCGCATCAATAACCATGTCATCGTAAATGGCTTTTGTGCCATTATTGTCGATAATCATAGCGCATAAATCACCTTTGCGCCAGTCTTTCACATCTTCGGCGTAAAACTCGAATATAACGCCATTTTTGAGCTTTACCGATACAACACTGCTTTTCTTGTATGTTGCTCTTACAATTCCGGCAGCAGGATATAAATGACTCTTATGTGCTTTTGCCTGAATTGCTGTTGCTGGTGTAATTGCCATTACTGCAGATAATACTGTTGCTAATACTCTTTTTAACATGATGTTTTTCCTCCTGTTTATTTATTGTAATATCCAACTTCTGTGAGCTGTTCCCAGATTGCGTTGCTTCTGTCATCTTCTTTTTCGGAAAGTGTATATTTTCCGCCTTTCATGTAATATGTGGCAGAATTTGCAAATGCTATCACTAATTCATTCAAGACCTTTTTACTTGCTGTAATCTTGCCTAATCCCTTGATATTTACTGTCGTATGTCATCATCCTCTCTCACACTGTTTATTTCTCGCTTGAACATTTATTTATCGTTTGGACACTGATAACGGTCTGCCATCATCAGACACCGGGAAACCATTTCCGGCGTGACGGGTATCTCTACCCGTTTCGGCTATTCTTTGTAAGCTGTCCCATTTACTAAACTAGCAAAGTGTTTTGCCTGTTTTTCATCATCTTCAAAACAATGGGAAATTTTTACACCATTTCTGTAAAAGTTTACATACCATTTCATATTCTTTTCACCCTCTTTCCTTGTTTCTTTTCGTTATCTTCGGTAACTACTCAGGCGTTTAATCTTCTTTACTATTCGTGCCTATTTCGGCGGCGAACGTGCATCAATTTTAACTTTCATGCTGTTTTTCTCCTTTCCGTTCCCAGATTTCGCAACGTGGGAAAAATTTGTTGCTGGGTGCGCTCCCTGACCCCTTTACGGGGTTTCGTCTTAATCTTCCAAGACTCTTCAGAGGGATTCTGTATTATATTACTTATCCTGTTCAGTATTTGTTTAAGTTGTGTCCTCTGTCTATGTTTATATATTACCATTATTTCTTTCATCTGTCAATACTGTTTTTCATCTTTTTTTATTTCGTTTTTCTTTTGAAAAATCCAGGGCTTTTATAACCTGGAAATTACTTTGAAATAACGCCGTAAATCTTCAATCAAGTAATAGTCTGTTTCGGCGTTCGCCATGCAGAAAAACAAGTGTTCACGAACGTATGTCATATTATATTTCGTTTTGTGCATTTCCTCATATAGAGCATCTGCACGTTTCGCCCACTTCTGCAGCAGTTCCGGATTATCAAAACGCTGTTCGTATGCCTGAAGATACATCCTAACTGTTGCATGAATTTTGGTTTCCATATTCATTTCTTGTAGCCCTCCATTTCATCAAGCTGATCTAAGATCTGATTGACTGCATCCATGTTTCCGCTGTCAAACTCCTGAAGCATTTTCTCAATTAATTCGCTCATTTTGTCCCCCTCCTGTGAATGTGGCGGCTCATATTGTATGATTACCGCCACTGTTTATTTTGTTTATCTTTTGTTAAATGAAAAACATTTCTCCATTTAACTCAAGTGCCACTGCATCCTGTGACATCTCATTTTTTAAGTTTTCACAAAAGTCAATGACTTTATCCAGGTTTTTCTTCAGGTCATCCTCTCCGGCATAAGCGAAAACCATTGTAGTATTTTCTTTTACAAGTCCGGCGGTATCTGATACCCAGTAACCCAGAGCTTCAGTTGATGTTGCACCACCGAAACAATCAGATAATAATGTAGCTGCTGCATCTACATATTTGCTATTGTCGATTACTTCGTTAATGTTCACTGTTGCTGGAATGTAAACAGTGATCTTTGATCTAAGTGAAAACATTGCTTTTAATCTACTATTTGTCATGGCTTTATATCCTCTCTTTCTTACTTTTAAGTTGTGTCTCTCTTTTGTATGTCTATATTATATCTTTATTTCTTTTAACTGTCAAGCACTTTTTTGGATTTTTTGGTGCTTATGCTGCCTCTATTGTGCGACTACGTACACAAAAGACCTCTTTTTCGCCCCAGATCTGCAGCTTTGCTGTTTTCTGTTCCAACACTCTCTCATTGCTTTTTCCGGCGTGCTGGATTGCTTTATATGTGACTGTTTTCGCAGTCTTTTTTATGATCTCATATGTGACACCACTTTCATAGTATCTTTCTCCAATCTCAAATTTTTTCATATTTGACCTCCTGTAAGTTGTGTCTTTCATTTGTTAAAGTTATAGTATCATTATTTCGTGCACCTGTCAAGATGTTTTTTTGATGTTTTTTATTTATTTTTTCGGTAAAAAAATAAGGGCTTTCGCCCTTATTAAGCAACCTGGAGATCGCCGATCTGCTGCAGATATCCGGCAAGCTCTTCCAAGGTTTCGGCAGTGTAAAAACCACCGTCAAGCCCTGTGGAAATTTCCGCCCCGTCAGCTTTCCAGCCGTCACAATCATTTGAAATTGTGTACTGAATGCCTTCGGACGGGCTAACAAATTCAAGGTTTCCGTTTTCAATTGATTTAATTAATTCTGTTTTATTCATGTTATTTCCCTCCGTATAAGTTGCGTCTCTGTTTTCTATATTTGTATTATACTTTATTTCGTCTATCTTGTCAACAGATTTTTTAATCTTTTTAAAATCCGTATTTCATGCAGTCTTTTATCATTTTGACTGCTTCGCGCCAATCTTTAGAAAACATTTTAAATTCGTCCATGTCCTCTACTTCACAGATTGCATAACCCGGAACTGGCACGTCAATTCTATATCCTTTTATTCTTTCCAGAAAAAAGATAGCTCTTTCAACTATGGTCTGTTCTTTTTTGTTTTCATCGTTGAAAGTTACTTCAGCAACCCTGTAATCATAATCTTTACTTCTTCCTTTATATGTTACTCTCATTTCGTACCCTCCTATTTATTAGTTGTGTCTGTCTCTTGTTTATATTTGTATTATATCAGCATGATTGTTGATTGTCAAGTATATTTTATAATTATTTTTATTTCTTTTATCTCAAATAAAAAAGGATCTTTTCAGATCCCTTTTACGTTTTATGCTATTCTATCATTTCTATGTGGTGTGATCTCTTCACTTCCATAAAGGTTTCGCAGCTCATCCATAGAAAGCTTTCTTTTGCTCTTTTTATAGTAACGTTCCCCAGCGTGCCAGCTCCAAGCTTTCTTATTATTACACCACTTAAAGCCCGCAGCCTTCAGAGCATCTTTAACACCGTAGGTGTTACCTGTTACCCAGATCCAACAACCAATTATTTCGATTGTGAGATCATCGAGATTAATTATTTTGTTTAATGCATCGCGGAAAAGCTCGTCTTTCTCCGGATTATATTTCCATGCGTTCTCTGTTTCGTCCGCATTCTTCAGGCTTTTCATAGCCTCTTCATATTCTACATTGATAATCTTGATTTCGTCAGCAGATCCGCCGTTATCCGGATGATTTACTTTCACAAGATTCTTATATTCTTTTCTCAGCTCTTCCAGGTTTTTACAATTTGTGAAATATTTCATATCTTTATCCCTCCATATTTTGAGTTGTGTCTCTTTATTTCGTTTATCTTGATGTTATATTAACACGTATTTTTCCGGTTGTCAAGTGTTTTATTTATTTTGTTTTACTTTATTTCAGATCAATATAAAAGCCTGGAAATCACAGTTCCCAGGCTGATTGTATTATTTATTTATATTAACTTATAATGTACTAAGCACACCTTCTAAGATATCAATTTCAGAAGTATTAACGAATACCTCAAAATGAGTAAGACCATAACCACAGTTACTAGCCTCATATTTAATTTTATTAGCTTTCAGCGCACCTCTGAATGCTTCACTTTCCACGTTGTTTAATTCTACATTTAACCACTTTCTCATTTTTTGATCCTCCATTTTTCTTATTTCAAAGTTGTGTTTCTTGTTTTTTATTTCGTTTATCTCTTGCTGATGATTGAATTATATAGCACTGTTTTCTGTTTGTCAATAGTTTTTTTATTATTTCTTTTATCTTTTTTTGCTTCGCTTGTGATCTGGTGACTTGTGATCCGGTGTTTTCTTGCCACATAATAACGTGTGCATGTACAGACATATAATAGGAAAATAAATTTGTGTGGATATTTCGCCCCGCTTTTTATGAGTATTTTCTTGCCCTTGTTTTTTATGTTCTTATACAGAAATTTATTTTCTACGATTTCCGCCACCCTCCAGAGGATTGATGATCTCAGGATCTTGACGGACTGAAAAAGGAAAAAGAGTGATAATAAGAGGAAAAGAAAGAAGGGAAAAGAAAAAGGGAAAAGGGAAACATTTTCCCGTAAATCTCTATATTTCAAAAATCTACCGAACACCTTCACCGCCATGCTGCCGGGATTCTATCTGTCAGTCACCCTCCCCCGATTCCGAAACCGAGTAATATCCGGGGGATTTTCTGCCCCAGGCTGTCGAATGTTACTTAAGTTCAAAAAGTAATATTCAGAATTTTTCCGACAACCGCCGTGTTTTCAGGCAATTCCAGATAGTTCGCTGATACCGGGGGATAGTTTACATAATATACAACGCTCCACCGTCTTGCCCTGGCTATCGAGGTCACTATCACTCTCACACCTCAAAACTAACCTCGAACAACACCTCGAAGCAACACGACAACCATCGTATTTACAGCATTTTAAATATATAATAAAATCCCACATAATCTGGGTTAAAATCCTTTATAATCCTTTATTTATCGGCGTTTTACCGAGTTTTCAAAAAATTATAGATTTTCTGGCATTTTCCAAGACTTCATAATACCATTACCAACCAACAAAAGAAAAAGAAATCCTTTATTTATCGGCGTTTTACGGCTTTCAACCTGGGTAATCTACCGAACTCACTTAAAATAGCTTCACTCCAAGATCAATGATCTGGAATCAAAGTGCAAAAATCCGGTGAAAAAATGTTCTTAAAAATTGTCGTGTATAATTGTCTATACTAACGTATAGCCAATTATATTAATATATATATATAT